GCTCCTACATTTGATACTATTGCAGATGGTTCTTACAAAGTATCACGTCCTTTATTCTTCTATGCAAAGAAAGAACATCTTGGTATTATTCCAGGACTTCAAGAGTTTGTTGATTTCTATAACTCAGATGCAATCATAGGACAAGATGGTGTTGCCTCATCTAGAGGACTTATACCTCTTGCAAAGTAGAACTTGACTCATCTCATAGCATCTGTTATTATGATGCTATGAGATTCTATACAAACGCTTTTGTTCGTGGCAACTACGTGTATGTCAGAGGCTACGACTATGGTAAAAGATTTAATGAAAAAGTTTTTTACAAACCTACTCTCTATGAACCTACAAGAGAACAATCTAGATATAAAACAATCACAGGACAACCTGTAAAGCCTAAGAAGTTTAACAGTATCAAAGCTTGTAAAGAATATACTGAAAAGTTCAAAGATGTTACGGGCTTTAGTTTCTATGGCTCTACAATGTTTGCCTATACATACTTGAATGAAAAGTATGGTAATGACTACGACTTTGATAAGATACGTGTAGCTAATATAGATATCGAAGTTGGCTCTGAAGAAGGTTTTCCTGAACCTGAACATGCAGATCAACCTATCACTGCTATCACTATAAAAATGAAAGACAAGTTCTATGTCATAGGCAATGGTGAGTTTAGAAATGATAGAGATGATGTATATTACATAGATTGTAAGAGTGAACAAAATCTTGTAGATGTATTTCTGAAAACATGGCGAAAGCTTGATCCTGATATTGTCACAGGTTGGAATGTAAAAGGCTTTGATGTGCCTTATCTTGTCAATCGTATACGAAGAATGTTTGGTGATTATAAAGTAGAACTTCTATCACCATGGGGAATAGTAAAAGAGAAGTCATCTAATGTGTGGAACTCTTTTGGCAAAGCATCACTTAAAACATACAAGCTAGAAGGCATAGAAGTTTTAGACTATATCGATTTGTATAAGAAAGATAATCGTCAAGTACAAGAGTCATACAGACTAGATCATATATCTAATGTTGAACTTGGTGAAAAGAAACTTGACTACTCAGAGTTTGCTAACTTACACCAGCTATACAAAAATGACTATCAGAAGTTTATAGAATATAATATTAAAGATGTTGAACTTGTAGAAAGAATAGAAGACAAACTAAAACTGATAGAGTTGGCAATGGCTATCGCATATGATGCTAAAGTAAACTATGAAGACAATCATTCACAAGTTAGAATGTGGGACGTTTTGATACACAACTATCTACTTGATAAAAACATTGTGATACCTCAGAAGAAAGCTAAACATAAAAGCGAAGCGTATGAAGGTGCTTACGTAAAAGATCCACAAGTTGGCTTACATAAATGGATTATGTCTTTCGATTTGAACTCATTGTATCCTCATCTCATAATGCAGTATAATGTTTCGCCTGATACAATTATAGAAGGTGACTTGCAAAACGTGAGCATTGATGATATTATAGAGAAGAATGTATCTACATCTAAAGACAAAGTGTTGGCGGCAAACGGACAATACTTTCGAAAAGACAAGAAAGGTTTTCTAAATGATATGATGCAATCTATGTATGAAGATAGAGTCATCTATAAGAAGAAAATGATTGAGGCACAGAAAGAACTAGAGAAAGTTAAGAAGTTACTGAATGAATAGAGCAGAACTAGAAATGAAAAAGCAACAGCTAGAGAAAGATGTTGCTAAGTATTACAACATGCAGATGGCAAAAAAGATACAGTTGAACTCTGCTTATGGTGCGATTGGTAATCAATACTTTAGATTTTATGATATACGACAAGCACTAGCTATTACTAAATCTGGACAATTATCTATCAAATGGATAGAAGCACGTATCAACGAATATCTAAACAAATTATTGAGTACAGAGGATATTGATTATGTTGTTGCATCAGATACAGATTCACTATACATAACTTTTGACAAGCTAATAGAAAAGTTTAAACCTAAGAATCCTATAGACTTTCTAGATAAAGTTGCAACAGATAGAATAGAACCATTCATCGACAAAGCTTATCAAGAACTTGCAGATATTATGAATGCTTTTGATCAGAAGATGTTCATGAAGAGAGAAACGATATGTGATAAAGGCATATGGACTGCCAAGAAAAGATATATGCTTAACGTATATGATAATGAGGGTGTTAGATATCAGAAACCTAAACTCAAGATGATGGGAATAGAAGCTATCAAGTCTAGTACTCCACAAGTTTGTCGTGATGCTATTAAGAAAGCTATTGATATCATCATGGCAAAAGATGAAAAGACTTTACAATCTTATATTGTAGAGTTCAAAGAAAAGTTTTGTTCTCTACCCTTTGAAGAGGTGGCTTTCCCTAGAGGCGTATCTGAATTAAATAAATACGATAGTACTGTTGGTACAGTGTTCAAAAACTTTGAGATTATGAAAGGAACACCTTTACATATTCGAGGTGCTTTGATATACAACAATGGTATAAAAGAGAGGAAACTTACAAAGAAATATCAAACTATAAAATCTGGTGAAAAGATAAAGTATTGTTATATGAAAGAACCAAACCCATTTAGACAGAATGTGTTATCTATAATCAATGTTTTACCTCAAGAGTTTGGTATGAGTGAGTATATAGATTATGAAACACAGTTTAACAAATCGTTTCTAGAGCCTTTGAAACTTATATTAGATAAGATTGATTGGGCAACAGAGAAGAGAGCAACATTGGAGGACTTTTTCTCATGAGTGGATTAGATTTTGACTTTGGCTTTACTGCCGTTACAGAAGATGAACTAGATGCAGTAATAGAAGCAAAAGAAACAGCGGTAATGAAAACAGCTGGACTTGACAGGACGCAAGAAAAATGCGATACTCTATACAATATGATTAAACCTTTGCTGAACAATCTGGCTAAAAATCCAGAGAAAGATTATATCTATTGGGAAGGCAAAGTAAGATTAAAAAAGATTGAAGAATTTTCTGATAAACTAGATGAGGTATATAATAGATGAATAGCTTTTTAAGTAATGTAATAAAGGGTATCGACAACACTAATATATTAGCTGATGGTGGTAACTCTTCTGAATTTACTGGTACAATAGACACCGGTTCTTATATTATGAATGCAGTACTTAGTGGTAGTTTATATGGTGGCGTTCCCAACAATAAAATAACCGCATTTGCAGGGGAATCAGCAACCGGAAAAACCTTCTTCGTTCTAGGCGTTATCAAGCAGTTCTTAGAAGACAATCAAACAGGTGGTGTTATATACTTTGATACAGAAGCCGCCGTAACGAAAGATATGATGTCAACAAGAGGTATTGATGTATCAAGAGTATCTATTGCAGAACCAGAGTCAATCGAAGACTTTCGTACAAGTGCAGTAAAGATGCTAACAAACTATATGGAACACAAAGATGCTCCGCCAATGATGATGGTGCTTGACTCATTAGGACAACTATCATCAGCAAAAGAATTAGAAGATGTCGAGTCTGGTAAACCAGCAAGAGACATGACAAAAGCACAATTGCTACGTGGTACATTTAGAGTATTATCGCTCAAGCTTGCAAAAGCAAAAGTGCCACTTCTCGTTACCAATCATGTGTACGATGTGGTTGGTGCATACATACCAATGAAAGAAATGTCTGGTGGTGCTGGACTCAAGTATGCATCATCATCTATTGCTATGCTTTCTAAAAAGAAAGATAAAGATGGTACAGATGTAGTTGGTAATATAGTAAAAGTACAAATGGCTAAATCTAGATTTACTCAAGAGAATAAGAAAGTTGAAGTAAAACTATCTTATGCTACGGGACTGGATAGATACTATGGATTATTAGATTTAGCTGAAAAGTATGATATCATCAAGAAAGTTTCTACACGTTATGAACTTCCTGATGGCACAAAAGTTTTTGGTAAAACTATCAATCAAGATCCTGAGAAATATTTTACTGAAGACATAATGATTAAATTAGAAGAAGTAGCGAAGAAGGAGTTTTTGTATGGTGAATCTACCAATGAACTTTCAGTTGATGAAGGGGCAGAAGACAGCGTACATTGAGGGCGATAAAATATACTGGCAACACTGGTGTAGTTGGGAAGATGATGTAGTAAATTTAGAATATCCGACTCGTTGTGGTTGTGGTGATTTAATTGATGAAGACGATGTTGAAATAATAAGGAAAATGCATAATGGCTAGAAAAGCAAGAGGTTTCTCAGTAACAATTCATGAACCTACTAAAGTGAAAACATCTATAGGTAATGGTATGTTGTCTCTTAGTAAAATGAACAAACATAAGAGAAGAGGATTTAAGAAGTATAGAGGACAAGGTAAAAAGAGATGATAGTAAAGGATCTCTACGAAGGCGGTACTGAACCTAAGTTCAAAACTATAGATACTCACCCAAAAGCTTTTCATGAAGATCAAGGTTGTGTACATATAATTAGCGGTGAATATACTGATGTCATAATACAGTTTGATGTTATTCAAGCTAGAGAAGAAAAAGATGATAATGGTGATAACATAGCTAAGTTTAGTTTCAATTTTATAATATGTGAAAATCCTAATAACTTGGACTTGACACAGCAAGTATTTAAAGATAAACTAGGTAACATATTACAAAACTTATTACAACAACATTTCAAGAGGCAAGATGCAGAACAGGATAGAACTAGTAGTACTGAAACATCTTCTTAACGAAGAAGATTATGCAAGGCGAACTTTGCCTTATCTGAAATCAGAATATTTTTCAGAAATGAATGAGAGAGTAATTTATCAAGAGATAGATAAATATTTGTCTCAGTATAATTCTTTACCAACAAAAGAAGCACTACTCATTGAATTAGACAATAATACAAAAGTGAGTGATGAAAATTTTACCAAATGTTCATCTATAGTTTCTGAACTAGATTCTGACGCTGAAACTGATAAAGAATGGTTGATAGAAAAAACTGAGAAGTTTTGTCAAGAGAAGGCGATCTACAATGCAATTATGGAATCAATATCAATTATCGATGGTAAAGATAAGCAAGACAAAGGAACTATACCCGAACTTCTCTCTGACGCTTTGTCTGTTTCTTTTGATCCTTCTATTGGGCACGACTTTATTGATGATAGTGATAGTCGTTGGGACTTTTATCACCGTGTTGAAGAACGTATTCCTTTCGATTTGGAATACCTTAATAAGATTACTAAAGGCGGTGTACCGAAAAAGTCTCTCAATATTATCCTTGCTGGTACGGGCGTTGGTAAATCGTTAGCAATGTGTCATATGGCGTCAGCTAATCTTCTCAATGGTAGTAACGTACTTTATATCACAATGGAAATGGCTGAAGAAAAAATTGCAGAAAGAATAGATGCAAATTTACTCAATGTGTCATTAGAAGATTTATCTAACTTACCAAAGCAGATGTATGATAGAAAGCTAGAAAGAGTAAAGGGTAAAACCAGCGGTAAATTGATAGTGAAAGAATATCCTACTGCTTCAGCACATGTAGGACATTTTAGACATTTACTAAACGAACTTAGACTAAAGCGACAATTTATACCTGATATCATCTATATCGACTATCTGAATATTTGCATGTCGCATAGAATAAGAACTGGTTCAAATGTAAATTCGTATACACTTGTAAAATCTATAGCAGAAGAATTAAGAGGACTTGCAGTAGAGAAAAATGTACCTGTTATATCTGCTACTCAAACTACAAGGAGTGGTTATACCAATTCAGACTTAGGTTTGGAAGATACTTCTGAATCATTCGGACTTCCTGCAACGGCAGACTTTATGTTCGCTCTTATATCAACTGAAGAACTTGAAGATTTAAATCAAGTTATGATAAAGCAACTGAAAAATAGATACAATGATCCTACTTTATATAAAAGATTTGTAGTTGGTGTTGATAGAGCGAAGATGCGACTTTATGATGTAGAACAATCAGCACAAGATGATGTTCTAGATGGTCCAGTTTTTGACAATACAACATATGCAGAACGTGCAGATGAAGAAGATAAAATGAAATGGGCTACAAAGAAAATGGGTAAAAAAGATTTTTCAGGATTCAAAGTATGAGATGGTTTAAAAAGAAGAATAAACAATATATTGGTAAAAGACGTAAAGGTGTATACTATGTCTATGATACCAAGATAAGTGAGATAATCTGGAAATCTGAAGATAAAGAGCAAAACGAATCACTTATTGATAGACTCAATAAGGGTTACGGATTCAATGGTAAAATACCTAGCTTTTTCAATAACTTACAAAACGGTTGACATTACTATCATAACCTGCTAGGTTAATAGTATGTTAGTTACTTATTTCAATTCAAATAAAGCAGAAAGAACCTTGATTGACAAGGCTCTTGTCTTTGCTAAAGAGCAACTTCTACCTAAAGTTAGAAAACTTGAGATAGATGTTATAATGAAAAACAACATGAAGTCAGATGGTTTCGTTGATGTTGATATAGATGACAATAGATATTTTACACTACGTATCAAAAAGAGTCAAGACATAGATGATCTGATTACTACTATTTTTCATGAGTTCACACACATAATGCAATCAGTTAAAGGACAAGATATCTTTGCTCCTACTGATGTTGACTATCTTGAAAGAGATTATGAGATTGAAGCTTTTGAGATGCAAGAAAAATTACTGGTTGACTTTAAGGCTCAATCTGATATCCTAATAGTGTAAGTGATTCGAAAGAGAGAGAAAATATGAAAAACAATCCTAGAACATTAAATACTGACTACGATGCTTGGCTGAAGAGATTTCAGTACGAGACATTGAAAAATTTATATAAGAGATGGGACGCTGTTATGGCTGGTGCTGAAATAGGCAACCTTGATCTAATCGAAGATAAGATATTCATTCTTTGTGAAAAAATGGGTATTACAGTTGAAGATGCGGTTACAAAAATTGATAATGAAATTTATGGAGAGAGTTTATAATGGCTTATATTTCACAAGCAGATAAAAAAGAACTTGCACCTGCTATAAAAAAAGTTCTAAAAGATTTCGGTATGAAAGGTTCGATTTCTATTCGCCATCACATGTCACTCGTTGTGACAGTTACTGAAGGTATTCTAGATTTCTCAGAGTACTTTCGAAAAGGTGACGATGGACATATTCAAGTCAACACCTATCACATTGACAGTTGGTATTCTGGAACTATTAAAAAGTTCCTTCAAGAGTTGCACAAAGCAATGAAAGGAACCAAGTGGTTCGATAAGTCTGATGCTATGACAGATTATTTTCACACTGCTTACTACATCGATATTAATATCGGTAAGTGGAGCAAGCCTTACGTAAAGGTAGGTGCATAATGAATAAAGCTTTAGCACTATTACGAAACATGTATGACGATGATCACGGATTTAAAATTACTGTTACTGAACAAAATGGTAATATCTATTCAAAATATTATAGGTTTGTAGATTACTTAAAAGCTTATAAATTTCTTGAACATGCATCAAATTATTTTGTTCTAAAAGGCGATCATCGAATTTATCATAAAGACGTAAAACTAGAGATTGTGAATATCTATGTTAGATAGTATGATACGAGCAAAGATAAAAGAGGACATGAATATGACAGTTCCCTTATATCTCATGATGTCTTATGCTTACTACAAGCAAGATAATCCTATCGCTGAAGATGGTACTTTTGATTCTATAGCAAAACTACTTTTAGAAAATTATGATACGATAGAACATCATCACAAAGAATTAATAAGCAAAGATAGTCTGAAAGCTGGTACATATCTAGGAGTATATCCAACGATAGTTAAAGATACAGTAGAAATGGTGAGAAAAAAATATTTAAAAGGTTGACATTTCTGACGAGTATGCTAATATAATAGTGTAAGTGATTCGTTAATAATGAAAGAGAGAGAAATGAAAAAAGATTTAAAAGAATTGATAAAAAAGATAAATGATCTTGGTGATGACTTTGACAATATGTCAAGTGGTGGCAAGAAATGCTATAACGAGATTCAAAAGAAATTACATACGCTAATACCAAAGATTGCAGAAGCTATCGATTTTTATGAGGATGCCTAATTATGTCATGTATACACAATGAAAATTTAAAAGAAAATATTATGAATGAGATACTAGAGATGAATGTTGGTGACTTTATTGAAACTTTGTATGAAAAAGGTTTCGCAGAGACACTTAAAGTAGACTCAGCAATTACAAAACTAGTAGAAGAAAAATTTGAAAACTTAGGAGATTAAGTATGATAGATTATGAAGCATATCGTTTTTTTGAGAACGAAGACGGCATGAAAGAACTTGCCAAAGAGATGATAAAGAAAAACACCGACTTAGCAAAGTCTTTGCAGTTTGAACTCAACGCTCAGTTACAAGATAAAGAAATAGCTGAAGGTTCAATTGATTGGGACATAAAAGTTCCTGAAGTAGAATATAAATTCGATTGGTAAAGGAGAATAATATGTTTATAGCAAAACCATCTCTAAATAATAATATTGGTGTTAAAGAATTTGAAGACATTCACGATGCTATTAGCTATCTTGAACAAGCAACAGGTTATGAAATGTCTTTTGAATTAGATCGCAAAAAGAAAAAGAAATTAATTAAAGAAGGTATGTCTTCTCTTGAGGCAAACGAACTTTCTAAAACCTACGATTGGGAACTAATTGGAAAGTTGATAAGAAAGTGAGATGAATATCTTGTAGTTTTATTAATTATTTTTATTTTAGGGGTTGACAAAAAGCGAATCATATGCTATATTAAAAGCATAGTTAATAAGAAAGTGAGAAATAAATGACATTAACAGTAAATAACAAAACTCAATACCTTGAAGCAGGTATTGATACTATGTTGAATTTCGCTAGAGGCGATTATGCTAACTGGACTACTAGAGGTGGTACAAAAGAGTTAACTGATATTAACGAGAAAATGATTAAAGAGTTCAATACTGGTTTCGTAGTTAAATACGGCTCTAAGTATGCTAAAATTTTAAATCGTAACCAATGTTGGGGTTTTGTTGTCCTTACTGATACTGACAAGAAGTTCAAGAAAGGCGATATTCTGATGGCGGCAGGTTACAATGCACCTGCTAGAAACGCCGCCAGAGGCAACGTCTTAGATGGTGGTTATCAGATACGATGGACAGGTCCTCTTTATCTGAAATAAGAATTATCTCAAGCTGATGAGCGTCCGCATAACATGTAGGCTTGAGATTTCAAAACAAGAGTTAGGTAAACCCGTCACCTCTCTCTCACTTTCACACACTAGACGGGTTATGGGAGGGACTCTGACATTGATCAAAATCCCTCCCTTTTTTTAGGTATGATATGATAGTAAGAAATAAAAAAGCAATTGAACGTGAAAAGAAATTATTAAATGACTTGTTGGTGAAAACAGGTTATACAAAACCAAAAACAAAATTTAGATATGAGTTTCCAGATTTATCTGTAAGAAAAACTGCATCAACAACAGATAAAATAGGTAATGGTTTAGCTAAAAAGTATGGTACTTATACTGGTGATGAATTACTAGGTATAGGAACACTACATAAATCTAATGCAGTACCAATACGTAAAGATAGCAATGATGCAAAAGATCAAGCAAACATGAGGCGATAATGAGAAAACATAGAATATTTTCAGCAAAATATCAATTATCAAAACAACTTGGCGGTAGAGAAGTGCCAGCAATTCCAGGAATGTATCATGCAGAAATATTTGATGATAGATCAGGTATATGGGAAAGAACAGCTTTTCTAACTAGAAAAACTTATAATGATGCTTTACAAATAGCTGAAGAGTATGTAAAAATTGGACAAGATAAATAATACTTATAAATAGATATTTAAACAAGCGAAAGGTTTAGTTATGAAAGGTTTTACATCATTTTTAGCAGAAGCTAAGAATACACACATGGAGCATATAGAAGATAATATACTTAATGGTGGTGTAAATGGTGCCAGAGAATCTATGAACTTTCTAAGATCAATAAGAGATATGCTTGCTGGTAATTCTACAAGTAGTGTGAATGTCTCTGTTAAATGGGACGGTGCACCAGCTATATTTGCAGGAACAGATCCTTCTGACGGAAAATTCTTTGTTGCTAAAAAAGGTATTTTCAATAAAAATCCTAAAGTATATAAAAGTGTACAAGAAGTTAAAGCTGACACAACAGGTGATTTGGCAGAAAAACTAGTAGAAGCTTTTAAATTATTGCAAGATACAGGTATAAAAGATGTTATTCAAGGAGATTTCTTATTTTCAAAAAAAGATATAAAAGCTTCTAAAATAGATGGTGAGAAGTTTATGACATTCCACCCTAATACCATTGTATACGCTATTCCTTATTCAAATCAAACTCTAATTCAAGAGATACGACAGGCAGAAATAGGTATAGTGTGGCATACACGATACAAAGGAAAATCATTTGAAGATATGTCCGCTGAATATGGTGTTAGTATTGCTGATAGTGTAAATGCTAAAGGTGTGTGGAGTGTCGATGCACTTTATCAAGATACATCTGGTACTGCTACTATGACTAAAAAAGAAACTGATGAAGTTACTGCAATATTATCTAAAGCAGGTACTGTATTTCAAAAAATAAAAGCATCTACATTAAATGGTATTTCAGAAAATGATGAACTTCTTATGAGAATGAAAACATTCTTAAATACTAAAGTTAGAGATGGTAAAAGAATTACAAACGTAAATAAAACTGTAGATGACATGATAACATACTTTCACAATTTCTTTAAAGGTGAAACTGATAAGAGAAAGTCTAAAAAAGGTAAAGATGCCGTTAGTCTAAGAAAAGAAGATGTTATGAAATTTTTCTCAAAGACTAATAAAACTCAACTAGCAAATATATTAAATCTAATGAATCATTTTGTTGATGCTAAGTTGATACTTATCAAGCAGATGAACCAAACTGCACAACTTAAAACATTTCTATCAACAGAAGATGGATTTAAAGTAACAGGACAAGAAGGATACGTTGCTATTGATAAGTTTGGTAAAAATGCAGTTAAACTTGTAGATAGACTAGAGTTTAGTAAAGCTAACTTTTCTGACAAGATTAAAAAAGGATGGCAGAAATAGTATTCATACTAGCTACTATTGTAGCTGATAAAACTATTCAAGTACAAGAATTTAAGTGGAAGCGTCAATGCGAACTTGCATCAAAGGGTAGAATGATGTATACTCCTAATATTAATTATGTATGTATTGAAAGGATTTATGATGAAAGCAGGAAAGATTTGGGGAACAACTGAGTTAGTTGAAGCCAACTGTGCTTTAGAATTTCATAGAATAGAAATGAAAAAGGGCGGTATTTGCTCAAAGCATTTACACGAATTTAAATGGAATGGTTTCTTTGTTGAGTCTGGTGTAATGAAAGTATCGGTATGGCAGAAAGACTATAATTTAAGAGATGAAACAATACTTAAACCTGGAGACTATACAAAAGTAAAACCAGGATTATATCATCAATTTGAGTGTATTGAAAGTGGTGTAGCATTTGAATTATATTGGGCTACTTTTAATCATGATGATATTGTGAGAGAAACACAAGGAAAAATGAAGAAGTGATGAGTCGCTGGTTTAACAGAATAGGTGATTTTGACAAGTGGAAAGGACACTTGATTGCTGGACCTTGTGTATACGAAGGATATGATCATGCTTGTTTTATGCTTGATAAGATATTACCTATCTGTGTAGACAAGAGAGTAAATCTTTTATACAAGACTAGTTTTGATAAAGCAAACAGAACAAGTGCTGATAGTTTTAGAGGTGCTGAAAATGCACTCAAAGACTTTGGTAAGATTAAGAAAGAGTTTGGTATTGAGATATGCTCAGATATTCACGAAACCTCACAAATAGAATATATGGATAATGTGAATGTCATACAGATACCAGCATTTTTGTGTAGACAAACTGATTTACTCAAAGTAGCATCTGATAGTGGACGTCCTGTCATGGTAAAGAAAGGACAGTTTCTATCACCAACAGATATGTCAAATGTAGCTAAGAAGTTAGAAAGTTTTGGTTGTGAAAGAATTATATTAACAGAGCGAGGCACTACATTTGGATATAATAATTTAGTGGTTGACTTTCGTTCAATACCTATCATGAAAGAAACTGGACATAAAGTTTGCATAGACGCTACTCATAGCACACAGATGCCTGGAGGTAATGGTGAAACGAGTGGTGGTGATAGTCAATATGCAAGTCTAATGATGAAATGTGGTTTAGTAGCTGGTGCTGATATTGTATTTGCAGAAGTACATAATAATCCATTTGAAGCACCTAGTGACTCAGAGACACAACTAGGTATAATGGAGTTTGAAAGTTTTGTGGAGGATATATGTCTGTACAACGAAAGTTAAAAAAACTGTACATAAAAATGCTCAGAGCCTTTGCAAAAAAGAAAATCAAAAAAGGTAATAAATACAGACAGCATATGATTGAAATAACAGCAACAGGTAATGTCATTATACAAGCTAAAAAGGATAAAAAATGACTATGGATTTATTTCGACATTTAAGAATACATACAAAAACTAAAAAAATAAAAGAAGTTAAAAACACCGGAACTTATGTAGATAAATTAAAAAAAGAACCTACTGAAAAGGAAAAGATGGATAAACATTTCAATGGTAAGTCTTATGTCAAAGATGGGATAGAAAGTGATTTCTGAAAGCTTATTTTTATTTCCTAAATTAATAACAGTAGGTAAACGTAAGGTAGATGAACTGGAAAAAGAAAGCTGGTTCTCTGCATACTTGGAAAAATCAAATGAAGATGGTAAATCGCAAGACTGTCTAGGCTTTCAACGTGTTCATCACGATAAAAGATTTATGAAAGTTTTTAGTGATGTTGCTAATACAATTCGTAATCATTTAAATACACTTGGTATTGATACAAATAAGATTGATATAAACATAACTAAAGCGTTTTTTAATGTCACAAAAAATAATGGCAACCCTTTACATAATCACGTAGAGAACCATATATCATTTACTTACTATCCACATATACATGAAAATTGTAAACAAGAACTGGTATTTCATCAAGATATAGAAAAGGTTAGTAATGATCCTTATGAAGGATTTTTAAATCATATGTCTACACGTTGGAATGATGTCAATGCTTTGAGCTATTCTTTAAAAGTTCAAGAAGGTGATGTATTTGTGTTTCCATCTAAGTTATGTCATAGTGTAAATGTTCCAGGAGTTGAATTTCATGAGATAGAAAGCTTTAAAACAACAGAGGATCTTAGACTTTCTAGATTCTGTGTTGTTGGTGATGCTATACTAACAAGACATAAAGACTATCAAGATCGTTCTGCTAACCACAGACTATTAACGCCTATTGAGAACTGGAGAAAGTTTTAATTATAAATACTACGAAGATTAACACAGTGTTAAGTCCAAGGAAAACACACTATGAAGAAATTAGTATTTACATTTGGTAGAATGAACCCTCCTACAATTGGGCATGAGAAACTAGCGAATAAGATAAAAGAAGTAGCGAGAAAAGAAAATGCGAATCCCAGGATCTACCTCTCTCATACACAAAATCCCAAGAAGGATCCACTCTCATACAACGACAAATACCGCTTTGCAACGAAAGCCTTCGGCATCGTTAAAAGATCACAATCAAAGCAAATCTTTCAGATATTACCAGAAATCGAAAAAGAAGGATTCACCGACATCATCATGGTTGTTGGATCTGATCGTATAAAAGAGTTCGATAGAGTACTACAAAAGTACAATGGTAAAGATTACAATTTCAATAGCATAAAAACAGTATCATCAGGCGATAGGGATCCTGACGCTCAAGGCGTTGAAGGTATGTCCGGATCTAAATTGCGTGGTGTTGCTATGAGTGGTGACGAAAAAACTTTCAAATCAGGCTTAGCATCTAAGTTATCAGATGCAGACAAAACAAAAATCTATAATATAGTACGTAAGAATTTAAAAGAGGCAATCATGAATGACTGGACAGAAGATGATGATTTAATTCTAGAAGAGGCTATGCAAGAAGTAGACTTCACAGAAGAAGAATTAGATATGTTAGCAGAACTTGGTGAATATTATGAAATGAATGAAGTGTTAAACTTTATGCAGAGAATAAAGAAATCAAGAGTTATGAAACGTCTTGGTAAGAAGTTAGCACGATTAAGAAAGATTGCATCTAAGAAGATGAAAGGTGGTAAAAAACTTATGCAGATGGCAAGAAAAGCCGCCATCAAAGTCTTACGTAAGAAATTAGTTGGTAAAGACAAAGCCTCTAAGTATAGTTTATTATCAATGGCAGACAAGAAACAAATAGATATGAAAGTAAAGAAGAACTCAGCTAGAATAGCACCATTAGCTAGAAAATTATTACCTCAAGTAAGGAAAGATGTTATGCAAAGAGTAAAGCAAGCTAGACAAACACCACAGAATAATGAGTATATACCAGAAGGCGTAGGTGCTGGTAAGTATTCAGCGATGAATTTAAAGAAAGCAAGAGAACTCATGAGTCCTGCAAAACATAGAAAAGATGGTATTGAACGTATAATGAAAGGTATGAAAGTATCATACAAGCAAGCTACTAAATTTCACGATGATGTTATGAAGTCTTATGGTTTTAAGCCTGAAAGTTATGAACTTGATGAAATGATACCTAAAAGCACTATGTATGCATTAGTGAAAGATGGTAAAGTTATAGCAAAGGGTTCTAAGCGTGATATGATGAGTAAAAAGAAAAAAGAAGGTGGAACAATTTATAATGCACCAAGTAAGAAAGTTGGTGATGCTATGAAAGAAGCTATGATACCTGTTGGTAAAATGACAGGTAAAGGTTTTGAACCTGCAAAGAAAGATAAAGATACTAAGTTACCACCTCATCTCAAAGATTTAAAAACAATAAGAAAAGCGTTTGCTAAGAGTAAGAAAGTAAAAGAAGATTTAGATGAAGCTAAGTCATCTACTGGTTATAAACTATATCACAAATCATTTTCTGATGCTATGCAACACGCATATGCACACGCAAAGTCTAAGTTTGGTATTACTATCAAGAAAGATGAGATTGATAATAAAGTTGCAACTGGACCTAGAAAACCAGGAACAGGAAAGACTAACACATATAGACTAAAAGGTGACAAAGGTAATATTCAAGTACAAGTAGCTAATCTAGATGGTAAAAAGTATGAACTGAATATGTATAAAGAAGAGTTTAGTTATGGTGCTTGGCTTGAAGCAAAGAACTTTGCACAACAGGCGGCGATTGCTATAGCAAAGAAGAAATCTGGAAAGTACAATAAAGATGGTGAAAGAACTGCACCTTATGCTAAAGAAGAAAAAGAGGCACCAAAGAAAACACCACAAGATCCAGATGTAAAAGATGTAGAAGGTACACAGCCAAAGAAGTACTACAAAGGACTTAGCAAAGCTACAAAAGATGCTAGAGCGAGCCATTTTAAGAATAGAGATACAAGTAAGAATGATAATCGTCCTGCTCCTGGAGATGCTGATGCTAAAACTAAGCCAAGTAAGCACACATTAAAGTTCAAACGAATGTATGGTGAACAAAAGAATTGTGGTTGTGGACAAACACCATGTAAAACTTATGGTGTACAAAAAGAAGATCCGTGTTGGGATACGCACAAGCAAGTTGGTATGAAGAAGAAAGGTGACAAGATGGTACCTAACTGTGTACCTAAAAACGAAGATGCTGAAGATAGAGTAAAAGCTAGAATAAAAGCTAGACAGACAGCAAATGATAAAAGAGATAGAATAGCCCTTGCAAGAGCAAGAACAAGAGATACAGTAAGAGATATTAGAGGTGAAGACGTAAGTGAGATATCAACACAGAAGATAAACAGATATTATGATAAAGCTAAACAATCACATGATAGAGCAGGCAACTCAGCTTTTGCTCGACATCTCAGAAAAGAACCAGGAATTGAAAAAGATTTAGATACAATGCGTAAGAGAAAAGCTGGTATAGCAACTGCTAGAAGTATAGCAATCAAAAAACTTAGAGGAGAGAAACCAGGAAAACTTAGAGAAGAAAATTACGATTATTCTTTTGATATGACAGAAGATGCAAAAACAGGTTTAAAAGCTAAATCAGAAAAGTCAGGTATACCTCTAGGTATATTAAGACAAGTTTATAATCGTGGCATGGCGGCTTGGAGAGGTGGGCATCGTCCAGGAGCATCACAACAACAATGGGCTTTTGCAAGAGTCAACTCATTCATCACAAAAGGTAGTGGTACTTGGGGTAAAGCTGATAAGGATTTAGCCGCCAAAGCTAGAGCATCTATGAAATCAAAGAAAGAATCTGTAAATGAAGCTGGTGGTGCAGGCGAGTTCGGAACAAAAGCTTTACTTGCAAGATATCAAAAAGACACACCAGGACAACAACTACAATCAGCTTATAATGTAGATGATGATTTTAGTGGTAAGATTAAAAAGAAATTCAAAGACATACGAAAAAAGGACGGATTTGATTCTGTCGAAGAAGAAAATATGCAAGAGAAATTAACAAGAGGACAGCAAAATAAGCTTGATGACTTGGAAGCGTATTTGGGACATCTACAAAGAGTATCGATGACACCTTCACGTAGAGCGGAGATAGAAGCTACCAAGAAAAAAATCAAGAAGCTAAAGTCCGAACAAACAGGAGATATAGAAGAGATGACTGGAATTAATGTTCCAGAACTCATCAAAACAACAATACATAGGTTATCACACCCAAAAGGATATGCAGATTTAATAAAAGCGTATATCAAGAGAGCCAAAGAACCGCATAGCGGAACTAACGGCGCTGTGCTTTCTGATGTTGCGAGAGAGAGAGGTTTCGATAGAGTGAAACCAATTCAAGATTATATAAATAGACTCATAAGTAAAGGTAAATTACCTAAAGAGTTAATGGCATCTCATTGTAGAGAAGAAGTTGAGATAGATGAAGATGGGTGTCCTATAGATTTGTTTGATCATGTTCTGGAAGAAGCAGAGTATCAAGGTAAAAAAGTAACCTTGAATGATCCTGTTCGTTCTAGTGATGGTAATAAAAAGTTTCATGTCTATGTAAAGAACGAAAAGGGTAATGTAATTAAACTAGGATTTGGCGATCCAAATATGGAAATAAAGCGAGATGATCCTGCAAGGAGAAAATCATTTCGTGCAAGACATAATTGCGATAATCCAGGTCCAAAATATAAAGCACGATACTGGAGTTGTTACCAGTGGAGAGGCGGAGCAAAAGTTGACAATTAGGAGAATAACATGTCACTAGAACGAGAAATACGAAAAATAATGGCGAAAGCTGTTTATGAAAACTTTGTGAATAATCCAGATTGTGATATCTGTGGTGACGGTTCACCATGTACATGTGGAGAATCACAAGAAGTCAATGAAATGAATCCTGCCAAGCATGTTCAGAAAAACGATGAGACTGGAATGTATTGTGTATATAATAAAAGTGGTGAGAAAGTCAAAGAATTTGAAGATAAAGCTGATGCAGTTAAGTATGCGACAGACAATCATGACAAACTAATGGAAAAGTTAGATGCTGATGACACACCTCAAATTAAAAAGATAGTAAAGAAACTTAAAGGTGCAAGTAAAGCACATGCTGATCAAGCAAAAAGTTTGGAGAAAGAACTATCAGATGATATCAGAAATCTTCCTAAAGATAAGCAACGTGCATTACAACACGCAGATAAGACAGCAAAGCCAAAGAGTAAAGTATCACTAGCACCAACACCAGGAATAAAGACTGAAATTTCTTTTCGTCCAAATGATGATACAAGCTTAGGCAAAAGATATGCTGATAAAGTTGGAAGAGGTGATTATGACAACAAAAAAACAGATAACAGAAAAAAAGGCATAGCCACTATGGTTAATAAAAGGGCAGCCCAAAAAGGTGTTCCTGGAACAGCTAATGTTCCATTTAGCGAAAGTAATTTAGATGAAGCTTTTGAAGTGTTCTTTGCTGAAGCTAAAGGTATGAAAGTTTTCTTTGTTTCTGGTTCAAATGCAGAGGGTAATGTTCATGCAAAGAATGAGAAAGAAGCCTTAGCAATAGCAAAGAAAAAAGGTATAAAAGGTAAAATAACCATACGTGACAAAGGTAAAGCAGTACAACCTAAGTTCGTAGAAAGTGTAAACGAAGGTTACGAAGGCGAAGTTAAGAAAGTATTAGATAAAAAAGGTATTGACGCTTACTTCAAGAATGGTAAACTTATGGTGAGTAAGCGAGATAAACCAATGGTAATGAAAGTTTTAAAAGGGCAAGATTTTGACATGCCAAAAATTCAAGTAGAGGAGATACAAATGGAGAAAAATCGTTTTGGTTTGTCAGTAAGTCTTGTAGACGCAGTGGCGAATGTGTTAGCTGGTAAACGTCCAGTTGAAGAAAAGAAAAAAATGGATCCGGTAGGACAAGAAGATGGTGACATCGACAATGATGGTGATAAAGATGATTCTGATGAATATCTTATGAAAAAGAGAAAAGCTATCGGTAAAGCTATGAAGAAAGATGGTGGTGGAAAAGAGCCAGTCGATACTAAGCCTAAAATGGACGAAGCTAAAATTGATGAGAGACTAAAACTAGGTGATCCAAAGAGAGATTCTAGAGAATTAGCTAGAACGGGTAAAAGAGTAGATCCAAGTAAAATAGGTAGTGCCGGGACTTCAAAAGACGATGCGAAGGCTCAGAGAAAAGATATGTCTACAGATGTAGGTGGTGGACAGAGTTCTGCTCAACAAAAAGGTGTTCCTAAAAGACAATATAAAGGCGCACCTGAAAAAGAGAAACATAAAGGTGGGTTTGCTCCAAACAGATATGATAGAATGTCTACTAAGGACAAAACAGGCACAGGAAATATTTCAAAAGCTCACCAAGGGTTAACTCACCCTAGAGGTAAGCTACCTGAAGATATGACTGATGCTCAGATGAAAAGACGAGAAGAGATTGTAAAAGAACTCAAGAAGAAGTCTGCTGAATTTGAAGAGCGTTATGGCGATAAAGCTGATGCTGTCATGTATGCAACTGCTACGAAGATGGCGATGAAAGGCAAGTAATGATAATCTATTGTGACATGGATATGGTTCTATGTAATTTTCTAAAGGGTGCTTTAGATGTTACAGGAGAACCTTTTCCAGACAAGACTGGAAAACTTTCGAAAGATGAGAAGAAAGCTATCATTTCATCAAAGAAAGATTTCTGGGAAACACTAGAATGGATGCCTGATGGTAAAAAATTATGGCAACACATTACAAAAGGTGGTGCTGATGTGAGATTGCTATCAGCATATGCACAATGGGATAGTAATTGTAGACGAGGTAAAAAAGTTTGGGTTGCAAGAAATCTAAAACCAAAGCCAAGTAAAATACACTTGGTTTTAAGAGAGCAAAAGAAAGATTATGCTAGTGATGATGCTTTACTTATAGACGATCATGATAAGAACTGTAGAGAATTTATCAGTGCTGGAGGTAAAGCAATTCGACATATAAATACTATGCAAACAATAAAAGAATTTAATTCGAAGTATAAAGGAGACTAAAATGGGTTCATGGGGAACAGATCATGCGAGTGCAACGAACAAACCAAAGTTCTTGCCAGAGGATGAAAATTCAAATTACAATAGAGCAGATGCATATGCAACTAATAATGGTTGGGTAATGAAAGCTGGTTCACCTGCAACGGGTAATGATAATCCAAATGCTAAACCAGAAATTCTGGTAGCAATCAGAGGACTTGCTGGTACAAGTAGTACAACAGGACTACGTTCAGCAACAGTTACTAAAATGGAATATGTTATAGGTACAACTGCCGCCACAGACTTTACTGCACAAGAAGGTTCTGCTGAAATGAAAGTTAGAATTACATATGACGAAGCTGTTACAGTTACTGGTACACCACAACTTGTAGTAGATAATGGTAATCAATCAAGTGCTGGACAAGGCGACTATACATTGTCATACGAGCCAACACTATCAGATGCTAACCAACTAATGTTTAGAGCAACAAGCAGAAGCTTATCTGTAGGTGATGTTCTAACTGTTGGTGGTACAAACATAGCGTTGAATGGTGGTACAATTAAAGATACTGCTAGTGCCGCCGTTGACTCATCACTGGTTCTTTCAGGACTAACAGCGATAACACATACAGTACTTGCATAACTTATAATATAAGGAAATATTATGGCTGATAAGAAGATAACAGAACTCACAGCCGCCACTAATCATTCGACTAGTGACTTGTTGCTTGTTGTAAAAGATGCATCTGGTACTCCCCTAAGTAGGAAAGCTACGTTTGGAAGCGTATTCGCAAACGTAGCCCACCCTATGACAGTTACCAATATAGCTAATTTCAAATCAAACACAACTATATCAAGTACTACCGTTACTATTAGTGCAAACACTACGTTAAGTGGTCCAATCGTTACATTACATGGTAAGTTACAGACTGAGGGTTCTTCAACAATCATAAGCAACAATGGTAAAATACATGCCAACAATTCTATAACTCCTGGCACGATTAATGTTGCTATGTTACAAGAAACACCATTGGCGAATACTGCTGGTAGAGCATTAATTGATGCTAAGATTGATACTACGGCGGCTGATGCGAAGTTTTCTTTGTTATCTAATGGTACACACACTGGTACAACTCAAGTAGATGTTATAAGTCTCCAAGATTCGAAAGGGTTGAGATTGGTAAAATCAGGAACACCGACTAACAGTAATCCTTCAACTGATAGTATTGCTGTTGGTACAATATTGTATGATGATAACTTCTTATACATAGCAATAAATAGTACAACTTTGAAGAGGGTTGCATTATCAACATTTTAATTATTGAGTAAAAATAGTGTACGAAAATTTGACTGAAGAGAACTTTATGTTATTCGCCGCCAAATATTATGAAAATCCCCACTGCACAGACTTGTTAGAGTTTCATGATGATTTAAAACGAATAAGGTATTTGAAAAGATTATTTAAAAAATATGAACAAACTGGTGAACTAAAAGAACGATTGATATTAAATCACCTTTTAGTATTATACAATGTCTTTGAACATAGAGCGATGACACGTATACTAGTGTTTAAGCTTACAGAACAACTGAAATATTTAAAACCTTTTTTAATATTTCTTAATTACTGGAGAACAGATATAGGTAATGTCAATGGTAAAGAAGTAGTAGATGCTGATATATCACTTGATGAAACTATAGTAAAAAAGTTGAGATTAATAGATGGCTAGTGGCGTTGCAAATTTAATTTTTACATACTCTTTTCTCAAGAGACTTGTTACGCCGTTCAATGAAACGAAGGCGTATCAACTTGGTATTATTGATGAACGAGGTAAAAAAATAAAGTCACCTAAAACCTCAGAAGAGTTGGATTCTTATAGTACATTTGAAAGATTAGTATTTAATATTAAGAAGATTATAGAAAGACTACCAGGAGGTAAAAGTAAACTAGCATCATACGCCGCCGCCTTATTTTTGATAAAAGAACATGACAATACAAAAGAACATTATAGTGAAAAAGAATTAGTAGAAGCATTGGAGGAAAATATGTCCTATCTAAAAAAGAACACAAAAAAGACATATGGTTCAATCATGTCAGAAAAAGATTGGGGTGACATGATGTTTAAAAAAGAAACTGAACTAAGAGATGTATCAGAAGCACTTAAACATACACATATGGTTTTAGATCCAGATGGTAGAGTTATGAGTATGCATAGTAGTGAAAGACATGCTAATGATAGTGCAAAGCCTACAGGTAATTTATTGAAGAAACAAGGTAAAGTTGTCAAGCTTAGAAAACCTATTTCAACAACAAGAGGTGATAGATTAATAGGACAACTACCAGCACATAATCTTGGTGAAGATGCTCCAGCGAATGCAACAGGCGCCGCCGTTGCAGGCACAGGAGATGACAGTAGCACTGTAGTAGTTCGTCCTGATGCACGTAAAAAATATATGAAAAAGTATCTCGCTGACTATCTCAAGAGAAGAGGAAAGAGAGAAGAAGCAAAGAAAAAACAAGAGATGCGAAAAATTATGGGATTAATGTAATGTATCTCTCAGAGAGATTTGTTACATCATCTGATTTAAATCAGATTGAAAAATATGCTGACAGGCTTTTTGCTAAAGTTGGTGTAGACGTTGAGTTTACTCGTCATTTTGTAGATAGAGTAAATGATGAACGTAACAAAAAACAAATATCAGTTGCAGAATTAGTAAGAATATTTAACAAAGTATATCAGAAGTTTGGCAAGGCGATAGCCAGACTTGGACCTGATGCTGAAGCTGTTATGAAAGACATGCGAACAGATATAAACATGCCATTCGTTTTGAAGTTAATGAGAAATGGTATGCTAGAATTAGTAGCAAAAACCATCATGAGAAAGAGAAATTTCAAAACGTCTAATAAAACCTTCTCAGTTGAGGCGAAGAGAATACCTAGAAAACAAGGACAACCAGCAAATTCAAAGAAACACTCTGATTTATATACAGATGAGAATCCGAAAGGAACAATACACGGTTTGAAATTTGCTACAGTTGAAGATGCTGAAGATAGTGTCAAGAAAATAGATAACTCTGGAAAATCTCACGCTCATAAGATACAGGCGGCAATTGCTATGGAGCAAAGAGCAAGAGTCGCTAAAAAATTTAGTGCCGCCTCAGTTTATAGAAAGTATATAAACAAAATGAAGAAGGTTACCAAAATGAAACGATTAAAGGAGGTAATCGAACATGATAAAGAGAATGTATCACTGGTGCAAAGACAGAGTAATGCAAAGGACTTCTTGGGACGGATTAATTCTCATAGGAGTTTGTCTGATAGCACTTCTAGTACAATCAATCGTTACATACGCCGCCGTAGCAGGAATACTATGGGGAATATATACGATAATCAAAGATCAAGCATATGATTAAGTAAATGAGATATCTAGCGATAATAGGTTTGTTTGTGTTAGTTGGTTGGGGTGCTTATACCTATTATCAAGATACACAGTCACGATTAAAAACATTACAAGAAAATAATGCAAGACTTGAAACATCTGTGCGTTCTCTAGAAAAAGTAAAAGCGACTTTGATAGAGGACGCTCAGAAACAAGCAGAACAACTACAGACTCTAAATATTAGACTGCAAAATGCAGAAGGTTATAAAGACGATTTAATAGCTAAATTACAGAAACATGATTTAACTAAGTTAAGTCTACAAAGCCCAAAAGATATGGAAAAGATAATAAATGATGAAACAAAAAAGCTATTTACTGATTTTGAGTCTATTACTGCTAAGTAGTTGCTCAGTATTCAATACACCAGAAAAAGAAGTTGTAACAGTTACAGAAATTGTTCGTCCACAAATAACAATTGCTGAAAAACCCAAATCATTAAAATTAACAGATGTAAAATGGTTCATTGTCAATAAAGATAATGTGGATCAATTTCTATTAGACTATGAGGATAATAATGGTGATTTAGTATTCTATGTCATATCTGTACGTGACTATGAAAAGTTAGCACTAAATATGGCAATGATACGAGAATATATACTAAAGCAGAACGAGATAATTGTATACTATGAAGAAGCAGTAACACACGAAGAGGATAAGATAGATGAGGAAGTACTTCAGTAATCCAGCATCGTTCATAAATGCGCCATTAGTATTAGACTGGAATAATGCATCATGGTGTGCTTATTTTTTTGCAGAAGTATCTGCACTTGCATATCACGATGGCACTAAAGCAAAGAAAGAATTAAAGAATATAGGTTTTAGTAGTTATAAGTTTCTAGAGAATGATGGTGCCCAATGTCATATATTCAATAATAGTGAACACTTAGTTATAGCATTTAGAGGTACAGAGCCTACAGAGTTCTCAGATGTCAAAGCAGACTTACTCGCTATCAAGAGAAAGTCGAAGACAGAAGGTAGAGTCCATATGGGTTTTAAAATAGAACTCAGAAAACTATGGGCAGATATCTCAGCTATACTGAAAAATAAGAAGCAAAGAATATGGATATGTGGACATAGTTTAGGTGGTGCAATGGCTACTCTATGTGCAAGTAGATTAGAAGAATTAGAACCAACTCTCTATACATACGGTTCACCTAGAGTTGGTGGTAGTGAATGGCGTGATGGTTGTGATGTAGAACATTATAGATTTGTAAACAATAATGATATTGTAACAGCAGTCCCATTGTGGTTGATGGGCTATAGACATCACGGTACTGTACGATACATTGATTATTACGGTAGAATCAAAAGACTTACATTCGGACAGAAAGTAAAAGATCAAATACTAGGTAGATGGAAAGCACTAACTAAGTTTCAACTATTTGATGGTATATACGATCATGATATAGCTGGTGGTTATGCAGATAAATTACAAGCATTATGGTTTGAAGGTAGAGAAAAGATAAGGAAAAGAGCAAATGTGGGACATGATAGAAAGAATGTTTAGCGACAGACTATGGATTTATACTGCACTTGCTGGTTCAGTATTTGGTGCAATATTCATAGCATATATTAGTACTACACGCATAGGCTTATGGTTCTATGCAAAAGTAGATTTAACTATAGATTTTTTAGTAAAAAGATGGGGACTTACGTTTTTAGAGCAACCTGAAGATGCATGGAAATATAAGTACCCTGTGATACGCCAAAAAATAAGTGAGATAGAGAATCGTTTAGCAAGTTTAGAGCTAACACATGATATTAATCAAAATAAAATAGTCAAGAATATGACAAAAAAGTCTGACAAATAATAGTGAGTGTCAATATATTTAAAGTTCAATATTACAACTAAATAAGTTAGAGATTAACAATGACTGAAAACGAAGTAAATTTATTTGAGTACATCAACGATCTCCGTAAGGAAAATAAAATGGAGTCCGATCTATTGCACAAACGTATTTCAGACATGAAAGATGAATTGATGTCAGAGATGAAATCAATGCGTCAAGAACAACAAGAAATAAATCACAAGATGGAACAAAGAGTTCATAATCTAGAGAGATGGAAGTGGAGCATTGTTGGCGGTGCTATTGTACTAGGATTCTTAATTTCTTTAGGAATGAACTTGACAAAGATACTCAGCTAATGTAATATAGTCTTTATGACTTATGTAGATTTGAAGTATATCAATATACTATCTGGTAGACTTTCCCAATTCAAAAGAAAAACAAATAACTTATTCAACTTTCGTTGTCCGTTCTGTGGTGATAGTCAGACAAACAAACTGAAAGCTAGAGGTTACATATACGCAAAAGAAAATAAGTATTCTTACAAGTGTCATAACTGTGGTATAACTTCTAGTGTAGGTAATCTCATAAAACATGTAGATACAAATCTATTCAAAGAATATCGCACGGAATCGTTTCTAGACACGAATAGAAGCTTACCTACGAAGGCGCCTACTAAACCAGAAGGAATTGTGTTTGATAAAAGAAAATATCATTTTAACACTCCTCTTAAAAAATTAAAGAAAATATCTCAGCTACAATACAACCACCCTGCCAAAGTATATGTAGAGAAGAGAGAGATACCTACAGAATATCATCGTAAGTTATACTATGCACCTTACTTTGCAAAGTTTGTCAATAGTCTTATACCTAGAAAATTATCAGAAGATAATGATGAGCCTAGATTGATTATACCTTTCTTTGATGAATATGAAAATCTAATTGGCTTTCAAGGTAGAGCGTTCAGTAAAAATGCTGTACGTTACATCACAATAATGCTAGACGAAAGCAAACCTAAAATATTCGGATTAGATGAAGTTGACTGGACAAAGAGAGTATATGTGTTAGAAGGTCCTATTGATTCTATGTTTATACCTAATAGTATTGCTATGATTGGTGCTGATGGAGGTTCCTATATAAATCATAAGAAAACACAAGATATTGTTATTGTATATGATAATGAGCCAAAATCTAGTATGATAAATAAAAAATTATCTAAGAAAATTGATGAAGGTTTCTCAGTTTGTATATGGCAGAATTTTTTGGAATATAAAGATATTAATGATATGATACTGTCTGGAATGAGCAAAGTAGAAATCTTGAATATTATAAATGAAAGTACGTTTCAAGATTTAAAAGCTAAAATGAAACTAGTTGAATGGAGTAAGTTATGATAGATAATGAAGAAGAAGTGCATAAATTTTGGAGTGATGATAGAAAACGACATGCTCATGTGATACACAACAAAGAGTTTAATATGTATCTAGTGAGAATGTTTGAAGACAATAAACTAGTTAAATCCGTTCCTATGATATCAGATGCATTCGGACACGGCGTAACTGTTCATAATGAAAGATTTGCAGAAGATGCCGCCGAAAACTGGTGTTTAGGATATATTGAATGAAAAATGCTAAAATGCGAGTCACATTAGTAGACTCGATGGGAGATGATTTATCGGTTGTAAATGCCGCCAGAGTTTCTTTTGACAAGGAACACATAACTATTGATGAGAGTGATGAGAAGCTAATTAAATTTTTAGCTAAACATAATCATTGGAGTCCATTCGGACATGCATCATTACAGTTTAGAATAAAAGCACCTATCTTTGTTGCTCGACAGTTAGTTAAGCATCAAGTAGGGTTAGTTTGGAATGAAGTAAGTAGGAGGTATGTTGATAACGAACCTGAATTTTACATACCTAACTTTTGGAGAACTCGTCCTCAAGGTAATATAAAACAAGGTTCAGGTGAAGATAGAATAGAATACGATATTGCTGGCACTATGGAATATGTCAAGCAAACTTATAATAATTTATTGAATGAAGGTGTAGCACCAGAAATGGCTCGTATGGTGTTGCCTCAGAATATGATGACAGAGTGGTTTTGGAGCGGAACTCTTTATGCTTTTGCAAGAGTTTGTAATTTAAGACTACATAAAACAGCACAGATAGAAACACAAATTATTGCTGAATTTATAAGCGATAATATAAAAGAAAAATTTCCACTTTCGTGGAAAAGCTTAATAGGAGAAGGACATGCGAAGTAATCATTTACCAACAGAATATCAAGAATTTATCCATCTGTCGAGATACTCAAGATGGTTGCCTGAAAAAGGTAGAAGAGAAACATGGAGTGAAACAGTTGGTAGATACTTTGACTTCTTTACAGAACATTTACAAGAACAAAACGATTTCAAATTAGATGACGTATCAAGAAAGAGATTAGAAGAAGCAGTGCTGTCTCAAAAAGTAATGCCATCAATGAGATGTCTTATGACAGCTGGTGAAGCTTTAAAGAGAGAAAATGTAGCTGGTTATAACTGTTCGTATGTCGCAGTTGATTCTCCTAGAGCATTTGATGAAATACTTTACATATTGATGAATGGTACTGGTGTGGGTTTCTCAGTAGAAAGACAAGATGTTATAAAGCTACCTAGCGTAGCAGACGAACTGCACCCTACAGATACAACAATCGTAGTACCAGATAGTAAATTAGGTTGGGCAAAGTCACTAAAAGAATTAGTACATCTATTATACTCAGGACAAATTCCTTCTTGGGACTTGAGTAAAGTACGTCCTGCTGGTGCACCACTCAAGACTTTTGGTGGTAGAGCATCAGGTCCAGAACCACTAGATCAACTATTTCGTTTTTCTATAAATATATTCAAGAATGCCATCGGTAGAAAACTTACCTCATTAGAATGTCATGACTTAGTATGTAAGATTGCAGAGGTTGTAGTTGTAGGTGGTGTTAGACGTTCTGCACTTATTTCACTCAGCAATTTGAGTGATGATAGAATGAGAGTAGCAAAATCAGGACAATGGTGGGAAGACAATGGACAAAGAGCCCTCGCAAACAACTCAGCGTGTTACACAGAAAAACCAGAAATCGGAATCTTCATGGACGAGTGGAAGTCACTCTACGACTCAAAGTCCGGTGAAAGAGGAATCTTTAATCGTCAATCTGCCAAAGAACAGGCTGGACGTAACGGTAGACGAGACAATGACTGGGATTTCGGCACAAATCCCTGTTCAGAAATAATACTCAGAAGCAAGCAATTTTGCAATCTATCAGAAGTAGTAATACGTGCTACAGATGATATGAAGACACTGAAAGAAAAAGTAAAGTTTGCTACAATACTTGGTACATTCCAATCGACATTAGTTAACTTTAAATATCTCACAAGAGACTGGAAGAAAAATACAGAAGAAGAAAGACTTCTTGGTGTATCTCTTACAGGTATCATGGATAATACACTAACAAATGGCAAAGAGTCTGGCTTAGATAAGAGACTTGATGAACTACGAAAAGTAGCAATTGCAACAAATGCAGAGTGGGCAGATAAGATTGGTATACAACAATCAGTTTCTATTACATGTGTAAAGCCATCAGGCACTGTATCTCAGCTTGTAGACTCTGCATCAGGTATACATGCACGACATAACCCTTACTACATAAGAACTGTACGTGCTGACAAAAAAGATCCTCTTGCACTGTATATGAAAGATGCTGGTTTTCCATGTGAAGATGATGTGATGAAACCAGATCATACTTACGTATTTTCATTTCCAATGAAAGCACCAGAAAATGCAGTGATGCGACAAGATATGTCAGCTATTGAACAATTAGAATTATGGCTTGTATATCAAAAACATTGGTGTGAGCATAAGCCTTCAGTAACTATCTCAGTGAAGGAAGATGAATGGTTCGAAGTTGGTGCATGGGTATATAAGAACTTTGACTGGATGTCAGGTGTATCATTCTTACCATACTCAGAGCATGTATATAAGCAAGCACCATATCAAGATTGCGATTCTGTTGTATATCAAAGAGAGTTAGACAAGATGCCAAAGAACATAGATTGGACACAACTCTCTGCGTATGAAACCACAGATATGACAGAGGGTGCCCAAGAACTAGCATGTGTTGCTGGTGGGTGTGAAATTTAATGGCAGATAAAGAAGAAATAACATACGAACTTGAATGTACGGAGTGCGGAGCAGAGTATGAGATTGTCGGTATAAATACTAGCAAGAATGAACCAATATATTGCCCATATTGTGGTGCAGATATTGATTTAGATGACTTAGAAGAAGAAGAAGAGTTTGATGAGCTAGATTATGACGAGGACGATTACGACAGAGATTGATTATGATAATCCTTGGACATTCAATAGTAAACCATTCACATCAGAAGATATTAAATCGTATGTAGGATTTGTTTATCTAATTACAGAATTAGATACTGACAGAAAATACATAGGTAGAAAATATTTTTATCAACTCAGAAAGAAGAAAGGTAAATCTAAACGAGTAAAATCTGAATCCGACTGGAAGAAGTATTATGGCTCGTCAAAAGAACTTTTGGAACAAATCAAAATAAAAGAAAAAAATAATTACAAAAGGCAAATTTTGTCTTTACATACGACTAAAGGTGATGTAAACTATGAAGAAGTTAAACAGTTATTTTTAAAAAATGTGTTAGAAGATAGTAGTTACTATAACGATAACATAAATGGTAAATGGTACAAAAAACCAGAACATATAAGAGAAGGTAGAAATTATGGCAAATGATCCTGTAAAACTTTTTATAGGTACTTCATCTAATGGTGAAGATGCAAAAATAGAAATGGCATATGAACACTCTATAAGAAAGAACTGTAGCCGTCCTGTAGATATAACATGGATGCGACAGACAACTGATGAAACATCTTTTTGGTATGGTTGGGCTGATAAAAATTGGAGTACACCATTTTCTGGTTATAGATGGGGTATACCTGAAGCTTGCAACTTTGAAGGCAAAGCAATCTATACTGATGTTGACATGATTAACATGAGAGATATGGCAGAACTTGTAGATTTAGAAGTACCGAAAGGTAAATTATGTTTAGCGAGAGATGGTAAGAGATTTGGTGGTAAAGAGTTCTGTGTGATTGTATTTGATAATGCTAAATGGAAGAAAGTAGTACCGGCGGCAGAAACTTGGAAAGAAGATGCTACTGCACATCATCAATTCATCAATATGTTTATTGCAAATAATTTAGTAGGTGATTTAGATCCTAGGTGGAACTCACATGATGGTGACACAGATGAAATCTATCAATTACATTACACACATATGGCAACACAACCATGGCAACCTAAATGGTTTACTGGTGAAGTTCAAGAACACCCACGTAAAGACTTAATTGAGATATATGAAAAAGCCTATGATGAGGCAATTCTTGAAGGTTATAAATTAGAAGACTACGAAGTAGATCGTGGTGTAACATATGGGATAATAGGAAGATGAAATACGAATTTGATCCAGTAAAGAATGAAGGACTAGGGCTAATACTAATGATTGCAATATTCTTTGGCGGTACTTTTTTATTAAATGCAATAGTATGGAGTTTTATAGGTTGAGTGATGATGTTAAGCAACAAGCTTTAGAAGAAGCAGAAAGAACTTATAAAGGTTTTATTAAGTTTCTAAAATGGATATCAGTGGTAGCTATTGTGTTAATTTTAGTTATGGGATTTAATAATTTTTTAGACGATCCAACTGCATCACAATCTGATCCAGCTTGGAAAGAAGATTATGAATCTAATATGGGACTAGATGAATGAAAAAATTATCTAAAGAACAACAACTCTTTGTTATCACAATGGAAGAATGCGGTGAACTTGCACAAGTATGTTCTAAAGCATTGAGAAAACAAAGAACAGATTTACAAAATCTGAAAGACGAGATTGGTGATGTCTATGCTATGATCGATTTGATGACAGAGAAAGGCATTGTCAGCTGGAGTGAAATTCACGACAGAGCAAGAGAAAAACGAAGTAAACTAGCAATATGGAGCGATTTAACGACATGAGAAACATTTATTTACCATTAATTTTAGTAGGCGTTTTAGGTGGTATGTTGCTACAATGTAATATGGCAACGGCAGAATCTATGTCTATTGAAATGTTAAACAAAAAAGGCAAAGAGAAAATGCTATATAGCGAAAATATAGCAAGAATTGATGTCGGTGATACTATCACTTGGGTACCAACATCAAAAGGGCACAACGTACAATTCGTATCTGTACCTGATGGTGTAGAAAAAATCAAGAGTAAGATGAATGCTGAAGTTTCTTTTACTTTTGAAAAAGAAGGCGTTTATCTTTATCTCTGCACACCACATGCAACTATGGGTATGATAGGTGTTGTAGTAGTTGGTGATTCTGATGTAAACTTAGCTGAAGCAAAAAAGTATAAGTTCAGAGGAAAATCTAAAAAGAAATTTAAGAAGATAGTGAAGGAACTATAATGAGAGAAGCTATTGTTAATATGTGGAATGCAGTGATGAATGCTGATATGAATCCACTCAGAAATATTCCTAGTCTTCAAGCTAGACATATGATACTACAAATTCTTGCTTGGACTTGGGCAAGTAGTTTTGCACTCGCATATGGTAGTATGTGGATATGGGGGTTTTCTGTAGTAGCACACTTATGTATTATTGCCGCCATTGTAATTACAGTAGCTACATTCGAAACTGCTAAGAGAAAACCAACAGTATTTGCTGGATATAATGGTAGAGGAAATGGCGGAGAACACGAATAACTTTCCTGAAACTATTATCTATACAGATAAAGATAGAGTGTGGTGTACTGGAGAAACTAATGATCACCCTAGAGTATACTACACTGTACCTGATGAAGGCTTTGTAATTTGTGGTTATTGTGATATTAAATTTATGAGGAGAAAGAATGAAAAATCTTAGAGAAATGTGGGAAGCAAGTTATGGTGAAGGCACTAAATTTGATCTTGACTATGGTAAGATAATTATGATATTATTGTGTATATACATAGCAATAAAGGTAAGTTGAAATGAAAAATTTTGGTATTATATTTTGGGTAATGATAGTAGTAGCAGGTTGTTTAAGTGTGATGACTACTCTAGCAATAGATAGTAGAATGGACGATATGGAAACTAACATTGAGCAAATCAATTCAATGTTGAAAGATATGTCAAGCTAATGCCTGGACAAAATTTCATAAATGGTCCGCCCAACCCAAGAGGCAAAGAAGAGTATACTCTAGATGGTAAAATACCTATAAAGAATCAAACAGAATCTTGGTTGAAGTATACTGGACTTGTGTGGTTAGTAGAAAATCCAAAAGCACCATTTGTATGGTTTGCTATTGGAATAAGTTTAATTTTATATATTGAAGGTTTTTGAAATGAGTAACAAAGCATATCATAACAAGGGTTTTGCACCTGCTTTTTTATGGATTATATTTTTGACAATGATATTGCCTGTCTTAGGATTATTTACAATTGACGATACATGGGATAGAGTTGTCAACAAATATGCAAGTGCATGGACTTCAGAGTGCTGGCAGAATAGCAAGCATGAGAGAGTATGTAGAGGTGATAATAATTGTAAATTTCTACGTAACTTCTGCACAGAAAATACTTTTAGATGGAGAGAGAATTAATGGCAGGTGCTATAAACACTCCTTTGAGACAATTGATTATGGACTGGACAGCCTGTCAACTATTAGAAAAAGATCCTAATAATCATATACTCAAAAAACTAAGATCCTGGGAACATCCAGAAACTATAGAGTTGAATAAGTTACTGACACAATTTGAGAAAGATAAGAAGTATCCAGAACATTATAATCTGGATTGGGGTTCGATAAAGTATAATGATTTTATGAAAGACGGAGAGTGAAATGAAAATTTGGAATTATGAAATGCCAAAAATACCAGACTTTTGCATGAGTCACTGGTTATTTAGAATACCATTAGCAATAGTTTTTATTCAGCAAGGTGTTATGAAAATACCTGTAAGTGCTGAAGAGGCGGCAACATTCGGCTTATCATATCTAGTTTGGTGGTTTGTTGCTTATGGTGAGTTACTTGGCGGAATAGGACTTATTGTCGGTGGTATAATGAATAAGCCATACTTACCTATTTTAGATAGATGTTATATTCCAGATATAGGTGATGCAATCACACGTTTTAGTGGTATTACTTTGTGTTGCATTATGACTGGTGTTATATGGATTGGTGAACCTGAAAGTATTATGGATGTTATACTATATGATAACTTACATGTGTTCTTATGGGTTGGTGCTTTGTATTTTGCATTAAGAGGAAATAGAATATAATGATATATGGTGAATTGCCTACTAAACCTGTGGTGTTTGCCGCCTGCGATATAAAATATTTCGTAGAACATGCACCATCTTTAATATATTCTATTAATGATATAGGTAAAGATATTCACATACATGTGTGTGATCCTGTAGAAGAAACTCACAAGATCGAATCTATATTAAAAGCAGATATAGATGTAGATATAACTTTTAGTTATAGCGATATAGGTGCCACACCTATAGACATAAGAGCGTATTATTCATGCTTACGTTTTATGATGTTGCCTAAGCTTTTACCTCATGCTAAAAAGATGTTAGTAGTGGATACTGATTGTGTGTTTATGAAAGACTTTGAATATCCTAATACACCTACAGGTTACTTTCCTAGGAAACCTTTACAAGGTACAATTGGTTGGGAAGCTAAAGGTACACAAGTGGCGGCAGGTTGTGTATATATGGACGAGAGAGCATTACCTGTAGCTGAAGCTTTATCAGAAAAAATATCTCAAGGACCTATGAGATGGTTTATTGATCAGATAGCACTAGCTGAAATATTTGAACTTGTAAATGATAATGATATAACTAAGTTTGATGGTAACTTCATGGACTGGGAATTTATTGAAGGTACAGTTATATGGACTGGAAAAGGACCTCGTAAACACGAAAATGAAACTTATCTAGAAGCTAAGAATAAGTTTAACAGATTACCAAGTGCTGTTAGTAGAATTTGGGAAAAGGCATGAACAGAAAAGTCCTGATACTAAAGCCTAGATTAGATTTACCATTCAAGAGATTTGGTTTAGAAAAGAGAAAACCTCATATAGAACCAATACGAGTGCATTGGCAAAACTTTGTTGATAAACTTGCTGAATATCATGGTATGAGAAAAGATAAAGTAGTTATCATAGAAGAACAGAAATGGAAGTTCTGCGAAAGATTTGTTAGAAGTGGATTTAATCCTGATATAGCTTATATACCTCATACAGACAAAAAATTATTTAATGGAAGAGAAGAGTGTAGATACTATATGCAAACAGTTTTTCCTTGGTTGTTTACAGTAGATAAAGATGGTTGGGGCGGAACATCTAGTCACTCAAAATTAGGTTGGTATGAAGTTGCACCAGATGATGACGCAACATTTGAAGAGTTTAAGAAGAGAGCAATTAAAGGTGAGTCTAAGTATGATCAGCCTCATGCTGAATTTGTTAATCGTTTTGAAGATGGTTTTATATTCGTTCCTTTACAACTACCTCACGATGAAACTATAAAATATCATGCTAAAGTGGGTGTTATTAATTTTGCAGTAGCTATCATGAAATGGGCTTATGAGAAAAGAATAAATGTTGTTTTTAAGAATCACCCTGCTAATCCAAATAGTCTAGAAGATGTAAGATTATTTGCTGAACAATATAGTAATGCACATTGGCTAGAGCATCAAGTGAATATACATTCTCTCTTTGCACAAGCAAAAGCAGTATACGTTATAAATTCGGGCTCAGCTAAAGAAGCTATGTTGCATGATGTGCCTATAGTTAGATTTGGATTAGCTGATTACAATATGGCAGTTATTGAGGGCGATATAAAAGACTTAGAAAGAACTTGGCAAAAAGTCTTAAATTTAGAAAGAAGAACCATGAAAGAAAACTATAGAACATTTTACAATTGGTTTGTAAATCGTATTTGTTACGATAGTAGAAATATTGGTAGCTTTCTCAAACTTAGATAGGTGATATGCAAGTAGTTGAAGATTAAACGATTATATATACTGGTGAGTTCACGCTCATTTTTCTTAACATTTTTTCAGAAAGGATAAAGCAATGGCAGTTGTAGCAACTGTATACGATAGCACATGTAAAGTATGTGATGTCGTAAGGTATCAAGTATTTAGAGTAATTAATCATATTCAAAGATCCAAACAACTTAGTGCTAACATGGCAATTTTTGCCGACATACAAAATGTTGACAAAGATGCTGGTTATCATTTGGCGAATATGAATGATGCTACAAATAAAAAATATAATGAGAGATTGAAAAATTTTAAAAAATATAGTATATGGGGTTGGGAAGATCCCACTGACGATTGAGTCTTGACAGATGACACTTAATAATGTTATATTTGTTCTAATAGTAATTTTATTAATCATGCTATCGTTTAAGTTAGGCATAGCAATATAAGGAGATTATATGTCACATTTAAGAAGACAAATGTTAGTTGCAGTTAGAGATCATGCACAAGCACATATTGATAAACATCGTATGAATGTTGAAATCTATTTGACAAATCCTGTGGGTGTTGGTGAACATTCGGAAGTTATGGACGAAATAGAAAAGCAGTTAGAAGAGATGGCTAAGTATGAAGATCACTTAGAGATTCTTGATAAATATTTTAATGAGTATCAAGATCCAGTTAATCTAACTGAAGACAATTCGTAAGATTCGGATTACCAATGTATACTATTTACGGACGTCCGAATTGTGGTTGGTGTGTACGTGCTAAAGGTTTATTATCTTCTAATAATATGGAATATAAGTATATAGACATATATGAAGATAATAAGTCGTTGGCATTTTTAAAAGAGCAAGGGTACAAAACTGTACCTCAAATTTATGATGATGATATGCATATAGGTGGTTTTAACGATTTAGAAATACATTTAATGCATTTTAACGGGAGCTAAATATATTATGAGTGATTACAATATGCAAAGTATGGAGTTTGATACTGACATTATGAAAGATATCGAAAAACAAAGAATTGTAGAACAACTTGAAGAAGGTGTTCTCGTAATAAATTTCACAAAAAAAGATGGTACTACACGTAGAATGAAAGCAACTCTACGTGAAGATATTCACGGATATGCTGGTGCTAATAGGGATCCTTTGGGACCTAAAGCTAATGTTGAACGTGAAATTCTTAAAGAGTATCTTGCAGTATATGACACTGAAAAGAAAGATTGGCGTTCTTTTCGTTGGGATTCATTAATAGGAGTTAATAATGGCTGAAGCACAAGCAACTGAAAATCCAGATGAGTTTTCTTTAAAAACAGTACAGAAACAAGGTGGTATCATGAATGATGATGGTACATATCGTGAGTCATTTGGTGGTACTGAACTGATGACTAAAGCTTTAGAGCAGTATGTTGATAAAGATTTATTAGAGCAATTTAATATAATTAAATCTAGAGTTCGTACCGTATCTGAAGATAAACCAAATGTTCTTTGGTTGCACGATTTATGGAATGATCCAGAAAATGAACATCTAAAAGATGCAGAAGCAAGAAAGAGATTTTCACGTTTAGTTTTTGTTTCTAATTGGCAACTAACGACATATCAGTTAGGTTTAGGTGTGCCTTATTCTGAATCATTTGTTCTTAAAAATGCTATCGATCCTATACAGGTTCCAGGAAATGCAGACGGAACTTTGAATAAAGATAAAGACGTAATACGTTTAATTTATCATACAACACCTCACAGAGGATTAAACATTGCAGTTGCTGGTGTTCAAGCTTTATGGGAAAATGGCTATAAAGATAAAATACATTTTGATGTATACTCTTCTTTTGAAGCTTATGGTTGGCCCGAAAGAGATGAACCATACAAAGATATTTTCAAGACTATAGAAGAACATGATGGTATGACATATCATGGTTTTCAACCTAACAATGTTGTTAGAGAGGCTTTAGGTAAAGCACACATCTTTGCATATCCTAGCATATGGCAAGAAACATCATGTATATCAGCTATTGAAGCTTTGTCTGGTGGTGTACAAGTAGTATGTCCTAATCTTGGTGCATTACCTGAAACTACAGGCAACTTTGCAACAATGTATAACTTTCATGAAAATCTACAGTTTCATGCTAATGTATTTGCAAATTTTCTCAAAGGTGCAATAGATAATTGTCAAAGTGACGATATGCAAAAGAAAGCAATCTTCGCTAAAAATTGGTGTGATAATTTCTATAACTGGGAAATTCGTAAAAACGAATGGATAGGCATGTTCAATGGATTACTTCAAGTAGAAAAATCAAAGAAAGAACTTGCGAATGGAAAAGGAACCTGATAGATACTACGATTGGATACTTTGGATGTCTAAAAAAGAAAACAATAAAGAAAAATCTATAGAAGATCAGATTATAGGTATGGGTGCTGGAGCAGGAGGTAGAAATATCGCAGAAGAGTTTCAGTTACCTAAACCAAAGGTAATGTCAAATGCTACAGAAGAAGTGGTTCGACATCTAAATAGGATTGAGGCAAAAGTAGATTTACTTTTATCTAAATTAGATGGAGGACTAAAATGATATTTTTTAGATTTAAAAGATTCACTGTATCTTATTGTACATATTGTGGTTCAGAACTAGATAGTTCAGATTTCTGTCCTAGATGTAGAGTAAGAAGATGAGAGATGAATGGGACGATATTCCTGAAGACGATGTAGATGAAGTCTTTAGAGATGTTCTAGAATTAGTAATGGATAAAATGCAAGAAGGTTGTAACCCCATGGCTCTTGCAGGTGTCATGATGGCTCAAGCTATGATGATGTACAAAACTCATTTAACAGAAGATGGTTACGATAAAGTCTGTAAAATGATATTAGAAAAGCGTAATAGAGTAGGTGAATCAGGAAAAAATTTAAGTAAATATCTACATTAACTATTGACATATCCTCTCCTTTTGCTATCCTATTATTGTAAGTGATTCGAAAGAGAGAGAAAATATGATAGACATTAAAAAAAACTTGAAACAAACAGATTCAGTTTTCATAGATACCCACAGCAATAAAAAAATAGGTGTTTATATCGGTGCTGGTAACTTAGTCGGTACTGCTAAGAACGCTCTTGAATTGCTAAAAATAATCAAGAAAAATTATATAGACTTACACATGACTAATCTATTCTTTTGTAGCGGAATGGACTTCGCTACTGAAGTTGGTTTTGCTGATGATGGTGATGCTAGAAAGATATTCTTTGACATGCAAGCATTATGGTTAGAAGATTTGAAGTGGTATTTTGACAAGTTAGTTGAAAATTAATGGTTGACTTTATTTGTCAGTGTGCTATTATAATAGTGTAAGTGATTCGTTAATAACAAAGAGAGAAAAAAATATGACAACATTCTTCGCAACTTCAATCGAACATATCACCACCACCAAAGACGGTGACAAGTTCATAGTTAGTTCTTCTTTTGCCGGTGCTGACGGCGACACTGCAAAAGAGTCAGAAGCAAATGCGATTGCTAGTTATGAGAAAGCAGGACACACTGCTGATGAATTGATTTCGATTACGACAGTTGAATTAGATTATTAAGAGAGAGGTTAATATGAACGATATAGATATTTTTGATTATTCGAATGCAATAGACATACTCATTGGTATGTCAGACAATCAACTACAAACTCTAGCTACAAAGCTAGTTGATAGGTTTCCAAAAACCGCCGATTGTTTTGAAACTTATTTGTGCGCCGCCAGTGCGGATAAGATTGCTAATGAGAATTTTCTTTCAAAATTATGATTGGAGGTTAATATGATAGTGAATACAGAATTACGTGAACATCAAAAAAAGCTTAAAGAAGCTATGAAACACTTTATGGGCGGTACTTCAGAGTCAACTCATAAAGATGAAGCCTTTGCAAAAGGTTTACATGTTCTTGCAGTTGAGATTGGTAAAATTCAAGCACAACTAGATAGAGCAGATGAAAATGGTGAATGGGGTCCGTTTCCATTCGATTGAGAGGTAAAATGATAAAAAAATATATAAAGAAAGTAGCAGTAACAATATTAGAAGCAGTAAGTTTGTTTTCGATATTCGCTATCGGATACGTAGTATTAATAATTTGTCATGATGGAGGTTGCACATGGTAAGAAGACGTAGAATGTCCGCAGAAGCCCGTAAGGCGGCTGGTGAAAGACTAGCGAAAGCTAGAGAGGAAAGGGCAAAGAAGAACCCGCCTAAACTAACACACATACACCCCGATGTTTTAGCAAAAGGTGAGGATCACCCACTTTGCTACAAAAATGTAAAAGCTTGGTTAGTTTACAACAAAGCTATGTTACCAAGCTTGAAAAAGAATGTTCGTGCTAATGCTAAAGGTGCAACTGCACGACTTATGGAAGTAGAGGGATATATCAGAAATCTGAATACCTATCTACGTAGTGGTGTTTATCTCGACTTGTTCTATGGTGCTGATCAAGAGAAATTGATCAAGTATCGAACTGTGGTGCCAGCTGGAGATAAATAACATAGCAGAGTAATTTTTACCGGTGCGGTTAGTTTTGAACTCTTTAAACTCAGAAACTAAAGTAGCGAGTTAATGTTTTTTGATAGTTTTTTAAACTCACATAAAGAAAAAAACTATCATAACTATAAGGAAAGAATATGAATAACATTGTAAAGTTTCCAAATGATTATGTACCACCTGAGCAAGAGACTCTCTCAGACTTGAAAAAGAATATTGAGAAGAACAAGGAAATTTATATCAACAATGTTGTTGATCAACACAGTAGTAATCTCTTAGCAAATATCTCTTTATCAGGATTTAACATAGACAAAGACGAGTTTATGAAAGATTTTGCTTTTACTGTAGAAACAATCCGTTCGTCACTTTATCGTAACATGGGACTACATCACCATTTTCAAGAACACATTGATGCTAATGTAGAAGTAACTGGTATTGAAGAACTAGGTGAGGATCAACAAATGTCTCTAGATTTTGGTAACAAAGATGATGAGTAGTGTAGACTTACAAACTCACGCCGTTCTCAAAAGAGAAGTTAATAATGAAAAACTACCAAAAGAAGTGAAAGAATGGTTAGAAAAAAGAATTGAAGAATTAGAGTCTAAGAAGGAGACTTGACAAAACACTCTAATATGTGATATAAATAAAGATAGATAATTAAATAGAGTAATATAATGATACTTTTGGACTTAAATCAGGTTATGATTAGTAACCTGATGATACAACTCCAAAATAACAATGACGAGATAGAAGAAGGTATGGTACGTCATATGGTTCTTAATTCTATCCGGTTGTACAATGTTAAGTTTGGAGAAAAATATGGTGAGATGATAATCGCCTGTGATGATAAGAATTACTGGCGAAAGAGTATCTTTCCTTATTACAAAGCACACAGAAAAGCAGACAGAGAAAAATCACCATTAGATTGGAATAACATATTCAGTATTCTCAATAAAATACGTGATGAACTCAAAGAAACATTTCCTTGGAAAGTTATACAAGTCGATACGGCAGAAGCAGATGATATTATAGCTACTATCTGTAATCGTTTTGGTAAGACACTCAAAGCTGAAGATGATATTGATATACTAATTATATCTGGTGATAAAGACTTTGCACAACTACAAAAGTATGCAAACGTAGAACAGTATTCACCAGTAACTAAGAAGTGGATACGTATCAGTAATCCAGAGTCTTTCTTACGTGAACATATTATGAGAGGTGATAGAGGTGATGGTGTGCCTAACTTTCTATCGGCAGATAATGTAATAGTTACAGGTGCTAGACAAAAACCTCTTGCATCGAAAAAGATAGAGAAATGGATAGGTTTAGATCCTAGAGATTTCTGCAATGAAGTGATGTTAAGAAATTACAAGAGAAATGAATCTTTAGTCAATTTAGCTTTGATACCTTCAGCTATCGTCAATCAAGTAAATGAAAAGTATGATAATTATAAAATACCCCCAAAAAGTGGACTACTTAACTATTTTATAAAGAATAGATTAAAGCTACTTATGGACAAAATTGGAGAATTTTAATGCCTGCAAGATCATTACATAGTATCTTTTCTGAAAACGAAAAAATAAAAGGAAAGATTGAACGTGTTCGACATATGAGAGAAAACTATACACCAGCAATGGGTATAGTTTTAGAGTTTACATATAACCCTGCGAATAAATGGTTACTACCAAAAGGTACACCACCATATAAGAAGAATGAAATACCTTGGGATAATCAAGGACAACTTCACCATGAAGTACGTAGGTTTTATTTGTTTACAGAGGGCAATACCGAAGCACAACGAAATCTAACCGATTTGAGAAGAGAAACTTTGTTCATTGATATGTTAGAAAATCTACCTGATGAAGAAGCTAAAATTTTATTAGGTATGAAAGCTGGTAAATTACCTTATAAAGGGTTCACTAAAAAGTTTGTTATGGAATGCTATCCAGCTATGTGTGAGTCTTGGGAATAAAATGTTTAAATTGGTTTTTATACTAATGATAATGAATGGTTCTGAAGTAGAAGGACAGATAACGTATTCTAGTATGCAGAAGTGTATTTGGTATGCAAGTCAAATAAATGCACATGAAGATAGATTAGTAGGTAATTATTCAGCATGGTGTAAACCTGTGGCTGTAGAAAAGGTAGAAGAATGATATATGGTTGGATTTTAATAGCAGTTACATTGTATCCAGATGGTACACTAGAGGGCGAAGGCTTAGATTATTTTAATACTTATGAAGCTTGTTTTGAAAAAATGAAAGAACTGTCAGTTACAGGACAAGGAATAGGGTACACTTGTATAGATGATTATGTTGATGTGAGGCATGAGATTTAAGAATGACAACTTTTATATCTGCACCTTTTGGAAACTATTTAAAATTCAAGAATGCTACGAGTGTAACTGGAACTTGGACATATCAACCTCGTCCAGGATTACTGAAGCAAATATTCAAGACACTTAGATATACAAACCAAGGGTGGAGAAATAAGCTAGGTTTAAGAAATGCTGGAATAAATTATGGATTGAAGAAAACTAATTCTAATGAAGTATTGAGTATTGCCGCCATTGACAAATATGATTGGATAAACTTAGACTCCATAATTCCTTCTAATCAGAATATTGAATTGAATATAAGTTGTCCTAATCTAGAAGTTCACCAAGATACCACAAATTTTAAAGGTTTTGATTTATGGACAAATAGAATAGCTAAGTGGTGTATCATTAAAGTTCCTCCTATCGCATCATACGAACTATTAGATAAGATAGTAGATTTAGGATTTACACAGATACATGCTAGTAATACTCTACCAACTGACAAAGGTGGATTGAGTGGGAAGGTATTATTACCTTATACTAAAAGAATTATTGAATATCTTAAATCTAAATATAATCATGTAGAAGTGATCGCTGGTGGTGGAATACAGAAATCTTGGCACGCCGAATATTATAAAAATCTTGGTGCTGATCACATAAGTATAGGCACAGCCTGTTTTAATCCTTATAAAGTATGGAAAATTGTTAACAAAAATGACTTTTGAAATATTTTCAATTATATGTTTAATAGCAACAGTTGCTATTGTACCAATATACATGTGGTTACTATACAATATTAAAAACTCATGGACATCGAACTCACATGACACTCAAGGTGGTAGTATGACTATACTTGAAAATGAAAAAGAACCAAAAGTAACTTGGATGGATCCGATAATTAAGAAAAATGATAAAAGAATATAAAGTAAATCTATCAGAAGAACAAGAAGGTTTTATTGAATGGGTGGTAAACGAAGTGGACTTTCCTTTGTATTCATTCTTCTCTACTCACTCTCATGGAAATATAAATCCAGTATTCGGGCACATACTTAGAACAAGAATTGATGATGAAAATAGTGATGAGTGGGGTGCATCAAACTCTGATTTTACACATAAGTTTGATAATATATTCATGGATTTTTGTAAAGAATATGATATAAAATGCAATAGAATACTTAGATCAGCAGTTAATTTCACAACACATCAACCTAGTGATTCTGAATATTTTATTCATCGTGATCATAATTTTTCACATAAAAACTTTCTCATGTATTTAAATGAGTGGACTGGTGGTGGAACTCGGTTCTTTGATGATGAGAAAAAACTTATAAAAACAGTAGGGCCACAGAAATATAAGGCAATTGTAAGTGATGGTGAACTTCATACACAGGAATATTGTGATCCACATCAAATAAGGGTTGTCTTAGTAGTGACATTTAACTAATGCGAAGAAATAGAAAAGTAGATCCAAAAGACTATATAAAGATAAGAATAGAGCAACTAAAAGAAGAGCGAAAGAAATCTGAAGATAGAATGACTCAAATGTGGATATATAAAATAGTTAGTGAATTGCAATACGTTCTTCAGATAATGGAGAAAAGAAGTGATAGATTACCCTGATGGTTTTAGCAACGAATGGAGAGAGTATATGACATATGATAAAACTACAGATCCAGATGCTGGACTAAAACTATATGACACAGAAGAAGCATTCAGTTTAGACTTTACTGCTAAGAAAAGAGAAGGCTTTACATCTACAACTGATCATGCCATGCGACATGAGATGCAAAGAATGGTTGATAAAATTAATGAACTTGAAAATAGAATAAAAGAATTGGAGAAAAAATGAGTACTGCTTTTATAATTGGAAATGGACCTACAAGAAAAGGTATCGACTTGAACGATTTAGTAGGTAAAGGTGAACTATATGGATGCAATGCACTCTATAGAGATTTTGATAAGTTTGATTATCTCGTAGTAATCGATGAACAGTTTAGAAAACTCATAGAAATGGGTGGTAAAGAAGGCTTCGTTGAAAACACTAAACTTATATTACCACCAGATGAAGAGTGTGTAGAAGAGACTACAGGTAGACGCTCAAATGCAGGTATGAATGCTATGAAAGAAGCTATAAAGCGTGGTGCTGAAAAACTATTTTGCTTAGGCTTTGATTTTGTTTTAGTAGACGAAGAGCAAAACACAGATAACATATATAAAGGTACTGAAGGTTACGGCGAAGAAACTCATGCTACATATGAGGACAGTAAGCATAGAGTAAATTATCTAAACTGGTTCATGAAAAATAATCCTAATGTTAGATTTACTTTTGTTATTCCTGAAGCAACTCAGTTGTTCAATATTGGTTTAGATTTAGATAATTGTTTTGGTATGTCAATTGTTAATTTTAACAAACACTACGGAGAACAGGTAGTTGTGGAAGAGGCTAAAGAAGCGAGTTAGAAGTTTATGGAATGTTGATACTATTATCGACATTGTAGTTGACTTTTTATTATTAGTTCTTGATGTTATTACTTCACCTATATTAATTGTAATAAGAATATTACGACACTTTTTTAATAACTGGATAAAAGAAAAAATTAAAAAAGCTTTGAAATGGTTCGCTCATAAAGTTCTGCGATTACCATAATAACTAATGCTAGTACATCAGGTAAAAGAATCACCACAATTAAAAAAACTACTATTCAAACTAACTATGCTATCAGCACTGGTTTGTTTTATCTTGACAAAGCTACATGAATGGCTTATACTAGATATAGAGCAAAAATGGTTGCTACAATTAATTGATTATATTATGAGAGGTAATTTATGAATATATTTTATTTAGATGAAGATCCAGTGAAGTGTGCTAGAATGCATGTCGATAAACATGTTGTAAAAATGATTGTAGAGTATGCACAACTTCTATCTACAGCACATAGAGTTCTAGATGGTAAAGAGACTATAGAACTATCTAAAAATGGACGTAAAATAAAAAGATATAGATTTACTAATAACTACAAAGAAGCTACTTACTACCTTGCTTGCCACGTTAGTCACCCATCAGCCGTATGGGCTAGACAATCATCTCTGAACTACAGATGGTTATATAATTTGTTTGTTGCATTGTGTGATGAGTACACGTATCGATATGGCAAAAGACACTCTACAGATGAAAAACTTAGAGTTGCTCTAGCTATGAAACCTATAAATATACCAGAGAAAGCATTTACACAACCCACACCTGCGATGAGTCATTATCCAGATTGTATAGTTGAAGGCGACTCACTGAAGTCATATCATAACTATTACATAGAAGCTAAAAACTCATTTGCAAAGTGGACAAAAAGAAGTGTCCCATCATGGTATCAATTCGCCCATTAACACAAAAAGTTATAGACGCTTTACGTTGCGTTCATGATCCAGAAATACCCAATATAAGTGTTCTGGATCTTGGACTTATATATGAGTTAGAAGTTACAGAAGATGGTGATGTTTACATTCAACACACCCTAACAAGTATGATGTGTCCTTTTGCGGATCAAATCTGCAAGGATATAGAAGAAGCACCTAAAGGTGTTGTCGGTGTAAAATCTGTAAAGAGAGAATTAGTTTTCAATCCACCATTCACTATGGACATGGTACCAGAAGATACTAAAATTATAATGGGGTGGGCATGATAGAACTAACAGAACGAGCAACAGAATATCTTAAAAAAGTTGGTAAGCCTAATGTATCACTTACTGTAAAAGGTGGGGGTTGTTCAGGTTTTCAGTATGAATGGGGAACAACAGATGAACCAGCTACAGTTGCTAATCTATGGTTAAATCCTATCGCAGAGATGTTTGTATTTGGTTGTACTATAGATTACGTAGAAGAACTTGGTGGTAGCTATTTAAAAGTAATTAACCCAAATGCAAAGGCGAGTTGCGGTTGTGGCGAGTCTTTCGCTGTATAAATACATTGTGATGAACAAGGAGCATTAATGCCTTTATATACATTTATGAACAAAGACACAGATGAAGTCTTTACAGAAATGATGTCTATCTCTCAGAGAGAAGAATATCTTTCGCAAAACCCAAACATCAGCCAAAAAATAGTGACAGTTAATATGATTAGTGGAAGCGGATTAAAGAATGATAACGGTTGGAAAGAAAACCTCTCCCGTATTGCAGAAGCACACCCTAACTCAGCATTGAATGATAAGCTTGGTGGTAGAACTACCAAACATGCTAAAGCTATGTCAACACTAGAAAAACATGGAGTAAGAAAAGGGACTTATTCTAACATAAAGGAGAAGCCATTGTCAGCAAACGATTAACAAGGAGAATCCATGTCAAACAATCTCTCATATTTTCAAAATAATATTGTACCATTAACGAATAAACAAAAGAGAAAGCTAAAAAGAGTAAATACGGGTTTAAGAATAAAAGAAATAGAACCCATGACGAAAACGCAAGAGAGAGTATTTAATTCATATTATAGTGGTAAAAATATAATGTGTCATGGTGTAGCAGGAACAGGTAAAACATTTATCGCAACATATCTAGCAACACAAGAAGTATTGAGTAATTATAATGACACACGTAGTTTACATATCATACGAAGTGTAGTACCAACAAGAGACATGGGATTTCTTCCTGGTAATCAAAGAGAGAAATCAAAAGTATACGAAGCACCTTACTATTCAATCTTTACTGAACTGTTTGAAAGAGGTGATGCTTATGAGATACTCAAAGGGCGTGAGCAAGTATACTTTACAACAACATCTTTCATAAGAGGCTTGACTATTAATGATGCGGTTGTTATAGTAGATGAATGTCAGAATATGACATATCATGAGTTAGATAGTATAATCACACGATTAGGTGATAATTGTAAAATAGTATTTTGTGGTGATTTTAGACAAAGCGATTTTAGATTTCAAGATGAACGAGAAGGTGTCTTAGAATTTATGAAAGTTATTAAAAGAATGAAGTCATTTGATTTTATAGAATTTGATAAACATGACATTGTAAGGAGTGATTTGGTGAAAGAATATATTATTTCGAAACTCGATCTTGGAATGAGTTGACGTTTACTCATTTAGGAATCGACATACCTGAAATTAACACTGAAACAATAGATGGTAAAAGATACTATGTAACACCTACAGGTGAGAAGTATCCATCTATAACGACAGTATTAGGGCATTTCAATAAGAAAGCTATTTACGAGTGGAGACAAAGAGTTGGTGAAAAAGAAGCTAACAAAGTCTCCACTCAAGCATCACGCCGAGGCACTAAGGTGCATCAGATGTGTGAAGATTTTATCAACAATGAACTTGATGAAAAGAAGTTCATGCCTTCTGATAGAGAAACTTTTAGCACTATAAAAGATACACTCTCCGAGAATATAAATAATGTTAGAGTTCAAGAAGCTACCCTTTATTCAGATTATTTAAGAGTCGCTGGACGGGTAGATTGTATCGCTGAGTGGAATAATAGGCTTTCCGTCATCGACTTTAAGACTTCCAGAAAACTTAAAAAGAAAGAGTATATTACGAATTATTTTCAACAAGGTTCTGCCTATTGTGTTATGTATGAAGAAAGAACAAAAACACCAATCGATCAAGTTGTAATAGTCATAGCAGTAGATGGTGAAAGTCCTCAGATATTTATAGAAAAGAGAGACAACTGGATACTATCTACACAAAAAAAGATAAAATTATATGGAGAATATTATGATAAAATATCTTAGTTTATTAGTGTTTATGTTATATGTTAGTTGTGGCACTATGTCGTGGGGCGATCATCAACCTTTATTAGAATCACGACACAAAATGTTTGAAAAAGGCGAAACAACAAATTCACAAAAACCAGTTGTATGTCAGCACCCTGATTTAATTTTACATACACTTACACAAGACTGGCAAGAAGCACCTATCATGAGATGGGATAATGTCTCTGTACGTGAGAATGGTGAATTAATGAATACTACAATAGGATTTGGTTTAAATAAACAAACTGGCACATGGAGTTTAGTAGAGTTTATAAGTGAAGATTGGGCTTGTATTATAGCGAATGGTTGGGGATTTACAGTTTTTACACCAGAATAAAATAAATAAAAAAAGTACTTGACGAATCACGAATCAATATGCTATAAATAAAGAGTTCGTTGAGACTAAGATGAAACTAGACTGGACATGGGGGCGGTACCCATCACCTCCACCAAGAGTACTTGCTCAGTACAACGCCTTCGTAGCTTCACAAGAGACAGTTCTTGAGACAGTTCGATGAAGACAAGAGTGGTAAGACACTTTAGAGTTTTTTGATAGTGGCGTATCAACAAGTATTCCTGTGGGGGTGAAATAGGATCGACAGGTAGGTAGTAGGTTAGTGGAGAACATTAAACTAAATGCAAACGATGATTTTGCACCTGTGGATTACGCACTAGCGGCTTAATCGCACCGAGTTTAGAGAGTGTACTTGGGAACAGAAACACTCTCACAGAATTTGCGAGTGTAGTATAATGGCATTATTTCTAGTTACCAACTAGAAGACAGAGGTTCGAATCCTCTCATTCGCTCCAAGTTTTACTCCGACGGGAGTAAAAGTGGTGCAAGGAAGAGTCCTGATGACAAGAGGGACAAACTTGACTACTTAGGGGTGGTACCCAGGATTTGAAAAACGAATACTTAGAAATAAGGGCTAGTTTAACAAGTTCACATCATCATACCAGATGAAAGTAGGTTCTGGCATAAATGGAAGATATGCTATCTTGTGATGTCAGTTGAGGGTAAAAGCGAGTCCCTCCCACACTAAATTTAAAAAGGTATTAGAAGCAGTTCTGATACCTTTTTTTATTATAAATACTAGTAGATTGTATTATATCATTACGTATCGTGACATTTAAGATTGTTTCATTATAATCGTTTTAATTAGTCAAGGTAAAGTAATGATAGATCCAATATCAGCAATGGCTGTAGCAGGCACCGCATTCTCAGCAATCAAGAAAGGCATACAACTAGGTAAAGATGTAGAGTCTATGTATGGTGATATAGGTAGATGGATGGGTGCAATCTCTGATGTTAATCAGGCAGAGAAGAATGCAAAGAATCCGCCATTCTATAAAAAGGTGTTTAGTGGTTCATCGATAGAAGAAGAGGCTATGAATGCCTTTGCCGCCAAGAAAAAGGCAGAGGAGATGGAATATGAACTGAAACAATATATTATGTTTACACATGGGGCATCTGCATGGGACGAACTGATTCGTATGCAAGGTAAGATACGTAAAGAACGTCAAGAGATGATTTATGCAAGAGAAAAGCAAAGAGAAAAAATAGTTAATATTATCATATGCACTATAGGTATAGGAATTATAGTAGCACTACTAGGTTGGTTCGCATGGTTCGTTTTTCAAACAAGTTACTTATTCGCAGGCTTTCGCTAATACTTTCAATAAAAATAATTTTACTGTTAATCTTTCTCATTCCAAATTATGCCTTTGGACGTGAGGAACGTAAACAACCTGATAACATCATACAATGCTTTTCTTGTTTTTTCAAGAAGTTCAGCGACTGGACATGGGAACAAGAAAAAAGACTGGGTAAGAGAGAAGATCCTAAGTATATAACATGCAGACGATATAAAAGAAAAACAGCGAAGAATGGACAACAAGTTTGTATATACAAGGGTGCAAACAGTACATATACATTGGTAGTTGAGGGGCAATGTCCTAGCGAATACCGATGTAAATATGATCCTCATGGTTCTGAACCTAATATTGATAGTGTGGTTGACTCGTTAAACGATAAGTTTAAAAAATAGACTTGACAAATAAACAACAATCATATAGAGTATAAGAATGATATTAGAAACAGCATTTTTGTGTCTAGCACTCAATACTTATCATGAGGCAAAAAATCAATCCATGGTAGGACAGATTGCAACGGCACAAGTAGTCATGAACCGTGTTGCAGATAAAAGATATCCTAACACAGTTTGTGAAGTAGTTAAACAAGGTCCAAAGTATAAAGGAAGCAATGTACCGGTTCGACACCGATGCCAATTTAGCTGGTATTGTGACGGCAAAGATGACATGCCTAAAAATGAAAAAGCATGGAAAAAAGCACAAGACTATGCACATCTTGTTTTATATAATAGAATATACATAGATGTCACAGAGGGTGCTACACACTATCATGCAACATATGTAAAACCTGCATGGGCTAAAACAAAGACTAGAACAACAAGAATAGAAAAACATATTTTCTATAGATGGGAAAAGTAAATGTCGCTTGAAATTATGAACGTGAGTAAGTTCTCTAAAATTATTGAAGAAGTTGTTATTGATAAAAGAATACCTTACATGGATGCAATTGTTTGGTATTGTGAAAGAAATGAAATGGAAGTAGAAGTTGCCGCCAAGCTTTTGAATAGTATTATAAAAGCTAAGATTGAAGCGGAAGCAAGTGATTTAAATTTTCTATCAACACCGAAAGGTTCTAAACTACCTATATGAACGGACTTGAAGCATATGGCTCTTATCTAGCAGTACGTAATCATTTCAAAACAGACTATGATTACTTTAAATATAATGGTAAGATAAAAGTAAATGAAGATAAGTTTCGCACTCGTAGAGATCATTATCAATTTGAGAAAATGGCACGTATCTACGATAGAGAGAAGTTCGTTCAATATCTTGTTGCTAACTTTGTTAACGAAGAAGATTACATATTTGGCATGTCACAAGGACGTGCAATGATGAATCACAAAAAATGGCAAAAGAATATAGAATCATTTAACTATCAATTTAAAGAAGATATACAGACTCTTAAAGATTATCACCCACAGTTTGATTCGTTGTTTATTGTAGGTGCAGATGGTGAAGTACACCCTTTTGCATTCAAACTTTATTTAAGAGAGAAGATAAACATAAATACTCTAGCAGTATTAAATAAATTGATTAACTATAGTGGTGTTTGGAGTAGACAAGAAAACACTATGCTTAATGATTTCGTTTTTATACTAAAAAAATATACTCCATTCCTTTATAGTTACATCAGTATAGACGAGACTAAATGTAAACAAACTATATTGGAGGTTTTCAATGAATCATGAAGTAGAAAAATATGTGGGCGAACTCAGAGAGTTACGTGAGCAAGTTGAGACAATGAAGCTACGAATTAAAAACTTAGAAAGTGAGTTGGAATGGAGAACTAAATATGGAGATTATATGTCACACCAAGCTAACATAAATGCTTCAGTACATAATTATAGTTATAATCGTCCTAAAGATAAATTTAAATTAGGTACTTGACATATACTAGTTTGTTATGTTATATTAGATACATTATATTATGATTCGAGTGGACAAATTAAATACACATATATACAGGAGATACACTAATGGCAACATCTTTCGCCTCACTTAAAAAATCTCGCTCAAGTTCTTTGAGCAAGTTAGTTACCGAAACAACAAAAATAAATGCACCGGCAGAAGGAAGTTCTGAAGACAATCGTTTTTGGAAACCATCTGTTGATAAAGCTGGTAACGGCTATGCAGTAATTCGTTTTTTACCAGAACCTAAAGGTGAAGACTTACCTTGGGTTCGTATATTTTCTCACGGCTTTCAAGGACCAGGTGGTAAATGGTATATCGAAAATTCACTTACAACTTTCAATGAGAAAGATCCAATAAGTGAATATAATAGTTCTTTGTGGAATAATGGTACCGATGCTGGTAAAGATCAAGCACGAAAGCAAAAGAGAAGACTCTCTTACATAGCGAATATCTATGTAGTAAAGGATCCTGCAAATCCAGAAAATGAAGGACAAGTGAAACTTTATAAGTTTGGAAAGAAAATATTCGACAAGCTTAATGAGAAAATGAATCCTGAATTTGAAGATGAAACTGCTACTAACCCATTTGATTTTTGGGAAGGTGCAGACTTAAAATTGAAAATTCGTAATGTTGAAGGCTATCGTAATTATGATAAGTCTGAATTTGCAGAGGTATCACCATTACTTGATGGTGATGATACTAAACTGGAAACAGTTTACGACTCAATGTTTTCTCTTCAAGAGTTTCTTGACAGAAAGCATTTTAAAACTTACGCCGAGTTGCAAGCAAAACTTGACATGGTGTTAGGTTTAGCTGGTGCTACAGTTGTACCTTCAGTAGTTACTGCTCAAGAGAATGTGGTAGAAATGCCTGTTCAAAAAGAAGCATCAGCACCTAAGATTGAATCTTCAGATAGTGATGATGAGAACTTATCGTTTTTTGAAAAACTAGCAGAAGAAGATTAATCTTTCTTTTACTCTCTTACACTAGGGCGTCTTATGGCGCCCTTTTTTTTAGGTATTATAAGGATAATTTTGAAAATTAGATGCTACTTTAGGACCTGTTTGAAAAGATTGATTGCTTATAGAGACAGTGTTAGAGGGTCCAACAGTTGTAGAGTTGTCAGTTAGTCTAGCACCACCAAAGCCATCACCAGAAAAATTAGCTAAAGCACTTAGCATATCAGCACTACCATTACCTGAAGGAGTACCAGTAGCAGTTTCGAAGTCAATAGTTCCTGATCTTAACTTAGCTAGAAGAGCTTCATTTTCTTTTTCAAGTTTTAATAATTTTTGTTCGTTACGTTCTTGATTACCTTGGGCTCTTTTAGTTGAATTTTCTAACATTACGATTTGATTCATTAATGCTTTTACCTGAGCCTTTTCTCCAATAAATGCTCCGGATAAGTCATCTAACTCTCTACCTGCCAATTTCTTTTCAATCTCTTCCTTTATTTTAGCAATTCTTTCAGCATTAGCTTTTTCCTGTTCTGCATTTTTAAGTTGTAGTTCAGCTAATCTATCTTTTTCTTTTCTATTCTTCTCAATATCTTCTTCTATCTTTTCATTCTCATCTTTAAACAATCTACCAACTACAGGTATACTTCTTATAAAATTCATGAAAGCGTTACTTATAGCTTTAAATAGTTTCATTATAGGATCAACAATAACTTTTGCCGCCCCTGCAAAATCGCCTGACAACAGTTTCTTTCCTGCTTCAAGTAGTTTTTCGATAACTTGCATTGGGAATGTTAGTATAGAAAATAAAGCATCTTCAAAACTAACATTTTCTTTTATCCACTTAGAGGCACTTTCAAAACCTAATAACTCCATAACTTTAGCTGGTAGTTTCACAAGTAACAAATCAAGTGGTGCACCTATAAAATCTGCTAAAAATTTGGCGGCACCTGCATTGAGTTTTTGAAATATATTGCCTTCAGTTTTCATGAACTCCATAACACCTTCACCGAAAGAAAATATAATCCCGATAGGTTTAAATATTCTACCTACCATTTTCAGAAATGCACCAACAGTACCACCTATTGCTCCTAAAAATTTACCACCTGCTCCTTCACCTGACATGAAGTTTTTGATACCAGTGAAGATATCTTTGAAAGGTTTAAATATTGTTTTAGCTGACTCTGATATAAATGTGAACGCACCACCACCAACTTTCTTAATAGATTCTATAACAGTAGCTACTCTGCCTTGAGGATCTAATAAAGGTGCCAGTGCTTGAGGTCCGCCTCGTAAAGCACCAAATAATGCGTTAGTTATACCTTGTCTTATAGCACTTATTCTTTCTGTTATTGTCATTATGAGAGGTTTCTGTGTTACAAAGATACCTTTAACTTTGTCAACTGTTAGTCTCTCTTTCGTACCAAATAGATTGAAGCGTATAGCCTCTCTAATCGCCTTAACATTATCAGGTATAGTTTTAGAAAATACACGCAACTCACCTAGTCTTCTTATAGCTCCCATTTCCCAACCTCTGAGTCCTACAAAAGCACCAGCTATTGCTGTTACACCTGCAAGAAATGCACCTATGCCAAAAGGATCAAGTTCTACTTGTTCAGCTTGCTCTTTTTTGTCCATTTCCATTTGAGCATTAAGCTTACGCTTCATCTCAAGTCTGTCTTCTGCTTCCATCTGAGCATCTCTGGCTCTCATTTCTTCAGCCATTGCTAATAGATATACTATATCTTTTAGATGTGTATTATTTTCTGATAGAAGACTATTTCGAAAAGCACCATCAAGTGCTATCTTACCTTGGGCGGCTAAGGTAAGTTGTGATCTTTCTTCCATCTTAGCTTGGGCGGCTCTATTGGTAGATTGATTGAGTCTGGGTAGAGGACCTTGTTCAGCCATTATTTTTTCATTCCTGATTTATCAAAGGCGGCAAATCCCATAAAAGCACCTACGATACCTGCCTGTGCTAAGTAAAAGAGATTTGATATGTCTGTGAGTAATTTAATTCTTTCATCTGGTACAAATGGTGTAAACATTATAATTGTGAATAATAACATAGATACTAGAGCAGTCCATGCCATATTTCTCTGATGCATTTGTTTTCTGTTTAATCTCTTCACTTCTTCAGTTTGTTGCCAGTTATCTATTTCAGCATCAGATACTACTCCGTCAGAGTTTGTATCCATGTCAGCATACTTAGACTGTGGTTCTAACTTCTTTGCTGTCATTTTTGTTTCCTTCTTTCCTCTTCTTCTTCTAAGTGTTGTTTCAATAATGTCACATAGATATCACGTTCAAAAGGTATCATATTCTCCAGTTCGGACAAGGAGTATTTATGATGATGCATAAGTGAAAAGTTGAGTTGATAGTAATTACTTAGCGAATTATGTACCAACCCTAAGTAAAAAAACTTTGTAAGCCCTCCAGCAATATAGTTTCTTTCTCTCCACACGCATTACATGTCCATTCTACAGTATGACTTAACTTAGGCATGTTGTTCATAAATTCTGTTATCAATGTAAATTGCTTCTGATTTAGTTGTTCCAACCATTCAGCAATCTCGTCTACAGAATAATCATTATAAACAGTTTCCTTATCATAGATAAAATCTACCATGTGTGCTATACTATGAAATATATTCACACCTTCTTGCACTTGTAATTTATTTAAATCGCCAGCACGAGGATATTTCATCTTTATACCTATAGTATCAGTAAGCATAATCTTACCATCAGATATCTCACCTTGTACTTTTATATCGTCTAGATTTATTGAAAGCGTTACTGATTCTTTACAGGAACTTTCTTTATGTCTTAATATAACTTCTACAGTTTCACCAACAGATTTGCCTCTGAGTTGTAAAAATAGATACTCTACATCGAAAGTTGGTAAGTCACCTACATTTACATTAGGTGTTAGTATACAATCATTCAATACCTTTATTGTGGCATTTTGAATTTCTACTGCATCTTGTCCTTCTAAAGCCATGTATAGAATTTTTTCTTCTCTGACTAGAAAAGGACGAAACTTAATTTTTTGTTTTGTTGAAGGTATCTCCGTGATAAACTCTGGAGACGAGAGTGCTGGTAAAGCCATAATAACTCCTCAATTATAATTTTCTTATCAATCCAAATGGTGTCTGTAATGCACCTGTTAATCCTGTTGAGCCAACAGATATGTTTCCTATTCCTGGTAGTGAGCCTGCTAATCCAAAGCCGTTTTCACCAAAAGAGAATCCAAAAGAAGCGCCGAGTCCTGGTTGGTTTGAATCGCCATACACTACTTTGTAATCTCTATATGCAAAAGCAACAGCTAACTTTGCAAACTCGTTTGCGTTCCAATTCATTTGTATAGCACCAACTGTTACAGGGTATGCTTCTTGTAATGTATGAACAGACATCACATCACCTGCTGAATTGAACTGTCTAATTGTAACATTACCCACATAATCATTATAGTAACTAACATTATGTGATCCTCTGCTAGAACCAAAAGCACCATGATTAATTATCTTGTCATGCCATGCATCAAAATATTTCTTTTCTTGTAAGTCTTCACTTAATAAAAACTGACAAGCAATATCGGTATATATGGCGCCATAAGGAACTTTTCTTAGAGGTCCATATATTCTATATTCTGTTGTAGATATTGCTCTTCCTGGAATATCAACAGTATCACAACGTAACATTAGATTTTGTTCTGCACCTGTGCTAACTGGTCCAGTTATCTGTACTTCAAAATGTGAAGCATGTGCAACACCAGTTTTATTTAATGTAGCTGTAAAATTTTGTACGTTAAATGGCACGCCTGCTTTCTCCCCATACTTTACTCTTACTTGCTTTCTCAAACCTTTCAACAGGTAAGAATAATGCTATATCCCATTCTGAAGCGTTTATCTTAATAAATCTAGAACGAACATGTTTAGTTAAGTATTTTTTATATGTTGGTTTAAACTCTTTATATTTAGCCGCCGAGCGTAATAATCCATATGATAAGCCTAGTCTGGTAGACGCATCATATCGTTTGTTAGTTGCTGTTGTATATAATGCGTCCATAAGTCTAGCACGTAAGACATGTGGTAAATAATGTAAGTTCAGTCCTTCAAACCCTCCTGGAGAGTTCTGCACTTTGAATATCAAAGGAAATCTATCGTAGTAAGGCAATGTTGATTTATTTTTAGGATCATAGTTGAAGAAAAACATTTCGCCTATACTAGTACGATTTTTAAATCTATCGTAGTCTCTGAGTCCTACATTTTTATTGAAGTCAGTTAAATCACCAGATTTTAGTTTGTTTGCACCTGAGGTTTTAGCTTGCTGTCTAAACCAATCTCTAGAGCGTTGTGTACGTCCTGGTAGTTCACCTCTGCGAACACCTCTCAGTAGTATATCGTCAAAAACTGTTGCCATTCTTGAATAGTTCTTTTTCTGTGAGTATCATAAACTTCCAGTTTCTGTCTTTACAATACTCTATTGCGTAATTCCACTTACTCTTATTTATACTCCATGTCTTTACCTCGTATAAATACTTCTTAGTTAGATTTTTTTGTGGAGTAGGTTCTTTGGTTTCTTTGTAAGGCTTTACTTCAACGACAATCGTTTCTTTTTGATTATGTTTATTGTTTACTTGAATAACGAAGTCGGGATAGTATCTGTGCCAACGTCCATCAAGTGCAGATTTGTAAGGTATGATTAACTCTTCAGAAGCCCATTTAAGAACATTGGGATTTTGATCAAAGTAAACCATACAGTTTCTTTCCCACAAAGAACGATAAATAATATTTGTAGGATCACCTTTGTACTTTTTAGGAAACTTGGGATAGAACTTACCTTTATAACTCATAGGGATATGTATAATGGCTATAACAATAGGTAACGGCAACGTCAATCTGAACACAGACTTCAAAGCTATTACAGATATACAAGGTAAACTAGCAAAAACAGGCATACAATTTGATGGTAGTAATGTAAGAATATCTGCAAGAGAGATGTTCATGAAGAAAGTTACTAACAGATTACCAAAAGGACATATTGCAGGATTGATGCCAAAAAGTATGAACACTGCAAGCTTGGTATATCCTGCTGATATTGATGATGAGCATTATATGAAAATAGATGCTGTAAAAAGAAGTAAACAAACAATCAAAGAGCCTAAAGGTAAAAAAGAAATATTATCTTCTATCGTATTACCTATACCAGGAAATCTACAAGTACAATATCAAGCAGACTATGAAAACAAATCATTAGGTATTATAGGCGGCGCTTCTGCCGGTAGACTAGGTGCTGGAAGTCAAGGAGCAGGTGCTGTATCAGATATTGCTGGTAGAATTGTAAACAAATTCAATACATTAGGTGTAGATGATCAAAGTTTAACAGAAATAGGGGCGGCAGGAGTTGTAACAGGTGCTACTGCATTGAGTGGTAAAGTTGGTGGTGCATTAGGAGCATTTATCATAGGTGCTGGAGGAATATCAGCCGTGACAACAGGCACACTTTTACAAGAAGGTGTTGCAATTAATCCTCATTTAGCAGTCGTATTTAGAGGTATAAACTTCAGAGATCATTCATTTACATATAAGTTTGTTGCGAGAGATCAAACCGAGAGTAATACAATAAAAAATATTATAGAATCTTTTAGATTTCATATGTTACCATCAAATGCAATAGGTGGTTCTGGCACTACGGCAGGTTTAGCTTTTGATTATCCTGATGAATTTGAAATAGCTTTTAGTGATAAGATAAGATCAAACTTATATGAGATAGGCACTTGTGTATTAAAGAATATGCAAGTAACTTATAATGGTGAGAACTTACCTATATTCTTTGAAAACACAGGCGCACCAGTTTCTATTCAAATAACATTATCATTTCAAGAAGTCAAGCTTCAAACTAGAGATGGTTTTACCGAATACTCACAAAATCAAACAGGTGCTGTTAGTGATATTCGTCCATCTGCAACTAGAGGAGAAGGAGCTAGTTAATGTCAAATTACTTTTCATTCTTTCCTACAACATCACATGATTTAAAAGATGTTAATAAAATTACTCAGGTAACAAATATACTTAGACGTTTTAAATTTAAAACAAAAGTAAAAGATATTGTTGGCACATACTACGATTACACAATGCATGAAGGCGACAGAATGGACACTATTGCAGAGAGATACTATGGCGATTCTAATCTAGCGTGGGTAATATTACATTTTAATGATATCGTTGATCCTTACTATGACTTACCTTTGTTTGGTAAAGAGTTCACTGATTACATTGTAGAAAAATACGGCTCAGTTACAACAGCGAGAGCGACTACAAAAAACTATTTTCAAATACTTGAACAAGAACAGCTACTAACTGACGGAACTAAAATACCAAAAAGACAAATAGTTGTAGATTTAAAAACATATAACACATTGTCAGCGTCTAATCGTGATTCAGAAACAGCTTATGATTTTGAAGAAAGATTGAACGAAGATAAAAAGAATCTAAAAATACTAGACAGAAGATATCTAAATCAATTAGTCAAAGAAGTTAAATCGGTACTAGCATAATGGTTTATCAAGATGCAATAATGCGTAAAGCTTCTGCATCAGGAGGCGATACATCAAAAGAGAACTATAGATTTCCTGGTGACTTTATACTAGAGCGTCTAGAACTTATCGATAAAGAAGGTGTACCAACAGATATATCAGCATTAAGTTTAGAAGTAAACATACTTCAAAATTTATTTTTACCTTTCATGCAAATAGAAATAGCAGTAAACGACTCAGCTGGATTTGTAAATGCTGTGTCGAACGGACTATCTGGTGGTGAAATTATATACGTTTCTTTCAAAACTGCCGATCCAGAATTTGTTATGAATAAAATGTTATTCGCAGTAAACGGTGTAAAAGAAAGAGTGAGAAATACTACAGGTAATGAAACATATGTTATAGAAGGTTATTCACTAGAACATTTCAACACCATAGATAAGAAGATATCAAAAGCATTCGGCTCTGGCTCAGGTAAAAAGATAAACGAAATTGTTCAAATAATATTTGATGAACACATCATGACACCTGAATTAAAATCAGTATATAACTTATATAAAAATGAAGGTAGAGAAGTATCGAAAACTGGTATACAAGGACTAACAACTACCACAGGTTTACATTCATGTGTGATTCCTATGTACAATCCTATAGAAGCTATTCGTTATCTATGTGACGAAGGTGTAGATGATGATACCGCATCTAAACTATTATTCTATGAAACTTTTCTAGGCTTTCAATTTAGAAGTTTAGGTAAACTAATTAAAGAAGAACCAAAAGGCGAAGAGTTTCTCTATCACCCATCATCTTATAATACTGATTCATATAAAGATGGTATGAATGCATACTTTATAAAATCTATAGATAGAATTAAAGAAAGCGATTTAACGGAACAGATGACAGATGGTTTATTCTCTGCTACAACGATAGAAATTGATCCTCTCAGAAAAGATTTTAATAAAACTGTTTACAAATACCAAGACGAAGTTGAGAGATTTTCTAAATTAAATACTCTAACTATTCCTGGTGGTGCAGATGATAACGCAATTGTTCACTTGAAAACATCAAGAAGAGGACATGATGTCGATAGTGTATTTGCACCTGAAGCTCCTTTAGCTCAGAGAGATGTTCTAAAGGATCCTTTTAGAGATAGTTATCTAAAACACTTGACAAATAATATAATTGTTATTACCATTCCAGGAAACTCAGCACTAAATGTAGGGGATACTATAGAATGTAAGTTCACTCCTGCAACATCGTTTGAAGAGGGAAAGGAAGAAGATAAATACACAAGTGGTAAATATTTAATAACTAAATGTAGACACGTTATAACTAAGCAAATATATGATACAGTCTTAGAATGCGTTAAAGATACAGGTATAGAATAATGATACTATCAAAATCAGAGTACGAAACTTTAAATAGTTTTCAAGAGTTAGAAGAGAAACTAATATTATTTAACAATGGTAAAAATTATGGGCAAATTGTTTTTATGGCTGGTGGTGCTGGTTCAGGTAAAGGTTTTGCGATTCAGAATTTCATGCAAGGCGAGAAATTTAAGGTACGAGATGTTGATGAATGGAAGAAGGCTCTTATCAAGCTTGCGAAAATGAAAGACAGTGATTCAGAACTAGCTAAACTGAATCTAAGAAATCCTGAAGATGTATTTAAATTACACACTATCGTAAGAGAAAAAGGTATCAAAAATAAAACACTTGACATGTTGTTAACAGGTGCTAAGAAAGATAGATTACCAAACATACTTTTTGATATCACTATGAAAGATAGTAATGATATAAGTGATGTTGCGCCTAAACTCATAGAAGCTGGTTATGAGCCTAAAAATATTCATCTAGTATGGGTATTAACAAGTTACAAACAGGCGGCAAAAGCCAACAAAGAAAGAGATAGAGTTGTACCTGATGCAATACTTTTTCAGTCGCACCAAAAGGCTGCCATGAATATGTTACAGAGAATTAAATCTATGGCTCTTGGTAATAGAACCGGTATTGGTAGAAAGTATGTAGATGGACAAGTACATGTTATTTTGAATAACAGAGAGAAAACAATATTTCACCCAGGATATGAAGGCAAAGCTGTCAAAGATTTTTCTTATGTTACGATTAAGAAGAGTGGACAAAACTATTTAAAAGATGCTGATATACTAGCTACTGTTATAAGATGGGTTCTAGCAAACTCACCATTATCACCTCAAAGTGTCAGTGCTTTAAAGAAAAGGTTTAAATTGTAATGTTAAATTATAATAGTTATATAAGAGAGCAGTATAGGAACTTACAAGAAAAAGTATGGAAACCTAATATGGGCGACTTAGCTGAACCTATTCTTGCATGTGGTGTGGCGGCAAAGTTTGCAAATCCCGATGCTATTGTAACAAGAACAGCTATTGAAAAACTTTTAAGAAAAGTAATTAAAAAGAATCCAGAAAATATAGATGGTAAACCTGGAGGTGAATTAAAAGTAAAAGATAATATCTTTCTTAGAGTTGCAATACGAAGAAGAGAATGGGAATGGTTGAAAGATGAAAGTCATTGGGAACTCATTGATTGGCAGTTCAAAGCAGTAGCACAATACTGTAATGATAAAAGTAGAAGTGTACAAGGTAAAATCGATCTGATGCAAGGTAAGGGTAGACGATTACACTTAATAGCAAAGGCATATATGTTGAATGGTAGAAAAGATGAGATACGTGTCGATGCTGATGGTACAGGTGATCAGAAAGGTACAAAAGCTGATATTAAGATTACACTGAATGGTAAGAAAGCAAACATGCAGATGTCACTCAAAGTAAAAGGTGGTGATCAGATAGGACAGAAAGCTGGTGTACCATTTGATAGACAGTATGAGATATTTAAAGAATTGGGTATTGATGTTGGACCTGCAAGAAAAGAATATGATGAAGCAGTAAAAGAAATAGATTTAGGTTTTTACTTTTTAGACAGAGCAGAAGTATCAAAAGGTAAAGATGATAAAAGACTACCCAAAGCTATAGAGATGCAAAAGCAATTGAGAGAAGCTAACTCTAAATCATATAGACTGGCGGCAAAAATTTGCAAAGCAAAGATGGACGCTGGTGATGAAAAGTTTGTGGGTAAATTAGCTGAATTTTTAATAAATTACGGAAGTCTAGGTGATAAACAAATAGAGATAATAACATTAACAACGAAAGGTTTCAAGAAAGCCAAGTTCGGTAGAAACTTTAAGAAACAATTATTAGAATACTATCCAAAACTAAAGGTTATATTCAATATGGACGATGGAGATCCTTCTATTGAGTTCTATGATCCTGAAATAGGAGATAGATCAAGTACAGAAGCTAGATTGTTTCGTATACGTGGTAAAACACTATATGAATCGAAAACGAAGAAGATAGATGGTAAGACAAAAAAAATCTTTCCATTGTATGTGAGAAACTTAGTTGAAGCTGGTGGATTATTATACAAACTAGCAGTAGATAGTTAAAGGAGATAATATGGCAGAAGAATTTTTACAAGAAATAAAAGAACCAAAACACACAGATGATCCTCATGATTCAGTAGGTAAAGAATCTCTTGATGGATATATTGAAATAGATATTTTCAAACCAGGAAATAAACCAAAAGATAGACATGTTTCACAAGTAACAATCAAAGATGGGAAGAGGATAGTTGGTGATGAAAAACTTCCTAGGGATAAATGATTTTATATGGTTCTTCGGGGTTGTCGAAGACCGTAATGATCCTGTACAACTCGGAAGGTTGCGTGTCAGGTGTTATGGTTGGCACACCGATGATAAGAACGAAATACCTACTGACAGTCTTCCATGGGCAATACCTATCCAAGATGTCACTTCCGCAGGCGTCAGTGGAAAAGGTAAATCGCCTACGGGAATCCTTGAAGGATCGTGGGTTATTGGATTCTTTGCAGACGGAAAGAAAGCACAACAACCATACATAATGGGAACAATAGCTGGAGCGCCTAAGTTTTCAGCAGATAGTTCAAGAGGTTTCAATGATCCAAATGGTAAATATCCTTTATATGTTGATGAGAGTGATGTTAACAAACTTGCGAGAGGCACTCCTACTATTACAATTGATAGTGATGGCACTATTGGAGCGCCTGAAGCGTCTTATAAAGCCGAGTACCCCTACAATCATGTAACGGAAACTGAGAGCGGACATGTCATTGAAGTTGATGACACACCTAATGCAGAACGTATACAAGTCTTTCATAAATCAGGAACAGTAATAGAAATACAACCTAGTGGCGATGTAGTCATACAACAAAAGAATAATTTTCAGACTATATCTGGTGATAATAATATACACACTACTGGTAACTTAAATTATTTTGTTGATGGTGATATAAACTTCAATACAAGAGGAAACTTTAATGTTACAACATTTAATAATGTTGACATCAAATCAAAACGAATAGATTTAAATAGTACAACAGGTGATTTGTATACACCAGAACTTATAGATGATGCTATATTATTTGAAACCAATATTGTAAAACTAAAACCTGAAGAAACACAAATAGAACCAGATGTAGAGTATCCAGATAATCCAGAACAAGTAGAACAAACTGACGGTAAGAATCCAGAAGATGTAAAATATCCAGAGAAAACGCCAGCTACTTGTGGTTCACCTGATAACCCACACAGAAATCCAATTGATGTTGCAACAGAACTGATGAACGAAGGTGGTTGGAAAGAAACAGGTAGTAATCCTAAAATTAAGTTTCTTTGGGACGAGATTGGTTATAATGGTTCTCAATACGCAGACAGAACAGCGTGGTGTGCTGTGTTTGCTGGTGCAGTACTCAAGCGTTCAGGTAATAAGTACATACAAACAGCATCATCGCAAGCATATTCACAATATGGTACTGAAGTAGCAACAGCACAAGGTGATAAAATAGATTTGACAAATCTCAAAAGAGGAGATATATTGGTATTTCAAAGAGGTGGTTCTGCAAAAGGAACTGGACACGTTGCATTTGCCACAGGTAACTTCACAGATACGCATATAGAAGTTATTGGCGGTAATCAAAGTAATAGTATTACACAAAAGAGATATAAACTTAGAGGTGGTTTCTTCTGGAGATTAAGAACAGTCAGAAGAGCGGTAGCATGTGACGATGGTACCACACCAGCTCCAACATCTACAGCAATATAATGCCAGGTATAGTTCGAGCAACATTAGACAAGAATGTCAAACATGAGGATCCTTTCACACCACTACCTCTTCATCAAACACCTTACACTAAATCTGGTGCTAATGTGTTTGTCAATGGTGAGCCTGCAATTGTTGTAGGTGATAAAACGAACTGCGGTGATGAAGCACTCGTTGGTTCGCCTAATGTCTTTATTAATGGCAAAGCTGTACATAGAAAAGACGATGCTACAAAAGGACACGATAAGTTTCTACCTAGTAAAGCAGAAACAGGTTCAGAAAATGTATTTGTAAATGGTGATTAATAGTTATAAATAGACAATAGTATTTTATCATTATATGAAGGAAGAGTCAAGTGAATTATCATGATAGTTTGTTAAATCTTTTTGAAACTTACATAAGAGAGAGTGAAAAGTTTGAAAACGGAAATAAATCTGCTGGTACAAGAGCAAGAAAAGCTTTGGCAGAAATATCTAAAATCTGTACTGTAAGAAGAAAAGAGATACAAGAGAAGAAGAATGCCTGAAACCAGTCAAGTCATATACAGCGATTTCGATAATCAGTTTATCACAAATCCTATCACAAAGTCTTTAAATAAAAAGACTAATAGAGATGCAGTTAAACAAGCTGTAAAGAACTTGATATTGACTGATTTTGGAGAACGTCCTTTCAATGCAGGTATTGGTTGTAGTATTAGAGGATATCTATTCGAACCTTTCACTGCGTATCTACAAGATCAAATAAAAGAAGCCGTCTTTACTACAATACGCAACTATGAACCAAGAGCCAATATTATCGATTGCTTAGTAGAAGATAGAATAGATTTAAATGCTATATCAATAACAGTTGCATTCGAAATTGTAAATGATCCTCAAGCAATTGTTCTAGATGTAATTTTAGAAAGAGTACGATAACATGTCTGCTAACACATATTTAAATATAACCGAAGTTGATTTTGCTGATATCAAATCTAATTTAAAAACATATTTACAATCTCAAACACAGTTTAACGACTATGATTTTGACGGTAGTAATATGTCCGTTTTGTTAGATGTATTATCATACAACACACACTACAATGCATTTTATACCAATATGCTTGCAAATGAAATGTTTCTTGATACAGCACAACAGCGTGACAGCGTGGTATCTAGAGCAAAAGAACTAGGTTATATCACACGTTCTGCAAGAGGCGCAAGTGCAAATGTCACAATCACTTTTACAGGCGTATCAAACGCAATATCAGAATTTGCACTACCAAAGAATACAACATTTACAACAAGCATAAACAATAGAACATTTACATTCGTTACACCTGAAACAAACATAATAAAAAATATATCAAATACATTTTCAAAAGCAATAACGATAACAGAAGGAACACCAGTCACACAAGAGTTTACAGTAAGTGATGCATCGCCTGTTAAGTATGTTATACCGAATGAGAATGTTGATACACGAAGTATTCGGGTGGCAGTTAAAGAGTCTTCAACCTCTTCTGCAAATACTATTTACACACAAGCAACAAACATACGTGATGTGAATAACCAATCGGCTGTTTACTACTTACAAGAGACACATGATAAACAATATGAAATATTATTTGGCACTGGTTCTCTAGGAAAACCTGTAGTGAATGGAAACATAATACAAGTAGAATATAGGGTATGTCATGGTATACAGACAAACGGCGCTAATACTTTCTCTATTGATAATTTATCAGTTACTCCTAGTTACACAAGCACTAATCTCGCAGTAAATTCAGTAGCGAGAGGAGGAGTAGAAATAGAAAGTGTTGATAGTATAAAGTTTAACGCACCAAGAAATTACAAGATTCAAAATCGTGCAGTTGTTGCAAAAGACTTTGAAAGAATAATATTAAATGAGAACACTAATTTATCATCAGTCGTAGCATTTGGTGGTGAAGAAGCAGAACCTGCCGTTCATGGTAAAGTTTACATTGCTATAAAACCTCAAGGTGAGTTAATACCTACAGCAACACTAAAAGATGAGATAAAGAACTCTATTAAAACTAGAACAATGTTAGGTATTGATCCTCTAATTATAGATCCAACATATCTATATGTGATACCCACTATCACAACTTACTACGACACACTCAAAGCAAATATAGGTACTTCAGCAATACAAACACTTGTACGTGATTCTATATCTAATTATTCAACAAATAGTTTAGAACAGTTTGGTAAAAAACTACGATACTCTAGATTTGTACGTAATTTAGATAATACAAATGACGCAGTATTGAATAATGAAGCTGAGTTTCAGATGCAAAAAAGATTTGTACCTAGTAGAACAACAGCAACGCTTGTAGACTTGGAGTTTCATAATACTATTGAGAAAAACTCGGTAACATCTACGACATTTACTTTTAATGATTTTATCGCACAGTTAGATGATGACGGTTTAGGTAATATTAGAATTTTTAGATTCAATGATCAGAAAGAACAAGTGTTTATCGATGCTACAGCTGGTACAATAAATTACATAACAGGTAAAATATCATTGAATAAATTTGTTGTGTCAGCTTTTGATGGTATAGAAGTAAAAGTAAATGCTAGTCCTGTAAATAAAGATATCGTGCCTCTAAGAGAACAGATTATAATTATATCTTCCGCCGATGCAGTTATTAATACACAAGCAGAGGTTACTAATTAATGGCACTTGATGCAAAACTATCAACATTAGTAGAAAATCAGTTTCCTGCTTTTTATAAAGAAGAAGGTCCTAAATTTCTTGCTTTCATTAAAGCTTATTACCAGTACTTAGAAACAACTGGTAAACAACAAGATATTCAGAGAAACTTAAAAAACTACAAAGATATTGATACTACATTAGACGAGTATATACAATACTTTCGTTCAGAGTTGATGCCTGAAATACCTGATGACGCTCTTGCGGATAAGAGATTGCTTGCCAAACGTATTAAAGACTTATATACAACAAAAGGTACAATCGATTCGTATAAGTTATTATTTAAAATACTTTATGATGAAGATGTTGAAATAAATTTTCCTGCGGATCAAATGCTTAAAGTATCTGATGGTGATTTTAGAATTGACAGATACTTGGTTACTCATCATGATCCTAGAGCGTATACTCTCATAGGAAAAACAATAAAAGGAACTGATAGTCAAGCTGAAGGCTTAGTAGAAGACGTAAAAAGACTTGTAGCTAAAAACAGAGATGTTGATCAAATTCTTTTGTCGAATGTAAAAGGTTCTTTTAATCATTTAGAAGCAATACAATTAAAAGGTGTACCAAATAGTTATGCACCAATTGTTGAGTGTGGTATACGTAGAGTTACAGTTGCAACAGGTGGTGGTGAATATAGAAAAGGTGATATCGTAGATATTATATCTTCTAAAACAGGTGCATTTGCCAAAGCAGTTGTAACAGATACTACAAATTTACAAAGTAAAGTTAACTTCAATCTCATAGATGGTGGTTCAGGTTACGTAACAAGTGAAGAAGATCAAGGCACAATATTAGAGTATGTTGGTGGAGATGGAACAGCACCTGCCAGTTTTAAAATATTTGCTGGTGATTTGACTGATACTTTTGCACTTAGTTTATGTGTAAATAAATTTGCTTCAAACACTATTTTTGGTTCTACTGCACCTAGAGTCAACTACAGAGATGGTAGTTTCGGCATTATGGATTCACATGCAAATACTTTGTTATCTAGTCCTGATTTTGGGTTTAGAGAATCTAATGAAACTTTGACAGAAGGAACAAATTTTAGAACAAACGCAAATGCTGTTTTAATTATAGCCAACACTTCTGATCCAGGTGTTGTAGTTGGTGATAGTTTATTTGGAGTAACTTCTTCAGCAAACGCAATAGTAAAAGCTATACGAAGAACATATGACACAACATTAGATAATGTTATTCTTGCAGTTGATACTTACAAAAATTTTCAAGCCAATGAAAAGGTTAATAAAGGAACAGATGAGGGTACTACAATAGGTACTGTCAAAGCAACAGGCGGTTTCTTTGCAAATACAATAGGTTATCATGTTATTCAAGTAGCAAACACTGATGGTGGTGGAGGAGTAACACAAGGCGATGAACTTGTAGGAATTAAATCAGGTGCTTTCGGTGTTGTTAAAAAAGTATTAGACATTACAGCTAGTAATCAATATGATCATGATGGTGATAGTACTCCTGATAGAAAAATTATTACTATGCAAGTAACATCAAATACTACATCAAACACAACAAGTCAATTCGATGCTGGAGCCATGAAAGCATTTATAGAAAAAGAAGGTATTAGAAAAGTTGATAGTTCAGTTATCGTAGGAAACAATGTGAGTCAATCTGCTAATACATTAATAGAAAATATTCATACTAAATTATCTGATTCGTTGTTATTTGTCAACAATACAGTTGGTACAATTGCTAGATTATCTAATAGATTAGGTGGACAGAACTTTACAGTGGCACCTAAAGTTGTAGTAGAGCATAGGAATGTTGCCGCCTTAGGTATCGGCGAAGCTTATCTTACTGTTCAATATGACGATATAAATTTTGCTACAGGCAATTCAAATATAACAGCACTTGATACTAATGACAGATTAGAACAAGCAACAACTGGTGCTAAAGGTAATATTATGAATGTTGGACAAACAATTCAACATGCCAATACAACTTATCAAACTGTTCTTAGATTATGGCAAGATGATTTGCAAAGAGAACCTGGAAATATTAATTGGGCTAATGATGCTATTGTAACTACAAAACATTTTGATGATGCAAGTCGAAGCTCAGTAAAAGGAACAGGAACAATTAAAATAGTAGGCGTACAAGATGAAGGTGTATTAGGTGAAAACGCAAATATCACAGCCGATGTTGGTGCAAATGGCTCTATAAAAACTGCTAGAGTTATAGACTCTGGTTTCTCATACAAACCAAAAGAAACAATACTTTTTTCTTCTTCAGGTAGAACAAATGCCATTCAAGCAACAGGCACAATTACTATAGATGGTATAGCAAACGCTGAAGGTTATTATGCGTCTACAAGAGGACACGTATCATCATCTAGAGGTTTTATACAAGATAGTAATTTTTACCAAGAGTTTTCATATGAAATTGCCGCCTCTATAGCACTAACAAGATATAGAGATGTTGCTTTGAGATTGATACATCCAGCTGGACAAAAGTTTTTCGGAAAATTTAAAGTTTCGACAAACGCTATGAGTCAATCAGTATCTACAAGTTTAATAAGAACAAGAAAAGTTGCAACAGGCACAATAGCCATCAATAACAATGCAAATACGATAACAGGAACTGGTACACAATTAACAACAGAATTTGCAAACGGACAATCAATAATAATAGGTCCAATTAGCAATGTCTTTTATCAAGCACGACTAAATATAGTCAACAGTGCAACTAGTGCCAATCTCGCTGTGAATTGGACACATGGTAATATAACAGGAGCAAATGCTCATTATTTTTCAGGAACGGTATCATAATGACTTCTTATGCTAGTAAAGAAATGAACATCATGGGTGCAAAAGCTTTTGTAGACTCTGTAAATGAGTCAGACGGAAGAAGCACAAAAAATTCTACAATACTTTATGCTGTTCTAGGTAAAAGTACACATTGGCCCAACGAGCCCAATGCACCTACAGCTACAGAGACAATAAAAGATAAACATTACACTATCTGGAAAGATGCCATAGGAGCTAAGAAAATAAACCCGTCAGATGTAAGTCATGTTGTTCCTAGACATGATTGGGCTACAGGTAGAGTTTATCCTATGTACAAGCACACAAATACTAACTTATACTTATCCGACTTCTACATATTAACAGATCAAAATAATGTGTATAAATGTTTGTATAATAATAAAGGTGGGCAGTCAACTGTGAAGCCAGCTGGTTTCTCAACAACACCTTTTACTACATCAGATGGTTATACTTGGAAGTATATGTACACTATCAGTTTAGGACTAGCAAGTAAATTCTTGACAGCATCACATATGCCAGTTCAAACTCTCTCAGAGAGTGATGGTAGTGCAGAGCAAACTAATCAACTTGCAGTTCAAAATGCATCAGTAAACGGCGCCATTCAGATTATAGAAACAAATGATGTAGGTTCAGGTTATGGTATGTTAAATAGTACCGCTGTTATAGGTGCTACATCAACTACGGTTCAGTTAGCACAAGGTAATCCTTCTTCAGTAGATAATCATTATAACGGCGACTCAGTTTATATTCAGTCAGGCACTGGACTAGGACAACTTAGAAGAATTGTAAATTATGATGGTTCTACAAGGACTCTTACGACAAATACAGGCTTTACAACAACACCTGATACAACTTCTACTGTAATTGTTTCACCAACAGTAAATATAATAGGCGATGGTGTAGGTGCTTTAGCTTATTCACTAGTAAATACAAATGGTAATATATCGAATGTAAATGTAATAGCAACTGGTTCTAAGTATACACATGCCAAAGCTTTTATTACATCAAATACAGTTACAGGAACTGGAGCAACTGCCAATGTAATCATATCACCCATAGGTGGACATGGTAAAGATGCAATAAGAGAATTAGGTGGTAATAAAATCTGTCTAAATGCACAATTTAAAGGTAGTCAAGGTGTTTCAGCAACAGGTAAAGGATTTGTTCCTGCGAATACAGAATTTAGAACAGTAAGCATTCTCAAAGATCCTATTCTTAAAGTTGATTCTAATAACGCTATTATGACAGAAGCAATAGCAAATACATCTAATAGTGCAGACACATTAAGATTAACAACAAGATTAAATATTTCATATCAACAATTAATAAATACTATACCACAGAATCAGTTTCAGATAGATGATGAGATAACAAATGAGAGAATGAGATTGAATGCTGAAAATGGTACTATTGGATTCATTACTGAACTAAATGCGTCAGCAAGAGAAAATGCTTCTGTAGCACAAGCATCAAATGGTGCAAACGGAACAATAGTTTTTATTAAAGATGATGAGTTATTAAGCGATACATCATTCTTTAATATCTATCTAAATAATGTAGATAGTTATGGTAATCATGTCGCTTTTACGAAAAACGACATTTTGTTAAAAAGAGGAAGTTCTACAAAAGTTGCAACTGTATCAGATATATCAGGTCCAGAGGCAAATACATATTCAGGTGAATTTATACATGTAGAAAACTTTCAGAAAGTTGATAGAGCAGTAGATCAAACTGAAGATATAAAAGTTATACTAGATTTTTAAAGGTAAAGTAGATGGCACTCGAAACAAATTTAAACCAAAGTCCTTACTATGACGATTTTGATGAAACAAAAAACTACAACAGAATTTTGTTTCGTCCTGGTTTTGCTGTACAAGCTAGAGAATTAACTCAGCTACAGACAATACTACAAAATCAAATAGAAAGATTTGGTAACGAAATACTAGTAGACGGTACAATTGTTACAGGTTCTGCTCTAAAAATAGAAGATATAGACTTTGTAAAACTCAGAGATAAAGACGCTAATAACAGAGTTATTCTACTAACAGACTTTTTCTCAGGTGGTGTCGTAGCAAATGCAACAATCACCGGTACTACTTCAGGTATGACAGCACAACTAATAGATGTTGCTGATGGTTCTGAGGCGGCTAATCCAGACAACATGACACTCTTTGTCAAATACACGAACTCAGGTACAAATAACACAACAAAAGCTTTTGTTGACAATGAAGTTCTTACTTTAAGAACTAGAACAGGAGCAAGTTTCATAGTTGCCGCCAATACGGGAAGTTCTAGTTCTACAGGTTTAGGTACAAGAGCATCGGTATCAGACGGTATTATTTTTCATAAAGGGCATTTTGTAAGAGTTGGCGCTCAAAGTCATATAGTAGATAAGTATAGCACATCGCCATCAAAGAAGGTGGGCTTTCAAACAGTAGAGACATTAGTTAACTCAAACATTGATAGTAGCTTGGCAGACAATGCATCAGGTTCTACTAACTTCGCCGCCCCTGGAGCAGACAGATTAAAAATGTTACCTACTCTTGCATCAAGAGTTACGGGTGCCGCCAATACTGCTACTTTCTTTACAATAGCTGAATTGAAAGATGGTGTACTAATTCGAAACAACAAAGACACAATGTACTCAGACATTGGTAAACATGTCGCTATGAAGTTTCACGAAACATTAGGTAACTATGCAACAGAACCTTTTACAATTCGTGTTCGTGAACATCTAAAATCTAGTGAGAACTTAGGTAGATATAATTCAGATGAAGGCGGAGATGCAAATAAACTTATAGCTGAAGTTGACAAAGGTATTGGTTATGTAAACGGACAAAAAGTTCAATTAATAAATCCTACACCTTTAGAAATAGATAAAGCAACAGACTTCACTACAAGAGATGCAAGAGTTTTAACACAAACTTTTGGAAACTATGTCTTTATTAAAGAAGTTGCTGGTACATGGGACTTTCAAGGACTTAGAGAAGTCTCATTACGTAGTGCCGCCGGTACAGCAATAAGTAGTAAAACTTTTGGCGATACTACAGCTCCAGGTTCTGAAATAGGTACAGCTAAAGTAAGAGGCTTTTCATATCACTCAGGCATAGCAGGAACTGCCGATGGACAATTTAAATTATATCTATTTGATATAAGAATGAATAGCACTAAGAACTTTGCAGATGTACGTTCAATATTTGAAGCAGAGTCAACACACAACTCAATAGCAGATATTGTTCTTACCGGAAGTAATGCTGTTCTGCAAGAGCCAAGTAATAACCTATTAGTATTACCATTCTCAGCATTAGGTACAAAAACTTTAAAAGATTCGTCTAATAATGTTGATACTCAGTTTGTTTTTAGAACCGAAAAGACAGTTACATTTACACCTTCTGGTGCATCATTGAGTGCTACAGTTACAGCAAACTCAGCACATGCAGGTGGTGTAGAAACTCTCAATGAAACAGGTAGTCCTTTATCAGCAGGTAATGAGAGAAAAGTTATTGTGGTATCTAAAGCACAAACTTTGACAGTTCCTAGAAGTGGGCATATCGCATCATTTGGAACTAAAACAATAACAGGTGCTGGTGGTAGTAAATTCAACGAAGACTATCAAGCAGGTGATATTATAAGATTGACAGATAGTACAAATCCTTTTACAGGTAGTGCAGGAACAGAAGATCATATTATAGCAAGTATCAATAGTGCTACAAGTATCACAACTAAAGATACAATATCAGCAACAAGAAGTGGACTAGGAACTAGTGATGCTGTATCGCATCGACAAGTATTTCCAAAAGGTTATGTTTTCGATACTTCCGCCAATGGTATCATACAGTCTTCATCAACTCAACACAACATAAATTTACAACAAGCTAATGTTGTAAGCAGTTTTTCTGCTTCTGTATATTTTAATGTTCTACGCTCAAGTGCCGTGCCTACTGCAAAAACAATTAAAAAGAGTAGATATATAAACATCAATACCCAATCTCATTCAGCAGGCGCAAATGGTCCGTGGAGTTTAGGTGTTGCAGATGTTTTTAAAATAGAAGCAGTATATCTTGGAGCAGATACATCATCAGTTACCACAAGTGATCAAAATGTAACAAGTCACTTTGATCTTGACACAGGACAAAAAGATGATATGTATGATATAGGAAAACTTGTGAAGAAATCTACAAGTTCTCTCAATATAACAAACAAAGCTATACTTGTCAAGTTCTCATTTTTCGAAAGAAATACTTCTCAAGGTATAGGTTTCTTATCAGTAGATTCATATCCAGTAGATGACTCAACAGAAAGTGCAACAACTATTAAGACATTTGAAATACCAAAATACAAATCAGTTACAACGGGTAAGACATATGAATTGCGTGACTCTGTAGATTTTCGTCCTATGAAAGCCAATACTTGTGATCCTACTACAACAGCTACGATTGCAGGTTCACCAACAAATCCAGGAGCAGAAAAGTCAGCACCTAATACATTTACTATAGATTCAGATGGTGCATATAATGTTGCGCCTGACGAAAACTTTCAAGCAGATATTCAACAATATCTACCTAGAAAAGACAGAATTGTAATTACAGAAGAAGGTAAACTAGAAGCTATCAAAGGTATACCTGCCGAAACACCAAAAGTACCTGAAGAAAAAGCAAACGCTATGACATTAGGTGTTTTAAATGTACCTGTATATCCATCTCTATCATCAAAAGTTGCTAGAGATAATGATAAAGGTGACTATGGTGTAAAACTTACGTTAGAAAATAATAGACGATACACAATGAAAGACTTGAGAGGTATCGATGAGAGATTGAAGAATGCTGAATATTATTCTTCATTAAACGCTCTTGAAGCAAGTGTAAAGAATAAGCAGTTATTTAATGGCTCTGGCTTTGATAGATTTAAAAATGGTTTCTTTGTAGAAAACTTTGACGGACACAATCTATCAGATTCAACAAAGAAAGGCTACAGAGCATCTATTGATAGAAATAAAAATATACTACGTCCTTACTTCAAGAGAAGAGATATTCTCATGGAGAAAGATAAGTCATTTACTTCTACAAATGTTACACAGACAGGCAACTTACTCACATTAGCTTACACAAGTGTTTCTTTTATAAATCAAGATAAAGCAAGTAAAGCTAGAAATCCAGTTCAAGAATTAACATTTAACTGGCAAGGTAACTTGACATTAGATCCACCTATGGATAATACACCTGACATTACAGCATTGCCTGATATTCAAATGGATTTCTCAGGTATGTTCGATGCTTTTGAGCAATTGGCTGCCTCTACAGGATTTACTGGTACCGATTGGGGCGGTTGGATTAATACTGACAATGCTCAAATTACAAATATAACAACAGAAACTAATAGTTCAACAATATCTACTGTAGGTACTTTGCAACAAGAACAGATACGACAAGGTATTCAAACATCTATTAGTCCTGCTAATCAGACATTTAACATAGGTAACTATGTACAACAAGTAGCTGTTCGTGAGTTTATGCGTTCAAGACTTGTTAAGTTTACTGCACATGGTATGAAACCTAGCACAAGAGTTTATCCTTATTTTGATGATGAACAAGTAAGTGGTTTTACAACACCAACAAACTCTGCACACGCAAATACTGCCGCCGAAGGTAGTGCATTGATTACTAACTCAGCTGGTTCTGTTCATGGTGTGTTTAGAATACCTGATACAAATACCTTGAAGTTTAGAATTGGTACTAGACGATTTAAATTACAAGACGTTGCAAACAATCAAATAGCAAGTGATTTGACAACAACATCTTCTTTCGCAGATTATACTAGTATACCTCTTACAATTACTCAAAGAGGTGCTTCTATGAATCTTGTAGTTCCTCAAGTAAATACAGAGGACGTAACAGAAACAAGAACTCAGACTTCTAGAGTTGTACTCAGCACACGTTCTGTAAATCCAGATCCTATATCACAAACATTCTCAGTAAATGAAGAGCAATCTTCTGGTGTTTTTATCACTAAAGTTGATTTATACTTCTTCAGAAAAGCAGGTAATTTACCAATCACTGTTCAGATACGTGAGGTAGAAAACGGACATCCTACGCCTAATATTCTGCCATACGCATCGAAAACTTTATTTCCATCATCTATAAATGCAAGCACAACCTCTGCTACAACAGCGACAACATTTACATTTGACTCACCAGTATTTTTAAAGAACTACAAAGATTATTGTATCACAATAGTTCCTGCTGGTAACTCAGATGAGTATGCAGTATGGGTGGCAAAACTAGGTGCAAAAGATGTTGATACAGGCGAGTTAATTGATAAACAACCAGGTGCTGGTGTTCTACTTAGTTCTGCAAACGATAAAACATATACAGCTATTCAATCTGAAGACTTAAAATTTCAGTTGCATAGAGCCGAGTTTTCAAAGACACAAGGTACTGTATTCATAGAAAATCCTGATAACGATTTCTTCACATATGATAATAAAGCTGGCACATTTAATCCTGAAGAAAAGATACGTGCTGAATCTGTATTGAAGTTTTCTAATAATCAGACTGTATCAGTAGGGCATGTTCTTAAAACGAAAGCTACATCAGGTGCTAACTTTGCAAATGGTACTGTAAGACAGATTGTACAAAACAGTGTAGCTGGACAAGTAACTGTCAAGCTAGATGCTTATGGTGATTTTCCAACAACCGCAAGTTCTAATACTAATAATGTTTATATAAGTGGTAGTACAACACACGGAGGTTGGGCTGGAAATACAGTTTTATTTACAGCAAATACAAATAACGGTTTCTTAGATTTTATAGATGAACTCAATGAAAAGATGACTCTGAAAAACTCAACGTATACAGGAAACGCAAATGGTTTTATAAGAGGGCAAGTTAGTGGTGCTTCTGCTAGAGTTTTAACCGCAGAAAATATTGTAAACAATGTCATGGTGCCTAAGATACCTGTTATGAACTTAGCAAACACATCTTCAACATTTTCTGTAAGAACCGCAACTACAGGTGGTGTTATTAATACTAACTTTAAAAGTTTAGATTTAGAGGTAGAGAATCCATTTACAGATAATGCGAAATCAGTTCATAGTAAAGTAAATGAATCAGCTTTGACTGCCGTGAATGGTTCTAAGAAAACTCTTGTCGTTAGAGGATTTTTAAATACAAGTGATTCTAAAGTATCACCAATCATAGATTTGTCAAGAGCAAATTCATACATTTTAGAAAATGTTATTAACGATAGTTCTACAAATGAAGAGAAGCAAGAAGTTGGTAGTGCAGTAACACGATACTTCTCAAAACCAGTTGAACTTGCTGACGGACAAGATGCTGAAGATTTAAGAATATATGTAACAGCTTATAAGCCTTCAGGTACAAACGTAAAAGTTTATGCACAATTATTAGCATCATCAGATGGTGAGCCTCTCGCTGATAAAGATTACACTTTGTTAACGCAAGCTACATCAGCAAGTGTTATTTCTGATACAGCCGATACAAATGATTTTAAAGAGTTCGAATATACTCTATCTGCAAATACTGATGGACAGAATTTCTTAGGAAGTAATAATGATAATCAGGCGAAACTAAATACCGCTGATAGTAATATTGTTTCGTATAGAACTTCAAGTGGTGTTGTGCATAAGACATATAAAACATTTGCTTTTAAGATTGTTTTGACATCAACATCAAATGCAAGCGTACCTTTTGTAAAAGATTTGAGAGCAATAGCATTACAGGTGTAAAATGGGACTAAGTTATGGAAAAACTGGAAACGGAGAGTTATACAAAGTTAAAAATGAAGAAACTCTCAGAAGAGATAGTAGAAATAGTGCCATACTTGAAACTGATATGAATAGTTTAGAATTATATAGAAGAAGACGAGAGCAAGTAAAACAAAAAGATAAAGAGATACAAGAGATGAAAGAAGAAATTGCTAATCTAAAGGATCTTGTACATTCACTTATTAATAAAGAAGGTTAGATATGACTGTAACCATAGCAAATACAAATCTTGTAGATAGCTTCAATACTTGGAGATTGAATACTAATTTAGCCGCCACGACTATTAGTAACAATGTTGTAACAGTGAGTAAGACTGGTGCAGTAAGAGGTGGAACAACAAAAGGTGATGGACATATAAAAGGTATTTTTAGTGCTAATGATTTAAGATCAAGTGCCATACGAGGTGGTAACACTACAAATCAAAGTGCTATAACTCTTCACTCTAATACAACAATAGAAGCCAGAACTTTTACAATAAATGCAAATACAGAATTTACAGGTAATGTAAATTTTACCACAACGACTACTGATAGAATCATATTAGGAGATATATCACGTATTCGTGTTACAGGTGGTAATTCAGGAGACTTTTTACGAAAGACAGGTGTAGATCAAATAACAGCCGCCCAAATGGGACTTAGACAATTAAGCGATTTATCTTCTAACTCAGCACATATAATTTTATCTTCTTCTAATACTGCTTTCTCAGAAGAACTTAATACACCTGATTTAAGATTTTCAGCAGGTACAGATGGACAAGATGTATTCCGAGTTTATGGTGACGGCGACTCTACAGGAGGTAATTCAGATTTACTAATACAGCTTGTAAGTGCAGATGGAGACAGTAATTTAAAAATTCAAACAAATGCTAATAATACAGTACATACTTTCGGCGCAGATGGTAACTTTCAATCTACTGGTAGACTTACAACTGTAGGTATAACAACATCAGGAACAATATTACCATCAGGAGCATCAGTAAACCTAGGTTCAGGTTCAGCTAAATTTTTAGATGGTAATTTTTCTGGCACAGTAACTACTGATAAGTTAAATATCAGTACAACAGCAGGAGATGGTGTTAGTTCAGATTTATTACCTGCAACTCATAATGCAAGAGATTTAGGTAATACAAACTATCAGTGGAGAAATATTTTCTCATCAGGAACTTCCACACTAAACAACGTAACGATAGGCGGTACTCTAGGTACTACAGGAGATTTAACGGCAGTAAATCTGATAGCGACAGGTGATGTAGATTTAGGTAACGCAACAACAGATACAATCACAGTAACAGGACAATTTGATTCAGATTTGATACCTTCTACAGATAACGCTAGAGATTTAGGTTCTTCTTCAAAAGAATGGAAAGATTTGTATATAGATGGTGTAGCAAATATAGACGAACTCTCAGTTGCAACAGGAAGTGGACAAGGTGTTTCTACTTCACTTATACCGAAGACAGATGGCACACACAATCTAGGTTCAACTAATAGAGAATGGCAAAACCTATTCATAGATGGTACAGCACATATAGACACTTTAGATGTTGATGAAAATGCTACATTCGGTGGTACAATAACAGCTACAAGTGGTACAACAACATTATCAACTGGTGCTATTAGTGTAGCTAACATAACAACATTGAACACAACAGGCTTAGCAAGTCTAGACGGTGGTATAGATGTTGATGGTGTTTTTACAGTAGCAGACTCTTCAGGTAATATGGCAACTACAGGTACAGCAACTGTAGGAGGTTTAACAAGTCTGAATGGTGGTATAGCAGTAGACACAAATAAGTTCACTGTTGCAGATACATCAGGTAATGTAGCTACCGCTGGTTCTCTTACAGTTGCAGGTACAACTACGTTAAATGGTGATGTCACACTAGGTGATAGTAGCACTGACACAGTAACTATAAATGGTACAATTGCCGGCACTTCAACATTTAATAACTTAGCTACGACAGGTGCTACTGATATAGGTGATAATGTCAATGACACACTAACAGTTACTGCTTCAGTAGACTCAAATTTTATTCCTACAGGTACTGTAAATTTAGGTTCTAACTCAAGTAGATGGACAAATGGTTATATAACTAATTTAGTAGGAAGAAATATTACTCTAGGTGCCAGTGGCGATGCTTCTGGAACAAACTCTCTCACAATATTCGGTGACATTACAATAGATGGTGATATCAATCAATCTACAGGACAAACAATCGCCGCCACGGCAGGCGATTTTACTAACGCTACAGTTTCTACATTACTCAATGTACAAGGAAACGCAGATTTAGGTAATGCCGCCTCAGACACGATAACTTTCGCAGGTACTGTAGACTCAGATATTATTCCTAACGGAGCAAGTAGAGATTTAGGTAGTACAAGTGCTAGATGGGACGTAGGATATTTTAACGACATAAACGTAGCAGATGATTTTGCTCTCACAGATGACTTGACAGTTGGTGGAGACGCCGGCGTAACGGGAACGGTATCAGCTGGAGCATTAAATGTGTCTGGTGCAACAAACCTTGCTGGTGATGTTGACTTTGATGGTGCGATAACAAGAGATGGCGGTACTGTTCTATTCGATACAAATGGTGTACTTAATCAAGCATCGATTGCTACAGGTGCTATAGCTTCAGCAAAACTTGCAAGTGTAGTTACAGGTGCTAGTGTAGGTTCAGCATCAGCCGTACCAGTTATCACATTCAATAGTAAAGGACAAATAACGGCGGCAACAACTGCAACAGTAGCAGGTGTTACGGGTTTTGCAGTTGGTAACGCCGCCGACGGAAAAAAATTCACGATTACAACCGCAGATGGTTCTACATTTGATGCGACAGTAGGTGCAGGTTCTATAGGAACAAATGAGATGTCCACAATCTCAGGACTTACCGCAACAACATATGGTTCTGCAACTCAAGTACCTGTCTTAACAGTAAATGCTAAAGGACGTGTTACAGCCGCCTCTCAAGTAGCTGTAGCTGGTATATCAAGCGTTGCTTATACAAGTGCAAACAATAATGTAAGAGTTAGCACAGGTGATGGTAAAACACACGACTTGACAGTTGCACCAGCAACTGATAGCGTAAGAGGTGTTGCATCATTTGATAGTGGAGATTTTGATGTAAGTTCAGGTGCCGTAACACTCAAGAATGCTACAACAGGTGCCGTACTCGCAATAGCAGGTACTGCTAATGAAACTGACGTTTCACGTTCAAACGGTACAGTGACAGTAGGACTACCACAAGATGTAACGATTGCAAGAGATTTAGATGTTACAAGAGATGTGTCTATCACAGGTAATTTATCAGTCGCTGGTACAACAACTACAGTCAACTCAACAACAGTATCTATAGCAGATCCAATATTCGAACTTGGTGCAGACGGCTCAGATGATAATTTGGATCGTGGTATTATCATGAAATATAATAATGGCACAGATGCAAAGAAAGCTTTTATAGGGTTCGATGATAGTGATGGTAAGTTCGCAATGATACCGGATGCTACTGATACTGCATCAGTAATATCAGGTACAGTAGGTACACTAAAAGCTAATATAGAAGGAAATATAACTGGTAATTTAAATGGAGATGTCACTGGTGATGTAACAGGAAATATCTCATCATCTGGTACAAGTGCGTTCTCAGGCACTTTAAATTTAAATGGCGCAACAGTTCAAAATGCCGCCTTTAATCTCACAGGCGCTTTATCAGGTAATGCGACAACAGCAACAACACTACAAAATGCTAGAACAATAGGTGGTGTAAGTTTTAATGGTAGTGCAAATATCAATCTTCCTGGTGTTAATACAGCTGGTAATCAGAATACTTCAGGTAACGCCGCCACTGCTACAAAACTGGCGGCTACAAAAACAATTGGTGGAACAGCATTTGATGGTTCTGGTAACATAGATGTAAAAGTAAAAACAGTTTCTGAAGGTGCATCTACTGCCGATCATTTTCTAACATTTGTTTCTAGTAGCACAACTACAAACGTACAAGATATAAAAGAAGATGCGGATTTAAAATATAAGCCTTCTACAGGAACTTTGACTTCAGCAATAGTATCCGCAGGAACAAACTTCCTCGGTGATACATTTAAAAATACAAGCAATCAAAATGTTATAACAAAGACAGGTACAGGTGTTGGTGAAAACCTATTTCATGGTAATTCAAGTACGTCTTCACAATGGGCGAGTGGAGTAAATATAGACTTGAGATGGAGTACTGATGGTTCTCCAGGAAGTTCTGATCCTAATGCAGGTTCAATTTCAAGTTTAACTGGAGCTGATGCAAGTATTTTTGGTGAACTAAGATTTCCTTCAGGAGGTGTTTTAGTAGCTGAAGGCGATCTTGGCGGCGCTTCTGTTTCAGCAGGTAAATTAGCATCGAATGCAGTAACCACTGTAAAAATAGCGAACGGTGCTGTAACAGGTGATAAGATAGCTAGTGGTGCTGTTACAACAAATAAGATAGGTGCAAATGCTGTTGGTAATGCCGCCATAAACAACAGTGCATCTTTCACTATGGGTGCTTTGACAGTAGATAACATAACACTAGATGGTAATGAAATTGATGTTGGTTCTGGTAATTTAACATTAGATGTTAACGGCGATATCAATTTAAATGCAGACGGCGGTGATGTAATTTTTCAAGATAATACTACAACATATGGTGGTATTAGTAACAGTAGTGGTAATATAAGAATATCATCTGGAAATTCAACAATGCTCACTGGTTCTGGAGCAAATGCGACTTTTGCAGGAAGCTTAGGTGTTAATGGCACTATAACAGCGACTAACGATATTACAGCGTTTGGTTCTTTATCTGATATTACATTAAAAGAAAACATTCAACCTATCGAAAATGCTTTAGATAAAGTTTCAAAAATTCGTGGTGTTACATTCAACTATATTGATACACCAGACAAAAGAGTACCTGGTGTCATTGCACAAGAATTACAAGAAGTATTACCTGAAGCTGTTTATGAAACAGAAAATGGTAAACTCGCTGTTAGATATGATAACACAATAGCATTATTATTAGAAGCTATAAAAGAACTCAAGAAAGAAGTTGAAGAATTGAAAGGTAAGTAAATGGCACTACAATCTTCAGGCGCAATATCAATCAAAAATGTACAAGACGAGTTTTCGCCTACAGGCGGAACAGGAGGCGCAGGAATAAAATTTAGTGAATACTATAGAAATGGTAGTATTATTGCCAGTGATGCAGTAGGAGGAAGTATACCTAATTCGGGTGCAATATCACTAAGTCAATTTAGAGGTGCTATGGATTACTCAGAAGTAACAATCAGTGGTAATCATAACAATTCAAATCTTAGATCCTTAGCAAATGCCGCCGGTTTTAACGGAACTAATCCAGTTCGTATAACAATAAATGCTGGATATTATTTAGCAACTACAACAAGCAATTATGGAATGAGAACAGGTTCTTTTCCTAGTGAATTAAAAGTAGATAATTATGCTTACATTATGGGTAAAGGAGGAACAGGCGGACAGGCTCCTAGTGCAGGAGGTTCAGGTGGAGGACATGCTCTTCTTCTTGAAACAAATGTAACACGATGGAATAACCTTAGTAACGGAACTTGTTCCGCCGGTGGAGGTGGAGGAGGTTCAGGTAGATATAACGATAGCGGTTCTGTTAGATCCGCCGCCGGTGGAGGTGGAGGTGCTGGAGGTGGTGATGGCGGACGTGCCGCCGGTGGTGGATTTGTTGGTGGTGGTGCAGGTAGTAATTCTGGAGGAGGCTCAGGTAGTACTGGTAGTATTGCACACTCGGCGGCAGGAAGTGCTGAAGGTAGTAATATTGCAGGACGTGGTGGTACAGCTGGTGGAGGAGGAGGCGGCTGGGGCCGAGATCAAAATAAAGGTAATACAACGAGAACGACAGCAGGCTCCGGTGGCGGAGGTGGAAGAGCATTTCCTGGAACTGGTGGCGGTGGTGGTAGTAATCCTGGCTTTGCAAATCCTGGAGGTGGTGGAGGAAGTTCTACTGGTGGAGGCGGGGGTGGCTCCACTCATACCGGCGGTGGTGGCGGTGGTTGGGGTTCTTCTGGTGGTGGCGCCGGTGGAGGCGGCGGTGGTGGCGGTGGTAGAGCCGTACATCGAAACGGAAGAAGTATTTCACACAACAACAATAGATTTCATGGATCAATAGCAGGATAATTATTATGTATATGAACGCAGATATGATGAAGAAAACACTTAATTTATGTGATGAAGCTCACAAAGGATATGAAATAGGACTTAAAATATTACAGGATAAAGGATATCTATCTTTATATAATGAACATGGAGAAAGTCATGCAGGTTTGATGACAATCCCTGAGTGGTTGCTTGTATATAGAACATTTGTTAATTCATATTGGCCCGAAGATAAAGTAAAAGAATTAGAAGATGCATACTCTCAAGAAGATAATGAAAATGATGTAACACCGAGTTTTAAAAATGATACAGCATTATTAAAACAATTGTCAGATGTTTATGTTACTACTACTAAAGATAGAAATCCAGATTTAACAGAAGAAGAAATAAAATCTAAAGATAAACAATGGTGGTTTGACGAGAATCAAGGTCCATATGGTTATTCATTTTGGATGATTGATAAAACAAAACCAGCACCTATTGAAGCCGTAATATATTGGAATAATCATACTGTAACAAATGATTGGTATATAACAATAGATGGTTATGAAACACAAGGTACAAAAGAAGTATTAAATAACAAGACTGTAGAAGAAATAAAAGCTAGATTAGATGAATTAGTTACAGAGAGAGTAGGAGAACCATTAGCTTCTCAAGATGTAGAACCTGTTGACTTTGATGAATATGGTGGAGTAATAATGAATAAAAGTATGAAAGACGCTGATGATGAAGATACTTTTATGGTTACAGATCATCTAGGCAATTCAGTTGCGGTAGATGGTATGGAGAAAGCTATAGAAACTGCTACAGCATATAGAAAGGCTAAAGCAGAGTTTCAATTATCTTTTTTCATATGGAGAAAAATAACTGAACCAGGTGGTTATTTTGCTTGGAGAGAAGAGAATATAGCAGATTACTTATAGTACTCATATTATAAATAGTACATAAACAAAGGTGTTAAGATGGGTGCTAAAGCTAACATAGTCGTGGATCAAGGTACAGATTTCGCAACAACAATCACTGTTAGAGACAATAGTGGTGTTGCTGTAAATCTTACAAACTACACCGGACATGGACAAATAAGAAAACATTATACTTCAACTGTTGCACATAATATGCAGATAGTATTTGAAAGTCCAAGAGAAAGTGGGCAATTAACAATGAAGCTATCTAGAGGACAGACAGCAAACTTAGCTTCGGGAAGATATGTTTATGATGTAGAAGTAACAGATAGTGCAAACACACGTTCAAGATTGATAGAAGGCATAGTCACAGTAACACCACAAGTAACACGCAGTAACGAGAGTACATAAAAATGGCGGACTTTGATGTTACGCTAGGTTCAAATAAAGGTAACTTAAATGTAGAGTTCGATAAACCTACGCAAGATTTAACTTTAAAGAATCAGGCGGCTACTAAGACAAATATAAGAGACTTCAACGATGTTGATAGCAACACTTTTCAAGGTGCACCGGCGGCGAATGGTGAGTCTATACTTGTCTATAATGCCAATACAAAACTCTTTCAGTTACGCTCAGGTAATATAAGACTTAGAGAAAATCCAGCACATTATTCAGGATTAAAGTATACAGCCGAAGGTGCTTTTATACCTGACACAAACAATGCTTACGATTTAGGTTCTCCAGGAAGAAGATTTAGAACACTATTCTTATCTGGCGAAACAATTAAGTTAGGTAATTTAAATCTTTCTGATTCAGGTGATACAATCACTATCACAAAAGATACTATTATCGATGGTGTTATTCAGAATGTTGTTATTGGTACTCTCAGCACACAAACTCTAAACACAGATAATTTTGAAGCCGCCAATCTAGTAGCGAATAGTACATTTACTGTAGAAACACCAAGAGCCTTTTTTAATCAAGGTATGACTGTAAAGTCGGGTGTCATACAAGCGAGTAATACACATCTTCATGCAAATAATATATCGATAAGAAATAATCTAACTGTCAACGGTGCTATCATACTCAGAGGTAGCACAATGAATCTTGGTGATGGCGGTGATGTCATAAATCTTGGTGCTACAGTTAATACTAGTATTTTACCTACAAGTTCTAATTTGCTTGATATTGGTGCGCCTGCACAGAAATACGCAAATGTATTTACAACAAGCGTAAAAGGTTTACAAACACCAACAGAAGGTACAGATGGTGCTAATAAAGCATATGTAGACGATAGTATAGGCAATATAAGCACAACGGCAGATGGCACAACACTAGGTACTGGTTTCAATACACTGAATGATGGCGCATCAGTAGGATTTCAAGCTAGTGATAATTTAATATCCACTCTTGATAATATCAATGAGACAGCTTTTAATATTTTTAAAAATACATATGTTCGTGATGTAACTTTTGCTTCAGATAAAACATCAGGTGGTGCTGGCACGACTGTTACTCTTACATTGACTGTAACAGGAAATGCAACTAGATTTGATATTAATTGGGGCGATGGTTCTACTGATACTGACGTAACTGATACAACACCGAGTCATACATATACATCAAATGCAGGTTCTCCATATACAGTTGTAGTTACTGCTAGAAATCATAATGCTATTTCAGGTTCTAAGGGAAGTTCAGCATCTTTTACAAGAACAAATTTCATAACAATATTCTTAGCTGATCCAGTTCCTTCATTTACTATTCATGATGCATCGACAGATGGTAACTTAATAACAACAACATCTACAGGTGTACCGGTATATTTAAATAATACAACGACTAATATACCAAATACAGCTATTACAGCAACTTTCTCCGTAAATTGGGGAGACGGCACTGCTACTGAAAATGTTACAGGAAAAACAGAAAATGGTGGACCTCAAGGTGGTAGGTTAGCACACACATATACAAATGCATCAGGTACAGGAAGACATACAGTAACACTAAACGTAGTTAGTTTTGATGCTGGTGATCCTTCTGTTCTGCCTCTCAGTACAACTTCATTGATAAAAGTATTTGATGCTTCTATAGCATCACCTAATCATCTAGGTACAAAGACAATATCGCTCAACACTTCTTCTGTTGGTACGAATCCTAAAGTTGCATCAGGTTTTACAACAAACGGTGTTTCAGGAACAAACGCTGGTGATAACGTAACTCGCTATACTACATCAGGTGCAATTGCAACTGCCGCCATGGGCTCATTTTTCTTTCAAGCAGATGGTGGTACTCTAAGTGCATTTGTAGATGGTAGTGCAGACGGACAAAAAGCTATTACTAATGCAAATGATGAAGGAACTTTTACAAGTCTCATCATTGACGATGAGCAAGATTATAACAGCTTTGATGCAGATGGCAATACTGTAGCAGTAAATAGTAGAATATATGCTCCAGGATTATTCGAAGGTTATAAAGCACGAATATCAAAGAGTAATTTCTCAACAGGCTTACACTCTCTTCAATTACAATCAACTGCTGGTAATACTAACACATTGAAGTTTATCAGAGATGATGTAACAATAACACCTACAACAAGTGTAGGTTCTGCAACACTTACACAGGCGTCAGCTGGTACATTATCTTATATATCAGGTATACCTTACTATACAAATGATGCAACACTCACTCTTGCTGGTGTAACTGTACAAAGTTTTACAGGACAAACTTTTCAAGACACAACATCACCTGTAGTAGTAGAAAACTCTACTGACTTAGAAGGCACATCAGGTAATGCAATAGGAACAAATAACTTTACATACGCAAATATAGATGGTAGTACAACTATGTTAGAAAGTGGTACACCAAAAGTAAATATAGGAACAGCATCACCTTACGCTCTAGGTAATCTTACAGTAAATGTAAATGGTGGCGGTAAACGTGTAGAAAGATTACAAGTAAAAGCAAAGAACTCAAACGGAACTGGTAGTGCTGTAATATTAGCATCGCCTGCAATACAAGCATATAATGGTAGTAAATCGTTTGATGAGACTGCGATACCTGTATCAGACTCACTAGGTGCTGGCTTTGATAATGATGCCAAACGTATTCATAGTTTGACTGGTGGTGCAGTAGCATTTAGTAATTCTACTGATTACTTTGCAGATAACGCTTTTACAGGTGCCCAAACAGTAGCAGGCACAACTGAAGCGATAGTGCGATACGATACACTAAAGCACTTCACAACTGATTTGTCAAGTGGTTATTTACCAGCTGGACCTAATTTAAATACAGGACGTTCAGGTGCCCAACATTTTGTTTTTGCTTTCAAGAGAACAACTGTTTCACGTTTTAGTATTACGCTTACGGGTAAAGTATCAGGACTTTTTGTAGCTGTTCCTAATACTGCAATGGATACAGCATCAGGTATAAATGGTTGGGGAGATGCGTCAATACAATATGCAGGTTCTGGTGTTCCTGGTTCAGACACAAGTAACGGCGGTAACGGAAGTAACGGTATTGCAGAAACAGGTTCTGATAAAATTATAGATGGTACAAATTATAGTAATCAAACATTTACAATGACACTTGGTACTGTGTCTTCATCAAACTCATTTAATAATCAGATACTTATCTCTATAGTCCTAAATAGTGATGATAGTTTAACTGCACTATCGATAGGAGTACCGAGTTAATGGCAATATCTGATTCACAGAAAGTAGATTATTTGTGGAAAAAGCTTGGTTATGGTAAAGCTAAGACTGACACAAATACCAATAAGAAAGCGCCTAACGAAGCGATAGACTCACCTTTGCTGATGAGAGGTGATATCATATGGGCTCAAGCAGACTTGATACCATCTACGATACCCGATGCAACTAATACTCATGTAAGAGTTTACAAGGCTACTACAGCAATAGAAACTACAGAAGATAATACAGCAACAGCAAATAGAACTTGGAAAACAGGACAAACAGATTGGATACCAACACAGTTTGGTTCTACATATCTTGTCAAAGTATATACTGATTCGGCAGGGGCGGCAAATGCACCTTCAACAGGCACACAGCTTTTCGCAACTGGTTCTGGTAATGATGATGAATGGTTCTTTGACTATGAGGCTGGTGTACTACATTTTATAGGTTCAAATATACCATCGTCAGTCTCAGGTAAAAAAGTTTTCATAGAAGGTGCTAGATACATAGGTGCAAAAGGTATAGCTTCTGCTAATAACATGACTACACTAGGTGCTAAAATTGTACAAGCAAATACCATCTCTATGGCGAATACTACATCAACATCATCACTAAAAATAACAGGTGCAAATAGTACTGTAAAATCAGCAAATGTTGTTATAGAAAAAGTTGCAACTATAGGAGAACTTAGATTAGGTAATCATATAGATAATGGTGTACTTATAGGAAGAACATTTAATAAAAGAGTAGGTTTTGTTGCACCAGGAAGTTTTGGAACAGTTTTTCAAATCGCCGCCAATGGTACACCTACTTTTACTAATCTAACAGGTGGTAGCTACTAATTATGAAAGAGTGAAATGAGTGATTATTCATATATAAATCCAAAATCTTTTGAAGAATCTAGCAATCAAGCCATAGCAGAACTACATGAAACTATAATAACTTTACGTGCTAGAATATTTACTTTAGAAAAAGAAGTTAAAGATGAAAAAGAAAAATTAAAACATGCGAAAAATGATGTTTTACTTAAAGAGAAAGCTTTCGATAACGGTTTAAAATTATTAAATACAGGTGATGAAGAATTATTAAGATTGAGAAAAGAAGTGAAATATTATGAAGATAATATAGATTTGGTATGGAAAAGAAGAATACGTCCTGAAAAACTTAAACAAGAAAAAGAAGAAAAAATTAAAAAAAGTGTCATAGGTAGACTTGGTGCAGTAGGTTGGCAAAAGATTATAACTGATTTAAAACGAGCTTTTGATAGAGATAGAAAAAAATTCGAACAAACTCAAACTAAATACAGTAAATTAGTAGAAGATAATGAAAATATGCCTGTTCCTGACTCTGTTATGCAGTCAATAGACGAAAGAGTAACGGATTTGCAGAATGAATTAAAGCTTGCAAAAGAAGATTTAGAGTATTATAAAAAATTTATTAAAGATAAGTCTGTAATAACAAAGAGACTAAACGCTACAGGAAGACAACAACGTAAAAGTTTAAGAGAACAATTAGGTATTAAGAAATAATAATTATTATAAATAAACAATAGATTAACTTAAAGAAGAGAATTTAAGGAGCTTTTCAAATGGCAAGTGTTAACACAATTATAATAAAAAACTCAGCCGTAACTGGTAAAACACCAGTTGCCTCTGATTTAGAAGTAGGCGAATTGGCTCTGAATACGGCTGATGGTTTACTTTTTACAAAGCAAGCTGATAGTACAATTATCAAGATAGCAGGAGATAATCTATCTTTAACAAATGAAGTTGTAAATGATGGAGCCGCCAACGAAGGTGCTAAAATAAATCTTATCAACGCTCTAGCATCAGGTAACGTAAACGAAGGATCGTTTACAATCGAAGGTTCTTCCACTGTACAAGTAACTCATGACTCAACAAATAATAAAGTCGTACTAAGTTCAGGTGGTGGAACAGTTACAGGTATATCCTCAGGAGGCACAACTGTTAATCCAGCATCAGGAGTTATAGACTTTGTTGGTGGGAATGGTATTACTGTAACTGCTAATGATGGCACTGATGCCTTAACTTTAGCAATAGGTGGTGCTGATAGTAGTTCAAATGCAGTTTCCGGTGTCAAGACATATTCAACACAACAGATATTCAACGCTGGACTTACAACAGGTAATGGAGCTACTAGTGCAGGATTCATTCACTTTTTAGAAGATAGTACCGATGGCACTAACAAAGTAATATTGCAAGGTGCATCAAGTGGTAGTGATATAACCTTAACTCTTCCTGTTGTAACAAGTACAACTCTTGTAGGTGAAGCTGGTGCCCAAACTCTTACAGAAAAAACACTTACCGCACCAACAATTAACGGCGTAGTTGGAGGTACAACTACTTCACAGACAATTACAACACTTAACACATCAACTATAAATCTTGGTGGGGCGGCAATAACATCAACAGCCGCCGAACTTAACTTACTTGATGGTGTAGCAGGACTTGTACAAGCTGACTTTACAAAACTGGCGGCAGTCGATGCAACGGCAGCCGAACTTAATATATTAGACGGAGATACTTCTGCTACATCTACCACAGTTGCTGATGCAGACAGAGTAGTATTGAACGACAATGGTACTATGGTACAGGTTGCCGTAACAGACTTGGCTGCCTACTTTGACGATGAAATCACAGCAATGCCTAATCTTGTTGCAACTGGTGCGTTAAACTCAGGTACTATTACTTCTGGTTTTGGTAACATAAACAACGGCGCTTCAACAATAACTACAACAGGACAAATCAGTGGTGGCGCTCTTGTAGTTGATACTATAACAGTTGATGGTTCAACAGTAACTGCATCAGGAGATTTAACACTAGATAGTGGTGGTGATATCGTTTTAGATGCTGACGGCGCAAACGTAACAATAAAAGATGCTGGCGCATCAGTATTAGATATTGCAAACAGTTCAGGAGACGTAGAACTTACAGTTAGCACAGCCGACAAAAACTTTGCAATCAAAGGAACAGATGGTAGTTCAGGCATAACAGCCTTAGACATAGACATGGCACTTGCAGGTAAAGCAACCTTTAATGGTGAAATAGTCACAACAAGCTCTATTACTGGTGGTTCTTTAGTTGCAGATGGTACAACAATAAACAACTCAACTATAACTGATACTGGATCCAACTTTAAAATAGACGCTTCCGGTTCAATTAATCTTGATGCCGCCGGTTCTGGAGCCGTGGGTACTATTTCGTTTGCAGATGCTGGATTAAACTATGGTATAATCTTACCAAGTGCTAATGACGATTTCATGCTTCGTCCAGCACAAACTGATAAAGACATAATACTTCAAGGTAATGATGACGGTTCTGTAATAGATATGTTAAAGCTAGATGCTAGTGATGCAGGTAATGCAACATTTAGTGGCTCAATAACATCAACAGCAGGAGATGTAACCATAACAGCTGGTGATTTAAATATCACTAAGAGTGCATCTGAACAAGCAGAAATAAATCTTTTTGAAGCTACTGGCGCAGGCACTAACAAAATCACAGTAAAACCTGCTACAGCAACTTTAGGTGGTGATACTGTTCTTACTTTACCGGCAGAAACTGGCTTAGTAATTACAACCGCATCTTCAAACATAGTTAACGCAAACATAAGTGGATCGGCGGCAATAGCAGATAGTAAGCTTGCTAAAATTACAACAACTGATAAAGTTGGTGCCCAATCTATCGATATAACTTCAGCAACAGACGGCTCTTCTGGTGGCGGCGCATTTGCTCTAGCTGATGATGACTTTTTCTTGGTACATGACACTGGTGCTGGAGCTACTAAGAAAGTATTGATGTCACAACTAGAAACTTATGTTGGTATCGGTGCAGGTGGTTTAGCAATCACAGCAATTGACATAGATGGTGGTACAGATATTGGTGCTGATCTTGTAGATGGTGACTTGTTCATTGTTGACGATGGTGCAAACGGAACAAATAGAAAATCTGCAATATCTAGAATTGGTGATTATATCTTTAATAAGATATCAACCGCCACAGCCACGGACATATCTATAACCGATGCTGGTGTTGCTACTATTAATCCTAATTCTGTTGCAATGGGTACTGACACAACTGGTAACTATGTTGCTACTATAGCTGTTGGTTCAAACTTACAAACAACTGGCGCCTCTACAGGCGAAACTATAGCACACACAATCAACTTAGCTACAAATCCAGACATTGCAGGAACATTAGCTGTTACTGGTGATGTCACAATGGACGCATCTGCTAGTGTTGCTGGTAATCTAACTGTTACAGGAAACTTAGAAGTAAACGGTACAACAACTACTGTTAATACTGATAACTTATCAGTAGAAGATTCACTAATCGAACTTGCGAGAGGTAACACCTCTGATACACTAGACGTAGGGTTCTTTGGAAATTTCGGCGCCGGCTCAGATGTTGATCAAGCAGGTTTAGTAAGAGATGCAGATCATGGTTCAACAGTAAACGGTGTAACACTACCTAAACCTTTCGTACTATTTACCGATCATGATACTACTCCTGATTCTGGAACAGTTAACTTCACAGGTACAGAAGGAACAGATTGGAGCTATGCACCTCTAGCAGTTGGACATATATCACTTGGTGCATCAGGAGCCGCCGGTACTGCACATATCAAAAGATTAACCGCAGGTTCTGGCTCACTAGCAAACATTGTTGGTGAAATAAAGCACTTCAAGATAGATGGTGGAACATACTAATAAATAGTTGACAAGCTAACGAATCTATTATATAATAGATAGCTATAAATGTAAATGTATCCTTTTTTAAGGATTTTTAGGAAGACGGCTAGATATGCCTAGTGTTAATGTAATAACCTTAAAACGGTCCGCCGTTAAGGGTAAAGTCCCTACAATTAGTAACCTGACTTCAGGTGAATTGGCAGTTAACACTAGAGATGGTAGACTATATTCAGCAAACACTACTCACGTATATGAAATAGGTGCAAATCCCCATAACCTAACAGTGGGTTCTGGTGGATTTTCTATTGCAAATGGTAATATTACATTTCCTAGTGCAGATGGTACTGAAAATCAAATACTTAAAACAGATGGAGCAGGCACTCTTTCATTTCAAGATGCAGGCTCAATAGGTACAACCAATCTAACTCTCACAGGTAATACAGCTTTCTCAGGCAACAATATCTTTGCTGGTACTGTTACTTTTAATGAAGAAGTAACATCAACACAACAATTTAACTTTGAAGGACCGGTTACATTTAAAGGTGACGCAGTTTATCAAGGTTCTTCAAGACACACCGCAAATGTTTCCATTCGTGCTTCTCTCGCTGTACAGCAATATGAATTTACATCTAATACAGGACAAACATTATTTAAAGGTACTTCAGATAGTCAAGGACTTTTAAGTTATACTCCTGGTAATATATCAGTATATAAAGATGGTATAAAATTACGTCCCACTATAGACTTTGCAGAAACGGATTCTGGCACTGTTACACTTCAAGACGGAACATCTAATAATAATATTATTACAATTGAACAATATGGTTCAAATCATTTTCAACATTACACTTATGTTGCAACAAACGGACAAACAACATTTACAGGTGCTGACTCTACAGGAAAAACATTATCATATACTGCACAAAATCCTTTAGGCGGTGGTGTTAAAGTATATCTAAACGGTGTAAGATTACGAGCAAATACAGATGTTGTAGCAACAAACGGAACAGATGTTGTTCTTCAAGATGGTACAAGTAATAATGATGTTGTGATGATTGAATCTTTAGGTGCTTATCCTTATCAATCATTTGAATATACAGCAATCAAGGGACAAACAACATTTAACGGACTTGATAGATTTGGTAAACAGTTAGAATATGAAATAGACAAAGCTACAGTCTACTTAAATGGTGTAAAACTTAAAGAAGGCACAGACTGGACTGCTATTAATGGTGAAAGAGTTGTATTACAAGAACCTGTTTCAAATAATGATGTTATAACTATTGACTCACATGGACCGGAACCTGCAATCCTTTCCGCTCAAAATGAAATTCATTATGCTAATACAACAGTTCTAAAAACAAAAGAGATTTTATTATTTGACGATTTATCATCAACAGTTGTAGATCAATTTCCTACAACAGATTTCATTTCAGCACAATATCTTATACAAGCTACAAATCCAAACGGCGTATCATTTGCCACCTACAATGTTGCACATGATAGAGGACAATCATTCTTATCAGAATTTGGACGTATAAATAGCAATGGAAGTATTATGACAGTTACCTCAGATGTTTCTGAGAACTTGTTAAGAATTAAGGTTGAGCCACAGACAACAAATACAAAGCTTAAAATTCAAGCTACAAGAATGAGGAAAGCAAGATAATGGCAAAGAGTAAGGCAAGAATATTTGCAGATTTAGCAGATAAGTATTCGCAAGTATCAACGACAGCAACAGGTACAGCAATACAAACAGTTGACTCTGTACAAGCTTTAGATACTAGTTCTGTAGTTTTTAATATTATGGCAACAAAAGGAACCGACTTTCATTATTGTACTGTAGTAGTCGCTATGACTTCAGCTACAGATTGTGACTTTACACAGTTCGGTGATATTCAATCTTCTAATCTCGTTACTTTTACGGCAGACTCAGACATAGGTCCTCCTAGAATTTTAAGACTCAGAGCAACGCCTGCAACTACTGGTACCCTAAATCTAAAAATAACACGCATAGGCGTTGCTAGATAACTCTTATTATAAATAAGAGAAATTAGACGGATAGGGAAATCTAATGGCATCTTCAAAAGAATTTGTAGTCAAACATGGTTTGGCTATTGGAACACCAAGCAATATAGTTTTCAATTCAAGCGGAGTTTTACAAGCTTCAGCAACGGCAAACGCAACAATCAATATAACAGGTTTCGATATTGATGGTGCTACTGACATAGGAGCAGATTTAGTCGATGCTGATTTGCTCATTGTTGATGATGGTGCTGGAGGTACGAATAGAAAAACAGCACTATCAAGAATCAAGAAATATGTTTACTCAGCCGTATCAGGTGACGCAACAGTAAGTGATACTGGTGCTTTAACAATCGCCGCCACATCAATTGAGAACTCTATGTTAGCAGGTTCTATTGCTAACGATAAATTGTCAAATTCTACAGTAAGCTTTGGTGGAGTTTCATTGGCACTCGGTGCGTCAGACGCAACACCAGCTTTTGATTTGTCAGATGCTACAAATTATCCCACAAGTTCTCTATCTGGTACTATCACAAACACACAGTTAGCAGGTTCTATTGCTAACTCAAAACTAACTAATTCAACTATTACAGTTACAGATGGCTCTAACTCTACTGCAACAGCGTTAGGTGGTACAATAACTTTTTCTGGTACTGCAAACGAAACTACAGTCTCAGAAAGTTCAGGTACAGTCACAGTAGGTTTACCAGATAATGTTACGTTAGCATCAAATCTAAACGTAGGAAAAAATGTAGTCATTAGTGGTAACTTAACAGTATCAGGAACACAAACTGTAATAGACACTAATACTTTAAATGTTGGTGATAATATTATCACACTGAATAGTGATGAGACAGGTACACCATCACAAAATGCTGGTATCGAAGTCGAAAGAGGTACAGGTACAAACGTACAACTAAGATGGAATGAAACTTCAGATAAGTGGCAGTTTACAAATGATGGTTCTTCATATGAAGATATAGGTGCTGGTATCACAGTACAAGAAGAAGGTTCTGCATTATCAACGGCGGCTACTACATTAAACTTTGTAGGTTCGGCAGTTACAGCTACAGGTTCAGGTGCTACAAAAACAATTACAATAGCTGATAGTGATCTTGTTGCTGACACATCGCCTCAGTTAGGCGGCGACTTAGATTTAAATGGTAGTAGTATTATAGGTTCAGGACATATTGATATTGGTGATAACAACAGATTGAAATTAGGTGCATCAGATGATTTACAAATATATCATGATGGTTCTCATAGTTATATCAATGAAACTGGTACTGGATATCTAATACTAAAGTCTAGTGAAATACAAATACAGTCTGATGGTGGTGAAGACATGGCTAAGTTTGAGCCAGATGGTTCAGTCAGACTTTATCACAATAATGTAGAAAAAATTACAACAACTTCTGGTGGCGTCACAGTAGCTGGTAATATAGTTGTAACAGGAACAGTTGATGGTGTAGATGTGGCGGCTCTTAGCACATCAGTATCAGGTAAATTAACAGACGTAGTAGATGATACTTCACCTCAACTCGGTGGTAGCTTAGATGCACAAACAAATAATATAACAAATGTTGGTAAACTTGGTATTGGTACTACCAGTGTTGGTTCAGATTTTAGTTTACATGTTGAAAAATCTGGTGAAAATAATGTAATGATTACAGGTGATACGAGTACATTAGGATCAAGATTAACACTAAAAAATACTAATACTGGTGCTAATGCCTTTAATCAGATTGAATTTGCAGATGCAGGTGGACAGTCTACAAGTGCTATCACAGGATATAATACGGATCAATCAAATAACTATGGAGATTTAGCATTCTCTACAAGAGATGCACAAGGTTCACCACCAGCCGAAAGAGTTCGTATCAAAAGAGATGGTAAAGTTGGTATCGGAAAAACAAGTCCAAGTACAGCACTTGATGTAAATGGTACAGTTACAGCTACAGCTTTCGCCGGAGATGGTTCTGCATTAACAGGTGTACCAAATAGTGTATCAAATGGTAGTAACGATAGAATACTTACATCAACTGGTGGAAATGGAATAAATGCTGAATCAGACTTTCAGTTCGATGGTACCAACGTATTCATTCCAGCTGAAATCAGACATATTGGAGATCCAGATACTAAACTAGGATTTACTACTGATACAATTACATTGACTGCTGGTGGAGTTGCCATACAAACGATGACATCTTCTCAGATAAAAATTATTGATAGTAAAGAATTGGCGTTTGGTACTGCTGACGATATGACATTGATGCATGATGGTACTAATTCTGAAATTAGAAACAGAACTGGTGAACTACAAGTCAGAGCAAACACCATAAAATTAAAAAATAATGATAATAACGAAACTTATCTCTCTGGTGTAAATGGTGGCGCTGTAGAACTTTATCATAATAACATTAAGAAATTAGAAACAACATCAACAGGTGCTACAGTAACAGGAGCAGTTGTAGCTACAACTGCACAAATAGGTGGTACAGATGGTGTTGCTGTATCACAAGGTGCAATATCTATCAAGAATGGTGGCGCTCAATCATATATAGATTTCTACTGCGAATCATCAAACGCACATTATGCTAGACTACTAGCTCCTGCACATGCTGACTTTTCTGGTAATATTTCTATTACTCTTCCTTCAGGAGATGATACACTTGTTGGTAGAGCAACGACAGATACATTAACAAATAAAACACTAACATCTCCTAATATAACTACGCCATCTATATCTGATCCTACTGTTACAGGTAAAGCAGATATGGCTACTGTTCAATTAGATACTATAGCAGTAGAAAATCCAGCATCACATCACACATATACAACAACAGTTGCAAGTAAAACTTCAGCACACCCGTATACAGGACAAGGTTCTTCAAGTGCATATTTCTTAGATGGTAAAGAATCACCATCTATAGTTCTAGCACCAAATATGACATATAGATTCGATCAAGCTGATAATACAAACAATGGACACCCTTTACGATTTTATCTAGATGCCGCCAAGACTACAGCTTATACAACTGGTGTTACAAATAATGGAACTCCAGGAAGTTCAGGTGCGTATACACAGATTGTTGTGACAGATGCAACTCCACCAGTTCTTTACTACCAATGTTCAGCACATGGCTACATGGGTTCTGTTGCTTCATCTCTTACAGAGGGTACAACAGATCATCTAACAGAAGGCTCAACAAATCTATACTACACAGATGCTAGAGTTAATACACATTTAAATACAGGTTCTGCATCTTCAGGACAAATTCTTGGTTGGAATGGAAGCGACTTTGCTTGGCAAGCCGATGGTGGTGGTAGTGCTATCACAATTCAAGATGAAGGTTCTTCATTATCAACAGCCGCCTCAACAATTAACTTTGTAGGTGCTGGAGTTACTGCATCAGGTACAGGTGCAACAAAGACTATCACAATTTCAGGTGGTGGTGGAGGTAGTTCGCTTTCCGTTAAAGATGAGGGTTCTGCGTTATCAACAGCCGCCACAACACTAAACTTTGTAGGTGCTGGAGTTGTTGCTTCTGGTACAGGTGCTGAGAAAACAATTACTATAGCTGGCGGTGGTAGTGGCATTACAGTACAAGACGAAGGCTCAGCACTATCTACATCTGGAACGACATTAAATTTTGTCGGCTCAGGTGTTACAGCATCAGGTACAGGTGCAACTAAAACAATAACAATCTCTGGTGGTGGTGGAGGTTCAGGTGGTTCTACAGGCATTGGAGGACAATTTACTACTGGAACTGGTAATGGTTCAACAACAGCATTTACATCACCTGTTAATACAAACTTAGCGAATAATCTTATTGTGTCTGTAGATGGAATAATGCAACGTCCGACAACAGACTACACAGTATCAGGTACAACAGTCACTTTTGGCACTGCACCACCTACGGGAACAGCAGTTATGGTTCGTTCTTTCCAAGGTGCGATGAGTTCAAAAGCAGACTTTACTATACAAAACTTTACAGCTAATGGTTCTAATACTGTTTATAAACTAGCAGAGTCAGTAACAAGTGGAGATCACGTATTAGTATCTATTAATGGTATCATTCAAAGAAATGCAACTGATTATACTTATAGTACAGCCACTGGAAATATTACTTTCGATGCCGCCCCAACATCAGGCGACATAATTAGTTTTAGAACTTTTGACTTACAACAAAGCACTTCTGCTACTGTAAGTGATACTGCACCAACTAATCCTAGAAATGGTGATTTTTGGTTTGACTCATCGTCAGCTAAATTGTATATGCGATATGAAGATGGCAGTTCTAATCAGTGGGTATCATTGAGTGTTTCAGGTACAGATGGTTCAGATGGTTCAGGAGCTGTTACATCTTATACTAACTTAGCTGGATTTCCTAGTTCTGGTAACAGTGTAGGAGATTTTGCTTTTGCACAAGATACAAAAGCAATATATCATTGGGACGGCACTGAATGGGATAGAATCAACGCAGGTGGTGATGAGAATCCTAGATTAACAACAACACCAGCAACAACGCTTTCACTAGATGGTTCAACTGGAGCTAATGGAACATTAGTAATTGCCGCCTCAGATCCAGAGGGTTTTCCAATCACGTATTCACATGACACGAATCCAGCAAGTCCCAATCAAGTAACAAGTATTACAAACTCTGGCGGTACATTTACAGTAGTACCATCGACAAACTCAGCACATGCTGGTACTTTTACACTAAGATTGAAAGCAAGTGATGGTGTACACATTACATCTCACGCAGTAGCTGTCACTCTAGCATTCATTAAGTCATATAGGTATATTAAAGTAGTAATAAATTCTGTACAAGGCGGAGGAACCCAAGCCCAAGTTACAGAATTGTCAATTGCTGATAATTCACAGACAACTTCTCAAGTTACGGCGGCTAGTTTTACATCTTATGGAACATCGGCTCCAGATCCAAACACTCATTTAAATACTAACTCTACTGGAACAAGTAGTTCTCACACTAACTTAAATTTTACTGGTGGAACTTGGACGGCAGAAATTGACTTAGGAAATACATATGATGTAGGAACAGGAATTAAATACCTACAAGTAGGTACATCAGATGATGCTAATCGTTTTCCTAATAGTGTTACTGTATATGGTGCAAATCAATCAAATTATTCTGATCAAGAAGCAATAGTAACAAATGCTAGTGTTCCAGCATATAATGGTGTCCGTCAAATGAGACTTGTAGATTTGGATTCATAGTAAGAAGATAGGAGAATAGAAAATGGCATTAAACTTTCCAGATAGTCCAAGCAACGGAGATGTTGCACATGGATTCACTTATAATTCAACTAAAGGTGTTTGGGAAGCGAATAGAGATGCGGTTGTAAGTGATACTGCACCAAGTAATCCTAGAAATGGTGAGTTCTGGTTTGACTCAACAACAGCTAAACTATATGTTCGTTATGAAGATGGTGATTCTAATCAATGGGTAACTGTAAACGGAGCAGACGGAGCCGCCGGTGCCTCTGCAACACCAACTGTATATGCAAATACTTCTGTGTTACCATCTTCTGGTAACTCAACAGGAGATTTAGCTTTCGCAACACTTACAAAATCTCTACATGTTTGGGACGGTTCTGAGTGGGATAGAATTAGTTCAGGTGGTGATGAGATTCCTACATTGACAACAACACCAGCATCAACTCATAGTTTAAATAGTGATGGAACAAATACGGCAATAACAATTGCCGCCTCAGATCCAGATGGTTTTCCAATTACATACTCACATGACACGAATCCAGCAAGTCCTAATCAGGTAACTAATATCGTAAATAATAATGGAGTGTTCACATTAGTACCTTCAACTAACAATGCACATGCTGGTAACTTTACACTAAGATTAAAAGCAAGTGATGGTGTTAGTATTAAATCTCATTCAATAAACGTGGGATTATCTTTCAATACTACATTTACTTTTGATACTTCTGAGTCTACTATTAATACTAATTATACTGGTGATAATAAAGTAGAAGTGGTAGTGTCGGCAGGTAGTGCATCGGCAACAGCACAACAGTCTGGTAAACTCGGTAAAGGTTATATTGAATTTAAAATGATTAGCATATTTAGTACACTCATGGTAGGTGTACAAGTTGGAACAAATACAGGTGGTTACAATGCTTCAACTGGACACTACACTTATGCTTCCAATGGTGGTGGATATCCAGGAGGTTATGGTGCAACGCCAGGAGGTAGTGGAGGATTTACTAATAATGATATAATAATGTTAGCTTATGATACAGAAGCCGGTTCAAATGGACAAGTTTGGTGGGGTAAAAATGGAACTTGGAGATCCGGTGTAGTGCCAGGAACTAATGCAGGAAACGATTTAGGCACAGATTCAAGTTCGGTTGGACTTCAGCCTGCTTTTCATAATGGTTCTAGTAGTTCTGGTACTGCTCAAGTAGAACTCATAAGTCATACACAAGGCGCACAATATACAATACCAACTGGTTGGAGTTTAGCGTAATTAATAGGGTAGGAGAATAATAAATGGCATTAAACTTTCCAAATAGTCCAAGCAACGGAGCTACAGCACATGGATTCACTTATAATTCTAGTAAAGGCGTTTGGAACTCAGGAGGAGTTGCTGATACTGCGGTAACAGTATACGCAAACTTGGCGGCATTTCCTAGTTCAGGTAATACTGTTGGAGATTATGCTTTTGCTACAAATACGAAAGCATTATATGTCTGGGACGGAGCAGAATGGGATAGAATAAGCACTGGTAATAACGAAACACCAAGACTGACTACAACACCAGCATCAACACATGATTTAAGTGGTAGTGGATCGAATACACAAATAACAATTGCCGCCTCAGATCCTGAAGGATTTCCTGTTACCTATTCATATGATACAAATCCAGCAAATCCAAATCAGATAACCAATGTTGTTGAGAATAATGGTGTATTTACATTAGTACCTTCAACTAATAATGCACATGCTGGTAGCTTCACATTGAGACTCAAGGCAAATGATGGTGTTTCAACTATTTCTCACCCTATAACTGTGTCGTTAGCTTTCAATACCACATTTACATTTAATACATCTAGTTCTGTTATCAATAGTAATTATACTGCTAATAATAAACTTGAAGCTTATGTGCAGAACTCTGATGCACCTGCGGTATCATCACAATCTGGTAAACTTGGTAAAGGCTACCTCGAAATCAAATTTATTAGTACTACTAATTCCGCAGATCCAATGTTAGGTTTACAAGTCGGAACAAGTACAGGTAAATATCATCAGGGTGGTGCATGGATTCACGTTGTCAATGGTAAAGGTTGGCCCAGTAACGATTACGCATATGGACTTGGTGGATCCGGATCTAACTCTATTGGCGTTAATGATATATTAATGATAGCTTATGATACAGCCGCCGGTTCGAACGGACAAGTTTGGTTTGGTAAAAATGGAACTTGGGGTAGGAATCCAGCATCTACTACAGGATATGGTGTTAATGCCGATTCAAGTTCGGCTGGATTTCGTGTTGCGGTTGATGGGACAAATGCTTCAAAACAAACGCATCAAATAGAAATCATAAGTCACACTCAAGGCGCTCAATATACAATACCAACTGGTTGGGCTCTAGCATAACGTATGCTATTATAAATAGAGAAAAAGGAATATAAAGCATGGTACAGAAAGTTCCATTTACATCGATAAAAGCTAGTGGTAAAATTGCAAGTACGGGCAATGCTAATATTGACATTGAGCCACATGGAACGGGTGATGTTCTAATAGGTAATTTTCACTTTGATGCAGATCAATCTATAACTAATTCAAATGACAATCATGTGTTAACATATGATCACAGTGGAGGAAAAATAAGTTTAGAAGCTTCTTTATCTGATGTTGTTTCTGATACGAGTCCACAATTAGGCGGTAGTTTAGATGTAAATGGAAATAAAATTGTTTCAACAAGCGGTGCTGATATTGATATTGAACCTAATGGTACAGGTGATGTTTTACTAGGTAATTTTAAATTTGATGCTGATCAATCTATAACTAATTCTAATGACAATCACGTACTGACATACGATCATAGTGCAGGTAAAATAAGTTTAGAAGCTGTCTCAGGTGGAGGTGGAGGAGAAGGCGCCAACATAGTTACGCTAAATCAGAATGGTAATGTTACTATACATACAGGCACTGCTAGATGGTATGCGCCTTACAATTTAACTATAAGCAAAATAGATGCAAGAGTAGATACGGCACCTACTGGAGCAAGTATCAATATCACAATAAAGAAAAACGGTTCATCGGCGGCAACTATGTCTATCGCCGCCAGTGCAGTAAAAGCAGAAAACACTACAGGCTTTTCTATGAGTGAAGATGATTATTTAACAGTAGATACTACTCAAATAGGTTCAACTGATCCAGGTACAAATTTGAAAATTATCTTTCACTATGCTCAAGCATAGAATAAATATAAATAGGGTATTAAATTTAAAAAAACGGAGATTAAAAAATGGCATTGACTGATGCAGACGAAAAAGCTGAAGTGATAGCACTATACGGCATTCAATTATTTTCAGGTGAAGGTGAATTTCCAACTGCCGATACAGCCTTAACAGTTTATCGTGCTGATTTGGGTATAGATGAAAAATATCTAGCTAGTGATTATCATTCTCCTATGCCAGAAAATGAGGCTGACTTAATAAACTGGTGGATGGGTGGTACAAGAGATGGTAAGCATGAAATTGTAATGATAGGAACACACACGTTAACTGATCCAGATAATGTCTGGACAGAATGGACAGGGAGTTAAGATATGTATATAAAATATGTTTCATCATTATCGAGTGACGAATATAGTAGAGCCACGTTTATGCTGGATGTTGCTGGTTTAGCAACTGGTACTAAAACTTCAACTGATGATTTAAATTCTTTGTCTTGCAACAAAGCCGCCAGTGTAATTTCAGGAACTAGCCCTACGTCAGGCATATATACTCAATCAGCATCTTCTATATCTAATACTTCACAAGATGATTACTATCTTTGGATAAACAAATATCATTATGCTAAAGGTAATCCATCTACTTTTCAAGCACAAAATAGAATACAAATGGGCTGGACTGATAGTTATTATTTTAGACTTAGACATCAAGACAAAGACGGCGGCAACGCAATGTATACTAATAGTGGCTTTTGGGGACAATATTCCTCAACATCTTACAACTATGGTAAATTGTTCTATGCAATGAGTTCGATTCAAGAAGCTCATATTGTTCTTAATGATACAACTTTTTTTATAATGATAAAAAGTACCGGAACTGAAACAAGTATAGATCACGCTTACTGGAGCTTGAATGATATAGAATATGTTCAATCGATTGATGATTATCAGTATCAAGCTAATAACAAATATAGTCCTTTCATGAGTTGGTGGGGCTTTAATCTGAATACCATGTATAATAATGGTACCTCTAATACATCAACTAATAATCATAGAAATGGTATGTATAGATGTCAATATGTTGATAGACAAGGCACAATGAGAAATTGTACTCCTTATGATAGTTACAATTATGCTTTTGGACACGTAACAACAACAACTGGTAAGTATTGTAGTATGCACCCTAGAATGGGAGAAAGACAGTTTAAAGTTACAGGAACTGGGGCGGCAAATCATCATATGTTAGTACCTTGCGTATATGACGGTACCATGAAAGATGAAACTTCTGATCCTAGAAAAGGTGCTATGCCGAATGTATTTCGTACTACAGACAACTATTTTGATGATGGTGACGTATTATTAGATGGCTCAACTAGATACAGAGTTTTTAGAGTACATAAAACAGGACATGCAAACTTTACTTCAGCAACAGAAGAAGCTTTTTACGCATTTCCAGAAAATAATGTTCCTTACAGTTAATAGTTAGGATATATCATGCCTTCAAACGAAAGTGCAAGTAAAACTACTGCTAACACAGCACCTCCAGGAACTTCAGCAGGTTTAAGTAGAGAAAATAAAGGAACTGTTAGTGATGTTACTTTATATAAAATGAAAGGAGGTAGTCAGCAATTGATTGCCTCTCCTAATTTTATAATCAAGCAAACGGTTCCAGTGCAAAGTTGGAGCGACTAGTTAACTAGTTATTATAAATAGTGACATAATTAGCATAAGGAAGTAGTTATGTCAACCCCTAATTCAAAAGCGACACTAAAAGATTATTGTCTTAGAAGACTAGGACACCCTGTAGTTGAAATAAACATAGATGATGATCAGGTAGATGATAGAATAGATGATGCTCTTGCATATTACCGAGACTATCATTATGATGGTACTGAAAGAGACTTTCTTAAACATCAAATAACATCTACAGATAGAACAAATAAGTTTATCACAGTACCAGCAAATGTAAGTGGCGTTATAAATGTATTTCCAATAGGAACAGGACTTAACGCTAATAATCTATTTAATCTCAGATATCAATTAACACTCAATGAAGTCTACGACTGGAGCAAATCTGCGTTTGCAGGTTATGTGTCTACCATGGAGAATATTGCACTGATGCAAGAAATATTTGTAGGTAAACAAAGTATAAGATTCGCTAGACATACAGATAAATTACACATAGACATGGATTGGGAAAAGAAGACAACTGTAGGTGAATTTATAATAATAGAATGTTATAGAGTGCTAGATCCAGATGTACACACTTCCGTATGGGGCGATTGGTGGTTGAGACAATATACAACACAACTTATCAAACGTCAATGGGGAGAAAATCTAAAGAAGTTTGAAGGCTTACAACTTCCTGGTGGTGTACAATTTAACGGACAAACTATCTGGAGCGAAGCTGACGAAGAAATAAAAAGATTAGAAGAAGAAATAATATCAAAGTTTTCCATGCCTGTCATGGATATGATTGGATAATAACATGCCAACGAATTTTTATTTTGATAATTTTGCTCACACAGGACAGCAAAATTTAATAGAAGATTTAATTATCGAATCTATCAAAATATATGGTTACGATAATTTTTACATACCTAGAACAATCGTAAAAGAAGATGATTTGTTTGGTGAAGATGTATTATCTAAATTCGATAATGCTTTGCCATTAGAAATGTATATTAAAAACGTAGAAGGATTTGATGGTGAAGGTGAGTTTCTTTCAAGATTTAATGTGGAAGTGAGAGATCAGATAACTTTTTCTATAGCACAAAGAAGATGGCAAGAAGAAGTATCTATAGACGATAGAAAGATAGATGAACAAGGAGAAAGAATAAATCGTCCAGTAGAAGGTGATTTGATATTCTTTCCTCTTACAGGACAACTATATGAAATAAAATATGTCGATAAACAACCTATCTTTTATCAGATGGGACAGCTACAGATGTATGATTTGCGTTGCGAACTATTTGAGTTTAGCCACGAAAGAATTGACACTGGTGTCAAAGCGATTGATGACTTGGCTGCCAGACATACTATCAATGTTCTTAACTTTCAAATACTTCTTGAAGCATCTAAAGAACGTGCATTGGGTACTACTGTACTAACAAATGATAAAGTTACAGGTGTATCGTTAAGCAATCTTGGTGATTATGATGCTAGTCCTACAGTAACATTTGGTGCACCGCCTGCCGCCCAAGTTGCTATAGCTACATCAACAATAAGTTCAGGAGCTGTTACAGGAGCTACAGTAAATTCAAATTTACAAGGTTCTGGTTATATAGCCAATGTACCTGTTACTTTTAGCAGTCCAGAAACAACGCAAAGAATACAAGCTACAGCTACAGCTACAATTTCAGGAGGTTCAGTAAGTGCAGTTACATTAACAGAGAATGGTGGTTTTTATACTTCTGCTCCACCAGTTTCAGTATCAGCATCACCTTCAGGTGATGATGCGGTTCTTACATCAACTATTGCAGGTAATCAGCTTTTACAAATTTTAATTCAAAGCGGTGGTTCAGGATACACTTCTGCTCCTACAATTACGATAGGTACACCTAATAATGCTATACATTTTGCCGCCTCTGGTATAGCAGTTCCTGATGCAAAAGGTAATATAGGTAATATAATAATAACAGGTGGCGGTAAATATTATGAAAATGCACCTAGCGTTACTATAGGTAATCCTCCAGATTCTATTAGAGCCACAGGTACAGCACAGATATCAGGTACACAAGTATCAGGCATAACTATTACAAATCAAGGTAGAGGTTATGTAAACGTAAATGGCACACCTTTCGTTCCCTCTGTAACTTTCTCAGTAGAGACATTTACAGGTGGCATTAGACTTGAAGATGGTGATGGATTGTTATTAGAAGCTACAGCAAATACAACTCATGAAAACTCTACAGCTAACAATGTTTTCTTTGAAACTAACAAATCAGGATTTATAGATTTCTCCGAACTGAATCCTTTTAGTGAAGGAACTGATTGGTAATGTTTGGACAGTTTCACTATCATAGCGCCATAAGAAAGTATATTATCATGTTTGGTAATATGTTTAACGATATAGATGTCGTGCGTTTTAACAGTGCTGGCGATAATGTTCAACAGCTAAGAGTACCTATTGCTTATGGACCTAGAGAGAAGTTTCTAGCAAAACTTAGGGCAGATCCAGATGGTAGAAGAGAGATAGCAATGGTTCTACCAAGATTATCATTTGAATTAACTTCAATGAACTACGCACCTGAACGAGTGTTAAATAGAACACATAAACAATTAGGCATAGGCGGTGGTAATAATTCACTTAGAAAAACTTTTACGCCAGCGCCATATGATTTAGATATGTCATTATATGCGATGTTTGCTAATCAAGAAGATGCTGTGCAAGTTGTAGAACAAATCTTACCTTACTTTCGTCCAGAGTGGACAAACAGTGTAAAGATTGTACCTGAATTGAATACATATGTTGATGTGCCTACTATATTAAATGGTATGACAATAGAAGATAGTTATGATGGTAATTTTGAAGAAAGACGAGCCCTCATATATACATTTACTTTTAAAATAAAAGGGTATCTATTTGGACCAGTAACAAATAAAGGTATCATTCGTAGAACACTTGTTAATACATTTGATCCTCAAGCAAATACAGCAACAGGTAATGTCATTATAAGTACTAGTGACACTAAGTTACAAAGACTTACTTTGACACCAGGTTTACTTGCAAACGGACAACCTACATCTAATAGTTCGGCGAGTATACCAATTTCACAAATAAGTGCAAACTCTAATTTTGGTTTTGCTTTTGATAGGGAAGATTTTTTTAACTAATGAAAAATAATGTGACAGATGGACTAAACAAAGTTTTCGAAGTGGGGACGGATTTAGTGGAAGTAGATAAAGAAAAGAAACAAGCAGATGTACCTCAAGATGTAGATAACGATTATAAGTACGCAAGAGAAAACTTATATGGCGTTATCGAAAAGGGCACAGACGCACTAGATAGCTTACTTGACTTAGCAAAAGCGAGTGAACACCCTAGAGCATTTGAAGTAGTGGCACAACTTACGAAGACACTTGTAGATGCTAATAAAGACTTACTTGATATACAAAAGAAAGTTAAAGACTTAAAAAAAGAAGATGATGATAAGCAACAACCTCAAAATGTTACAAATGCTTTATTTGTTGGTAGCACAGCCGAGTTGCAGAAAATGATATCCGGAAGGAATGAAGATGTATGAATATAATGTAAAAATAGTAAAAGTGATTGATGGTGATACAGTAGACGTAGACATAGACTTAGGCTTTGGAGTTTGGTTACATAAAGAAAGAGTACGACTATATGGTATTGATACGCCAGAGTCAAGAACAAGTGATGTAAAAGAAAAGTTTTTTGGACAGAGAGCAAAAGCTTTTCTTACTAAATGGGTAACAGCTGGTGATGTCACATTAAGAACAAAGACATATGATGCGAAAGGTAAGTTTGGTAGAATACTTGGTGAGTTATGGTATGCAGGTGAACATAATATAAATCAAAAATTGATAGATGAGCATCATGCAGTTGCGTATCACGGACAATCGAAAGAAGAAATACAAGAGCAACATTTAAAGAATAGAGAATTATTGCTTGAAAAAGATCCTGTAAGATAATGTCTACTCTAACATATCTTGGTAATCCTAATCTAAAAGCAAAAGGCGTATCTGTAAACTTTGATAAAGAAAATATCAAAGAATACATAAAATGTTCTAAAAATCCTGTATATTTTGCAAAAAACTACGTAAAGATTATTAACGTAGATAAAGGACTTGTTCCTTTCAAGTTATATAAATTTCAAAAAGAAATGGTTGAAACTTTCAATAAAAATCGTTTCAGTATATGTAAACTACCTAGACAGTCAGGTAAATCAACTACAGTCACAGCTTATATATTATGGTTGATACTATTCAAAGATAGTCAAAATATAGCCATTCTTGCAAACAAAGGTTCTCTTGCAAGAGACTTATTAGGTAAGATACAGTTTGCATATGAATACTTACCAAAATGGTTACAGCAAGGTATTGTTGTATGGAATAAAGGTAACATTGAGTTAGAGAATAGCTCTAAGGTTGTTGCCGCCGCCACTTCATCGTCAGCTATTCGTGGTGGTTCGTATAATCTCATATTCTTAGACGAGTTTGCCTTTGTTGGTAATAATCTAGCGGAAGAGTTCTTCAGTTCTGTTTATCCTACAATATCTTCTGGACAAACTTCTAAAGTAATTATAGTATCTACACCAAATGGTATGAATCATTTCTATAAAATGTGGACTGATGCTGAAGAAAAGAACAGCCAGTACGTACCTATAGAAGTACACTGGAGCCAAGTTCCAGGAAGAAACGAGAAATGGAAGAAAGAAACAGTTGCAAATACTTCTGAAGAACAGTTTCGTCAAGAGTTTGAGTGTGAGTTTTTAGGTTCAGCTGGTACACTTATACACCCTACTAAACTTAGAGTATTAGCACATGTGACACCTATAAAGAAATGGCAAGATGTTGAGATATATGAAGAACCAAAACAAGATGCAATATACACAATGTCTGTTGATGTGTCAAGAGGTGTTGGTTTAGATTATTCTGCTTTTATTGTTGTAGATATATCACAGATGCCTTATAAACTTGTAGCAAAATATAGAAGTAAGGATATATCACCACTATTATACCCTACTATTATTTACAATGTAGCAAAGTATTATAACGAAGCTTACGTATTAGTAGAAATAAATGATATAGGACAACAAGTCGCTGATATATTACATCAAGATTTAGAGTATGAAAATATGTTAGCAACGTCTGTGAAAGGTAGGGCAGGACAACAAATAAGTGGTGGATTTTCCGGTTCATCATCTATGGGTATCAGAACTACAAAACAAGTAAAAAGAATAGGGTGTTCTAATCTAAAAGATTTGATTGAGCAAGATAAATTTATTGTACAAGACTATGAAACGATTGTAGAATTATCAACATTTATAAGTAGGGGTGGTAGTTATGAATCTGAAGAAGGTTCTCATGATGATTTAGTTATGTGTTGCGTTTTATTTTCTTGGTTAGCTAAACAAACATATTTTAGAGATATAACAAATACCGACATACGACAGAAAATTTATGATGAAAAGCTGAGAATGTTAGATGATGAAGCACTACCTTTTGCTATCATCGATGATGGACAACCAGAAGAGGGTGTTGTTCACTCACAAGAAGATATAGAAGAATTTATCAGAAAAGGAAACAAAGATAGCTTTAGTGTATTCTAAATAACACTTTTTATAAATATTGAGTAATTCAATAGATTAAAATCTTGTTATTCTTAGAAGGAGATAAACAATGGCATTTCAAGTATCACCTGGAGTAAATGTAAGCGAAGTTGATCTTACTACTGTTGTGCCTGCCGTTTCAACAACAACTGGAGCGATAGCTGGACATTTTCGTTGGGGACCTGCTGATAAGAGAGTACTAATCGATTCTGAAGATAGATTAGTTTCCAACTTTCACAAGCCTAACGCAAATACAGCCGATGACTTCTTTACGGCAGCCAATTTTTTAGCATATGGTAACTCTCTAGTTACAGTGAGAGTGGTAGACAGTACAGTAGCAAAGAACGCAGTTTCTGGCACTGTTGCCGCCTACATCTCAAACGATGATTATTATAACGAAGCATATTCACACAACTCAAGCAGTGGAGATTGGGTTGCGAGATATCCTGGTATATTAGGTAACAGTGTAAAAGTATCTGTCTGTCAAAGCAAGGCGGCTTACGAAAGTGCTAGTACTCTGCATACCGCAACATATTCAATAACTCAAAACACAAAAACTTTGGTATTTAACCAAGACTCAATAACATTAACCACCGACTTCACAGTTGGAGATATATTATTATTGGGTACGAACTTAGAACAAAGAAAAATTACAGCAATATCTGGTAACAACATCACACTAGACAGTAACTATACTGGCGACACACTTACTAGAAGTAACAGTGCGATTACAAGAAGATGGGAGTTCTTCAACTCATTTGATCATGCACCGACAACTACAATCTCCGCTAACACAGTAAATTCTGAAGGCGATGCAATACATGTTGCAGTTGTAGATGAAGATGGACATATCACAGGAACAGCAGGTTCTATGATAGAATCATATTCACATGTGTCAATAGCGTCTGATGCTAAGACTGAACAAGGAGGGAACAACTTCTATAAAGATGTTATCAATAATAACTCAAACTGGATATGGTGGGGAGCCCACAATGCAAACTTGACAAATGCTGGACAAGAAGCTAAAAAAGGCAATGACGGAACAGCAGGTTCAGGTAATAGCTTTGGTGGTGCTACAAAACCAGTAACAAATAGTTTATCACTTGGTAAAGATGGTGGTATACCTACAACAGCAAACTACACAGCTGGATATAATAAGTTTAAATCAGCCGATGATGTTGATGTATCACTTATATTAGGTTCATCTGCCGACACAACTCTTGCTACACATTTAATCAATAATATAGCTGAACATAGAAAAGATTGTGTTGCGGTGATATCACCTGAAAGAACAGACGTAGTTAATAATGATAGCTACGATGGTAAACAAGCACAAGATATTGTAGCATTCAGAAATACCTTACCTTCATCTTCATACAGCGTAATGGATTCAGGTTGGAAATACATGTATGATAAGTATAATGATATATTCAGATATGTGCCTCTAAACGGAGATACAGCTGGACTCATGGTACAATCAGACTTGACAAGAGATCCATGGTTCTCACCAGCTGGTTATAACAGAGGTAATGTCAAGAATGCAGTTAAACTAGCATTCAATCCATCGAAAGCAGATAGAGATGAACTCTACAAGAGTGGTGTAAATCCAGTTGTATCATTTCCAGGACAAGGAACAGTTCTGTTTGGTGATAAGACAATGCTCACACAACCAAGTGCTTTTGATAGAATAAACGTAAGAAGACTATTCATTGTACTAGAAAAAGCAATTGCAACGGCAGCCAAATTCACACTATTTGAATTTAACGATGCTTTCACACAATCGCAGTTCAAAAATCTAGTAGAACCATTCTTACGAGATGTTCAAGGACGAAGAGGTATTACAGATTTCGCAGTTGTATGTGACGGAACAAACAATACAGGAGAAGTGATTGATAGAAATGAATTTGTTGGTGACATATATGTCAAACCATCACGTTCAATAAACTTCATTCAACTTAATTTTGTAGCAGTACGTTCAGGCATAGAATTTTCTGAAATAGTAGGCAAAGCAACATAAATAGGGACACAGGAGAAAAAACATGGCTTTTAACGTAAATGAGTTTGCTGGCGCCCTAAAATCAGGTGGTGCAAGAAATTCACTCTTTCAAGTAAATATCACAAATCCTATAAACGGAGTTGCTGATGCTACTGTTCCTTTTATGTGTAAAGGCGCTCAAGTGCCTGCCGCCACATTGGGAACAATCGAAGTACCATACTTTGGTAGACAAATCAAAGTTGCAGGAAATAGAACTTATGCTGAGTGGGCACCTACTATTATAAATGATGAAGACATGAGTATACGAAATGCAATGGAACAATGGAATCATTCAATCAACAGTGTTCAAGGAAACTTGAGAGCCACTGGTGGTTCTGCTCCAAGTCTATACAAAGCTTCAGCACAAGTTACTCAGTTCTCAAAGACAGGTGAAATTTTAAGAGTGTATGATTTTGTAGGATTGTACCCATCTGAAGTATCTACTATAGATATGGCGTGGGACGCTGAAACAATTCAAGAGTATACTGTTACATTTCAGTACGACTATTGGCAAGTATCAGGCGGAACTACTGGTAACGCTGGCGGAATTTAAACCGAATTGATGATTTCGTGAGTCATAAATAGTATAAGACACACGTAAAGGATATAATATGGCAGAAGAAAGAAAAGGTTTTCTGCGAGAAGCAGTAGAACTATTCGGATTTCGTATAGGGCGTCCCGAAAGAGAACAACCACTTCCCTCATTTGTACCACCTTCTCAAGATGATGGCGCTATCGCTATCAATGAGGGTGGTGCTTTCGGCACAACAGTTGATTTAGATAATAGAATCAAAAGTGAAACTCAATTAATCACAAAATATAGAGAGATGGCTCTGCAACCAGAGGCAGAGAAAGCTATTGATGATATTGTTAATGAAGCAATTATCATTGACGATAACAAAATGCCTGTTGAGATGGACTTAGATGAAATTGAAGAACTCTCTGACGATATTAAAGATATAATGAGAGAAGAGTTTACACATTGCTTGAAGCTTTTAAAAATGAACACAAAAGGTTATGATGTGTTTCGTAACTGGTATGTTGATGGTAAACTATTTTATCATATTGTAATTGATTTAAAAAGTCCTAGATTAGGTATTAAAGAACTACGATATATTGATCCTAGAAAGATTAAGAAAGTTAAGAAACCTGTAAGAAACAGAAAAACAATAGAACAAACTGCAAGCACATTAGGTAAAGAAGTACTATCAAAAAAGTTCGAAGAATTTTATCTATTTCAAAGCAAAGGTACAAATGACTCAGGTTCAGGCATCAAAATAGCACCTGATGCTATAGCATATTGTCACAGCGGTGTTATGGATACACGAAACTATAATGTATTAGGACACATGCATAAAGCAATAAAACCTCTCAATCAGTTGAGAATGCTAGAAGATGCTACAGTTATCTATAGACTTGCAAGGGCACCTGAAAGAAGAATATTCTACATTGATGTTGGTAACTTACCAAAACAAAAAGCTGAACAATATCTACGAGATATGATGGTGAAGCATAAGAATAAATTAGTATATGACGCAAACACTGGTGAAGTAAGAGATGATAGAAAGTTTCTTACAATGCTTGAAGACTACTGGTTACCAAGACGAGAAGGTGGTAGAGGTACAGAGATAACAACATTACCTGGAGGGCAAAATTTAGGTGAACTAGAAGATGTACAATATTTTAGACGTAAGCTGTATGAGTCTTTGAACGTACCTGTATCAAGATTAGAGCAAGAAACGCAGTTCAATGTTGGTAGAGCGTCAGAGATAACAAGAGATGAAATTAAATTCTCAAAGTTTATTACAAGACTACGTTCTAAGTTTTCTGAATTGTTTATGATATTACTTGAAAAGCAGTTATTACTTAAAGGTGTCATGACATTTGGTGAATGGAATGAAATCAAAGATTTGATTAAGTTTGACTATCAAGAAGATAACCATTTCTCAGAACTTAGAGATGCAGAAGTATTACGAGAAAGATTAACATTATTACAAGAAATTGATCAATATACTGGTAAATATTTCTCTACAGATTGGATTAGAACTAATGTTTTAAAACAAACTGACGAAGAGAAAGAAGATATAGACAAACAAATAGAAGCCGAAGCAGAAACAGAAGAACCTGCTGATGAAGAAGAATAAATTATAAATAAGTGAAAGGAAATAATTATGGCTGACTATAGTACAAAAGACGCAATAGATTTTGCAGTAGATGGTAAATCTCAAGATTTTAAAAATGCTATACATGATATATTAGCAGATAGAGTTCAATCTGCTATTGAAATAAAAAAATTAGATGTTACTAGTACTTTTATGCAAGCTGATGATGTAGATACGCTACCTTCAGAAGTTGAGCCAGAAGAAACAGAGGATAAATCCGATGAAACTACAGAGGTTTAAACAGTTTGACGAAAATATCGCCGCCGATTTTGCGAATATGGATAAGCAAGATGATGATCAAGAAGCCAAAGAACTGAAGCCACGTTCTAAAGGTGAAGAGAATTTTGTAAAAATGCATACATATTCAAAGTCTGATGCTGAGCCAGCAGGACAGGATCATATATTTAATGGTGATATAAAAAATGTTAAGTGAGAGCGTATTAGATACACTGCGTAAAATTGTAAAAGATAAGCAGGCATCAAAAGTAAAATTTAAAAATGGTAAAATGATGAATATTGATATGACAACTGCAAATATGATAGTGCAGTCATATGATAAAAGAATTACAAAGCCTGAATTAAAGAAGAAAGTTGAGAAGATGATTGATGGAAGTCCTGAAGGACTTATGAAAGTATTAGATATTATGTATAAGAAATAGGGTAAAGAAATGGCAATATCAATAAAGGGAACAGCAACAGCACTTGCTACAGGCACTACAAAGTTTAAAACTGCAACGGCTGTTTATCTTTGCGGACATACCTCTGCAACTGAAGTCACATTAAGAAATGAAGATGATGACGCAGATTTAGGTACCATTAAGATACCAGCTAACGGAACTGTCGTAGTTAATCTAGTAATAGGACAAGGACTCAGAGGTCCAACTACAGTGTTAGGCACACATGTTGCCTCTGGTGGGAGTTAAAGATGGCACTGAAACTCATAACTGAAACTACAGAAGAAGTAAAATATCTTACTGAAGAAAAAAATGGTAAGAAAGCATTGCATATTGAAGGTATCTTCATGCAAGGTGATATTAAGAATAAGAATGGTAGAATGTATCCTAAAGATATACTACTAAAAGAAGTAAATAGATATAACAAAGAATATATTGCTAAGAATAGAGCATATGGAGAATTAGGACATCCACAAGGTCCAACTATCAATCTAGAAAGAGTATCGCATATGATAACACAACTAGAACCGGATGGTTCAAACTTTATGGGTAAAGCTAAGATTATGACAGATACACCATATGGTAAAATAGTTGAGTCACTTATAAATGAAGGCGCTCAATTAGGAGTATCAAGTCGTGGTATGGGTAGTCTAAAACAAGTAAATGGTACTAACGAGGTGCAGAAAGATTTTTATCTAGCAACTGCCGCCGACATTGTGGCAGATCCGTCAGCACCAAATGCGTTTGTAAATGGCATCATGGAAAGTAAAGAATGGGTATGGGATAACGGAATCATTAGAGAAGCCGATATCGCTAGTATGCATAAAGAGGTTAAGACAGCCTCAAAAAGTGAATTAGAGAATGTTAAACTAAAAGTTTTTGAAAATTTTCTTTCAAAATTATGATTTTATAAATAGATTGTAAATAACTTAAAATCGATCAAAAGGAGCAAGTACATGTCCGATCAAGTTCAAGAAACAAATCTAGAGGAAGATGAAATCCTCGATGATGTAGTTGCTGATCAGGAAGTTGAAGTTGACTTAGATGATAGCATTGATGAGGCGAAAAAAGCATCAATGGGCGATCCTTCAGAAATTCCAGATCCAGAAGCTAAAACAAATTCAGGTAAAGAAGCACCAAAAGGTGGAGAACCTATGGTGAAATTACCAAACACAAAAGTTGGTATGATTCAGGCGGCTATGAATCACCTAAAGTCTATGAAAAAAGTTCAGGTTCAAGATATGGTTAATGCTATGATGAAGCCAGAAGGTTATGGAAGCATCACAAGCAAAAAGCATAAGTACGGTGAAGAAGTTGAAAATGATTCACCAACATTATCTGAGGTAATAAAAGTATCTAAAGAAGATATTGATGTATCTGAAGATATGAAAGCTATGTTTGGTTCTGAAGATTTATCAGAAGACTTCAGAGATAAAGCAACAACTATCTTTGAATCTGCTGTTCTTTCAAAAGTAAATGAAGTATTAGAGTCTGCTACAATAGACATGAATGCTGAAATTGAAGCTGAAAGAGCAACCGCAAGAGCAGACATGGAAAGTAAGCTTGATGATTATCTAGACTACGTTGTAAACGAGTGGGTAAAAGAAAATGAACTAGCTATTGAAAAAGGCATACGTTCAGAAATCGTAGAGAATTTCATGGTAGGACTTAGAAATCTTTTCACAGAAAACTATATCGACATTCCTGAAGATAAAGTAGATATTGTTGATGAGATGGCAGCCAAAGTCGAAGAGCAAGAACAAGCTGTTAACGAAGAAATAGAGAAGAACATTGAACTTAAAAAAGAGTTGAATGCTCTAAAAATGGACAAAGCCTTAGACGAAGTAAGTGAAGGACTCACTGAAACACAAAAGGAAAAGTTTATATCTTTAGCTGAAGGCGTTGATTATGAAGGTGATGACTACAGCGATAAGTTAAAGACTATAAAAGAGAACTACTTCCCACAAGAAGAAGTTGTTGAAAATAAAGATGTGTCTGATGAGGAACCTCTAGAAAATTTAGAGGAAGAAACAAAAGTGAACGGCTCTATGGCAAATTATATGAATGCCATATCTCGAAGCATCAAAAAGTAGTAAATTATAAATATTGATTAATAGGCTGAAATTAGTTTAAAAGGAGACTAAAATGTATCAATCTGATGAACTTCAAAAGAAGTGGCAGCCAGTTCTTGAGCATCCTGATTTAGCAGAGATTAAAGATGCACATAAAAGAGCCGTAACTGCAACTCTTCTTGAAAACCAAGAAAGATCCGCCAGAGAGGAATCTCATGGTACTGGTGGATATCAAGCTCCTTCGCTCTTAGGCGAGGCGGCGCCAACTAACGCAATGGGTGCGTCATCATCAACTGCTAGTGATGGCTCAATTGACACTTTCGATCCAGTGTTAATCTCGCTCGTAAGACGTTCTATGCCAAATCTAATTGCATATGACATCTGTGGTGTACAACCAATGAGCGGTCCAACAGGACTTATCTTTGCGATGAGATCCCGACTATCAACACAAGGTGGAACTGAAGCACTGTTCAACGAAACAAACACAGTGTTCTCTGGTTCGGCGGCAGGAAATAACGCATCACAAGATGTTATAGATGGTGGTTCAACACCTCTACAACAAGCCGGTGCAGATCCAACCGCAAGAGCATCAGGTTCAGGATACACCGTTGGTACTGGTATGACAACTGCACAGGCTGAAGCACTAGGTGATGGTGCGTCAAATGCTTTCCAAGAAATGGCTTTCTCAATTGAGAAAATCTCAGTGACTGCTGTTTCAAGAGCATTAAAAGCTGAGTACACAATGGAATTAGCACAAGACTTGAAAGCAATTCATGGACTTGATGCTGAAACCGAATTGTCAAACATACTATCTGCTGAAATCTTAGCTGAAATCAACAGAGAAGTTGTGAGAACAATTAACTACACAGCTACAGCTGGTTCACAAAATAACGTGACAACCGCAGGTACTTTTGACTTAGACACAGACTCAAACGGACGTTGGAGTGTAGAAAAGTTCAAAGGTTTAATGTTTAACATCGAAAGAGATGCTAACGAAATCGCAAAAGCTACCAGACGAGGGAAAGGTAACATGATGATCTGCTCATCAGATGTTGCTTCTGCTCTTCAAATGGCTGGTGTTCTCGACTATACACCTGCTCTTAACAACAATCTACAAGTAGATGACACAGGTAACACCTTTGCTGGTGTTCTTAATGGAAGAATTAAGGTGTATATCGATCCTTATTTCTCACCTGCAAACTCCGGTGCATCTGCTGAGAACTACTACACATTAGGCTATAAAGGTTCAAGTGCATTTGATGCTGGACTTTTCTACTGCCCATATGTACCTCTACAGATGGTAAGAGCAATTGGAGAGAATACTTTCCAACCAAAAATCGGCTTCAAAACTAGATATGGAATGGTAGCAAACCCATTCGCAACATCTAATGCCGATGGTGCAATAGCTTTTGCTAAGAAGAACATCTACTACAGATTGTCTAAAGTAGCAAACTTAATGTAATTAGTTTACAAGTTTACGTAAAACAAAAAGGGCGTTTCGGCGCCCTTTTTTATTGTTCTTATAAATAGTGGATAAGGAGTATTAGATATGAGTTCACTACAAAGAACAATGCCTGAGAATTTAAGTTTTCTCTCACCTACAGGTTTTAAATTTGCAATACAGAAGTTACCTCATGTAAACTATTTCTGCACTAGTGCAGATATTCCTGATATAACTTTAGGACAAGTTGATCAAGAAAACTTATTCATAAGAATACCTGTACCAGGAGATAAACTAGCATTCTCACCTTTAAACTTATCGTTTGCTATAGATGAAGATATGAAGAACTTCAAAGAGATATACGATTGGTTAATAGGTTTAGGTTATCCAGATAACTTTGAACAAAGAGCAAATCTACAAAGTGCCTTACAACAAAGAAACGAAAGATCAGGTTTAGTATATTCTGATGGTAGTTTAATTATTACAACTGCACAATATCAACCAAATATATTAATAAACTTCATAGACTTATATCCCATAAGTATAGGTGGTTTAGAATTTAGTACTCAAAGTACCGATATCGAATATTTGCAAGGCTCCGTTTCATTCAATTATAGAAAGTATACGATTGACTTTATAAAATAAATATGTTATAGTGATAGTATGATTGTAAAAAATGATAAGTATATACTTGATCTACAAGGCTCTTTAGGCACTGTCTATGGAGAAGGTAAGTTATTGTTCAAAGGTTTCAGTGGTACTGCAATCAAAGAATATATAAGATACGTCCCCGAACATCGACATAAATTTAGAGGTGTCAAAGAGCATCAACGTAAATTGGAGCTTGCTAAAGACTATGAGCAAGCTAAACTTAAAGCAAGGGAAAATAATAAATGAATTGGTTAGTAGTAGTGATATTCTCAGGCGTTGTCGGAGGATATCAAGATTTATATATTTTACAGAAACCTTCTTTCGTTTCAAGAGAAGAATGTAGAACAAAATTAAGCACAGAAGAACTCAAAGTTGCACTCACAAAGCAACTAACAAAAGAGTATCCAGCTTATAAGCCTATCGAAAGAATAGTTTGTGCAACAGAGAAACAAATACAACAAGTATTAAATGATAGTTATGGTAAAAGAGATACATGAAAATAGAAGATATTATGGAGATGTGGACTAAAGATAGTTCCATCGATGAAACCGAATTAGCTACTGAAAGTTCTAACATACCTGTACTTCACAACAAATATCTAAAAATATTCATGGCAGAGCGTATAAAACTATTTTCTGCGAAAGCTGAACTTAAAAAGAAACGTAGAGTTTTACTTGAATATTATCTTGGTGAACTTGATCAAGAAGAACTTAAAGAACTTGGTAGAGAACCTTTCTATAAGAAACTATTAAAGAACGAAGTTGATTTATATATCGATAGTGATAACTCATTGACAGAGCAAAGTTTGCGAGTGTCGGTACAAGAAGAAAAGGTGAACTATTTAGAAGCTGTTTTACGACAAATAAATAACAGAGGATTTCAAATAAAAAATGCAATCGACTGGAACAGATTCATTACAGGATAGAGAAGAAGTAGTAACTAAACTGAAATTGAGAATAGCTAAATTTAAAAAAGATCATGCTGAAATATGGAACAAGAAGTACGACTATCCAGAAGTGAGAGTAGTAGAAGAGACTCAATCAGAGTCAGAAAATACAACTCCGTCTATATACAAGTTGATGCTGAAAAATCAACTTGCAGAGAAATAAGTGAGTACTTTACATTTGATGTTCCTGGTGCATCATTTATGCCAGCATATCGCAATCGCTATTGGGACGGTAAAATTAGATTATTCAATCTTAATACAAAGCTTATCTATAGCGGACTTATATATCACATAAAACTATTTGCAGAACAGCGTGACTATGATTTATTTTTAGAAGATAATCTAGATTCTGTTCATGATATATCTATACCTCAATTGAAATCCTTTACTAAAGATTATAAAATAAAACCTTACGACTATCAGCTTGGCGCTTTCGCTCATGCTTTAAGAACAGAAAGAGCGTTAATACTTTCACCAACTGCAAGTGGTAAATCATTAATTATATTCATGTTATGTGATTATCTGAAAGGTAGAAAGCTTATCATCGTTCCTACCACTTCATTAGTATTTCAGTTAGATAAAGATTTCGAATCATATTATACTAACAGGATTTATTCTACACACTTAATCATGTCCGGACAAGACAAAAATGCAGATGCAGACATTTTTATTTCTACATGGCAATCTATTTACAAACAACCAAAGAAATGGTTCGATCAGTTCGATGTTGTGATAGGTGATGAAGCACATCTATTCAAAGCTAATTCTCTTACGAAGATAATGACTAAATTAGAAAACTGTAATTATAGATATGGTTTTACAGGTACACTAGATGATACACAAACTCATAGATTGGTTTTAGAAGGTTTATTTGGTTCTGTTATGAAAGCTATTTCTACGAAAGAACTTATAGATACTGATAGAATAGCTGATTTGAGAATAAAAGCATTAGTTCTAAAATATCCTGAAAATGTTCGTAAGATGATGGCTAAACAAAAATATGATGTAGAGATGAAATTTATTGCTAGTTGGGAACCTAGAAATAATTTCATAAAGAACTTAGCAATAAGTAGAAAAGGTAATACACTATTGCTATTTCAATATGTAGAAAAGCATGGAAAGGTGTTGTATAATCTCATAAATAGTGCAGTATCAGACAGAAAAGTATTTTTTATTCATGGAGGTGTTGATGCTGAGGAAAGAGAAGAAGCAAGAGAGATTACAGAAAAAGAGAGTGATGCCATTATCATTGCTAGTTATGGAACTTTCTCAACTGGTATCAACATACGAAACTTACATAATATTATTTTTGCTTCTCCTAGTAAGTCCCGTATAAGAAACTTACAATCTATAGGAAGAGGTTTACGTAAAGGCGACAAAAAGAGTGTAGCCACTCTTTATGATATATCTGATGATTTGACTTACAAATCTTGGAATAATTTTACACTTAAACACTTTGCTGTAAGAGTAAAGATTTATAATGAAGAAGAGTTTGATTATAAGATATACAATATAAGGTTAAAAGATGATAGTAATAATAAAACTAACGAGCGGAGAAACAATATTAGCGAGGCAGTTCTACCGATCCAATGACAAAATAACTGTTATTGATCCTTTGAAGATGGAGTTTGTTACTGATATGGGTATGCCTGCTATGCATTCAACTTTTTGGATACCTTTGTCGAAAGAAGAAATTAGCATTGACATAGACATGTCACATGTGATAATATGTACGGAAGCACCTACAGATTTATCGCAGTTTTATACTAACTCTATGATTAAAATAAAACAAGGCGATACTGAAGAAAGTAAAAAACTTATTGAGGAGAAAGTTAAGAATGCTATTAAACAATTCACAAAGCATACATCTAATACAAGTAGTTGGACAATGCACTGATGGTTAAAGCTAAAAGACAAAAACATAATTATGTTGACAATAAAAAATTTTTAGCTGAGATGATAACATATAGAAGATCAGTTACACAAGCAACTGACTTTGGTGTAGAACGTCCTAGAGTACCTTTTTATATTGGTGATTGTATCATGAAAATTGCTACACACTTATCATACAAACCTAATTTTATAAACTACACATTTAGAGAAGAGATGATATCAGATGGCGTAGAAAATTGCTTACAGTATATTGATAACTTTGATCCTGAAAAGTCTAAGAATCCTTTCGCATATTTTACACAGATTATATATTTTGCATTTCTAAGACGAATACAGAAAGAAAAGAAATATCTATATACAAAATATAAAGCATCAGAAAACACAAATTTGTTTGGAGAAACTTCAGAAAACTCTGGAGAGAACGGCAGAAATTATAATGATAAAATTAAATATAATGAGTGGAGTGAAGAATATATGAATGATTTTATAGAAAACTTTGAGGAAAATAAAAGAAAGAAAAAGAGAAAAATTATCGCACCTTTAGATAAGTTTATGGCTGAGCAATGAGAATAGCTATCATTAATGACACTCACTGGGGTGCTAGAAATGATTCACAACAATTCTTAGATTATTTCAAAAAGTTTATAGATAATATATTTCTACCTTACATAGATGAAAACAAAATAGATACTGTCATACATCTTGGTGATATCGTAGATAGACGTAAGTACATAAACTATGTCACACTTAGACATCTAAAAGATAATCTGATACAGCCGTTGTTAGATAGAAAAGTGAACCTAAATGTTATCATTGGTAATCATGATGTACCCTACAAGAATACTAATGAAATAAACTCTATGGCAGAATTGTTCGATAAGCATAGTGTAAAATATTATTCAGAACCTGAAGTCGTAACATTTGATGGTACTGATATACTACTTGTGCCTTGGATAAACACATCTAATTATGCGAACTCTATGGATATGATAAAGAATACAAAAGCACAGATTTGTATGGGACATCTAGAGATAGCAGGTTGTACTCTCATGAGAGGTATAACTTCCGATCATGGTATTAGTATAGATACTTTCAAACATTTTGACACAGTACTTTCAGGACACTTTCATACAAAATCTACAAGTAATAATGTGCATTATCTTGGTACACAATATGAACTGACTTGGACAGATTACCAAGATCCTAAAGGCTTTCATGTGTTTGACACAAACACTAGAGAGATAGAGATGGTACGAAATCCATATCGTATGTTTCATAAAGTATTCTATGATGATGTAAAGAATACTTCAGAAGAGATACTACACAAAGATTACTCCATGTTTGGTAACACATATGTCAAAGTGATTACACAAGAAAAAGAAAATCCATATACATTTGATTTGTTCATGGACAAACTCTATCAAGAAAATCCTATCGCAGTACAGATTGTAGATGATCACTTGAACTTACATTTAGAAGGTGATGACGATTTAATCAATCAAACTCAAGATACTGTGACTATATTATCTAACTACATTGAGAACATGGAGACTAATGTACCAAAGAAAAGACTCGACAACTTAATGAGAACCTTGTATAATGAAGCTTTATATATGGAAGTGTAATGATATACTTTGAAAATATTCGATGGAAGAACTTTCTATCAACAGGTAATCAATGGACAAACATACCTTTAAACACACACTCAAATACAATTATAGTAGGTGAGAATGGTGCTGGTAAGTCAACGATACTTGATGCACTATGTTTTGTACTGTTTAACAAACCTTTTCGTAAAATAAGTAAATCGCAAATGTTAAACTCAATCAACATGGGCGGACTTGAAGTAGAAGTAAAATTTAGAATTGGTAAGATGAACTATACTATACGTAGAGGTATGAAACCAAATATATTTGAAATACATCAAGACAGCACTTTACTCAATCAACCAGGTTCAGCTAGAGATTATCAGAAGCAACTAGAAGAAACTATACTTAAACTAAACTTTAAATCTTTCACACAGATAGTTGTTCTTGGTGCATCTACATTTATACCTTTCATGCAACTGTCTGTGTCGCATAGACGAGAGGTGATAGAAGATTTATTAGATATTAGTATATTCTCTAATATGGGTAAACTATTGAAAGATAGAGTTGCAGAGAACAAAGAATCTATACGTGACTCAGACTACCAGATAGATTTACTTAAAACAAAAATAGATACACAACAATCCTACATTCGAAAACTAAAAGAGCAGAATGATGATACAATAGCTACATTTCAAAACTTGATAGATGGTGCCCAAGATGAAATCAATGACTTAACACAACTATCAAATGGTATAGTTGAGAAGATAGAGTTTCTATCAGAAGATGTTGCACCTCTCAAAGTCAATGAAAATAAGAAAGCTAAACTTATCGACATTCACAATAGAATGCAAAGAAAGATAAAGAATGCGGAGAAGAGAATAGCTTTCTTCAATGATAATGCGGAGTGTCCTACTTGTTCTCAAGATATCAGTGATGATATTCGTGATAGTAAAATATCAGAAACAAATGCTACCATAGTAGAAGTAAAAGCTGGTGAAGGCGAGTTGCAAAAACAATTATCTGAACTCGATGGTAAAATAAATGATATGTTATCAGCACAACAAAGATTGGTAGGATTACAAACAGAGATTGCTGAAAACAATTCTAGTATAAAATCTCTGAATAAATCTATACAGAAAAACCAGAAAGAAATAGAGAAGATAAAAGATACTGGTGTCGATAGTGCTGAAACATATGAGAAACTTAAACTTTATGAAGACGATAAGAGACTCAACGAACAGAGAAAAGAAGAGTTAGTTAATGATAGAGAACTATTCAGTGTAGCAGTAAATATGCTCAAAGATGATGGTATCAAAAAGAAAATCATCAAACAGTATGTGCCAGTTATGAACAAACTTATCAACAAATATTTGGCTGCCTTAGATTTCTTTGTACTGTTCGAACTAGATGAACAGTTCAATGAAGTTATTAAGAGTAGACATAGAGATGAGTTTTCGTATGCATCATTCTCGGAAGGTGAGAAAATGAGAATAGACTTAGCATTACTATTCACATGGCGTTCTATAGCAAAACTCAAAAACTCTATCAATACAAATCTACTAATACTTGATGAAGTATTCGATGCATCTCTAGATAATAATGGTTGTGATGAATTTCTAAAACTATTGAACCAGCTAGATAACCAGACAAATGTATTTGTAATATCTCATAAAGGTGATATACTATCTGAGAAGTTTAAGAATCAGATACGATTTGAGAAATATAAAAACTTTAGTAGGGTGGCATAATGGGCAAGCGAAGTGATTTTGAAAGAAAAGAGAGAGATTTCTATCCTACACCAGAAGAGGCAGTTTTACCTTTATTACCTCACATAGAGAACGCTTTTAAATTTATAGAACCTTGTGCTGGTGATGGTTCATTGACAAGACATCTAATGAAATATAAAGATCCTTGGTGTGTACTACAATCTGATATAGAACCGAAACATGGTGTACGTGAGGGCGATGCATTTGATATAGAAGCAGACTTGTATTCTCATGTGGATTATTGTATTACTAACCCACCTTGGGATAGAAAGATACTACACCCACTAATAGAAAAATTAACAAGCATAGCACCAACTTGGCTACTATTTGATGCTGATTGGATACACACGAAACAAAGCAAACCTTATTTAAAACATTTAAAAAAAGTAGTGAGTGTTGGTAGAGTTAAATGGATACCAGGAACAAAGTCAGTGGGTAAAGATAATTGTTGCTGGTACTTTTTCACACCTGCATATGAATATGGTATAATAGAATTTTATGGAAGAGAATAAAATGTGGAATGTGCCAAATATATTAAAATTTAAAAAACCTGAAGTAGAATCTAAAGAAATAGAAATAAAAGAAGTAGATACTAGAGTAAACATACACACACTCTACAAACATAGATGGGTTTGGTATCATTTGATATTATGTATACAAGTGATCTTGACAAACATACTTTTAGTTGGTATACTAGTAACATTAGCAATAAAATTATGAGAGACAATGACTAATAGAGATTTATACAGACTCAACGAACAAGAACATAAAGATAAAGATATATCAAGGATATACAAAACTTGGACAGAGAGTGAAGATTTAGATTCTATACCTGATATAGACTCTAAGCAATTATCAGAAGATTTAACAAGCGACTTAACAGAAGTATGTTCTATGAACGTATCAGAATATACTCTATTTAAAAAATGGCTTGAGATACAAGGTAAATATCCTACAGAGAAAAGAAACACATTATTTGATGGTGTGCAACGAGTTTTACTAGATGATAGTCAGTCTAGAACTATATCTAGAATTAGAAGTCAAATCTGGAAACCAGAGAGTGTTGACGATTATATGAAACTAGAACCTGAAATGGTTTTATGTAATAAGAATCCTGATGAAATTGCTCAATATAATACTCTAAGATCCTTTATCAGCACTGCCGAAAATAATAATAATGTTGGTAGAAATCTATACTACTATATTATAGATAAAGTTACAAAAAAATATCTAGGCACAATCTGTATGTCTTCTGATTATCTAGATTTAACACCAAGAGATAATTATATTGGTTGGACTAGAGAAAAGAAAACCGAAGATAAGATGATAAACTATACTACAGTTGGCTCTACAATTGTACCAACACAACCTCTAGGTTTTAATTATGTTGGTGGTAAGTTGCTTGCTCTATTATGTTTATCTGATACAGTACAGAAAGATTGGAAAGAACAGTATGGTGATACATTAGTATCTGTAACTACAACATCACTATATGGAAAAGCAAAAGTTGGTGGTATGTCACAATATGATAATCTCAAACATTGGAAGAAGATGGGATATTCACAAGGTTCTGTAGCGTATAAACCAAAGAAAGAAACAACGAAACGATTACGTGACTGGTTAAAAAAGTATTATTCTGAAAAATACTTTGAATGGTATGTTGCACTCAAACCTAGTGGACAACCATACAAACGTGATCACAAGAATCGTTCACACCAATTCGCATTCTCAAAGTTAGGTATAGATAAGTCTATAGTAAGATCCGAACATCAAAGAGGTATCTACTATTCACCACTATACACAAACACTTGTGAGTTTTTGCGAGGCGAGATTTCAGAGGACAAACTTGTCAAATCTTTTGATACAAGTACAGAGTATCTAGTCAATCTCTGGAAGGACAAGTATGCACGAAAGCGAATAACCTCTCTCATAAACAGTGATCGTGTGTCCTCTGAAACTTTATTCTATGACGATTTAGCTTATCTTGATTGGGAAGATTGTAAAGAAAAGTACTTGACTCAAGTAGGTAGATAATGCTATTATAGAATCATCAAATTAAAGAGAGGTATTATATTATGGACGTATGCGAAAGGCTAGAAAGCCCTCTCAGGGAAGTTATGCTTTTACCTGATTTTATAGAGAAGGCTGGATTATTAACAACACAAACAATGGTAGCAGATTACTCTCACCAAGCTAATAGAAAAACTAGGTGGAGTGAAGAGATGATGAGTATGTTTTTTCGTTCATCTGTTCTTAATCAACTTCCAGCACCTATAGTTATTGTAGATTTAGAGAAGTGTTTAGAACATGCTAACGAGACAAATAATCAATCGGATATTGTGTACTTTACATTATGGTTTATTCAAAATGGTGCAAAATATTTAATATTAGATGGTAACAATAGAATTATGGTTACAAAAAAAATATTAAATGATGAAGTAAAGTTACCAACAGATATTCCTTTACATACAGGACCTGATGGTAAACTAGTACAAACATCAAATATAAAGTTAGGTGCTACTTTTTCTACATTAGATAAAGCTTTAAGAGATTCTTTTGATACTAGTGAAGTAGAAGTTCATGTATACACAAAATTAACAGAAGTAAAAATGGGCTTAGTTTTTCAAATCTATAATTTAGGTTCACCATTAATTGATCCTGAATTTAGAAATTCTTTCGGCGGACTCATTGTTAAAGCTTATAGAGATTTAGCAGATAAATGGGAAAATTTGTTTGAAAAATTAGATATGACATCTACAAATATTAATAGAAGATCGATTGAGCAGTGGATGGCGTATGCTTTCAATATCTGGTTTCATGACATTAAAAAACCTTGTACTAAAAAGGTTTTAGATAATCTAAGTTTACCAAATCAAAAATCTACTGAACTAGAAATTATTGGTTTTGAAAAAGCTATGAATACTTTTTTGAAAATTGTTGATACTAGTAAAATTGTTGGTTTACAAAAAAGTAATGCAGTTTTAGATGCTTGGGCAATATATGTTCAGCAAACTAGAACTGAAAATAAAGTATTTAAAAATGACGAAACTATTTTAAAGTTTACAACAGATGTTGCTGACAGTATCTATCATCTATTAGAATTAAAAGGTGATGATGGTAAAGCTAAAACATATGAAACAGGTAAAGATGTTTTTAAAACTTTCAAAACCTTACTAGGTAACAAAACTGCTAGTAATAATAATGAAAGAAATAAGTTAATCTTAGAACAGTTAGTTGACTTAGATAAATATTTTGTACCTAAAACTAAAAGAGTTGCATCAGACTTAGATGCATCAATTGTCGCCAATAGTCAAAATTGGAAAACTAAAGATGGTACTCCTATCCCATATGATCAACTTAAAAAATTTCACAAGGGACATATAGTACCTTTTTCAAAGAGCAAAGATTCTTCTAAAGAAAACCTTATAATACAAACACCTGAAGAAAATTTAAAGCTAGGTGCAAAAGAAGCAATTTAAAGGTTGACATTCATATCGTTTTGAGTCATACTGTAAGAGTAATAAGAGAGAGTGATTCGTAATGACATTAAATATTCAATCAAAAGAAGTTCTTGCACGGCTACTCGCCACTGAGAACATTACTGTTGAGCATCAAAATGTTTCTACTGCGAGTTTCAATGTAAAAGATCGAGTTCTAATATTGCCTATGTGGGACGATATGCAGAACTTCACATATGATCATTTAGTTGGACATGAAGTAGGACATGCTTTATTCACTGATGCTGACGAATGGGCTTCAGCTATCGAAAAGCACGGCAAGAACTTCAAAGGTTTTCTAAACATCGTAGAAGATGCTAGAATAGAAAAGAAAATCCAGAGAACATATCCTGGTTTGAAAAGATCCTTCATTCAATCATACAAGAAAATGTTGAGTGAGGGTTTTTTCGGTAGAGATGAAACAGAAATCAATACTTTCGAACTTATTGATAGACTCAATGTTTACTTCAAGTGCGGTATGTCAACTGGTACAAAATTTGCTGATGATGAAAAGAAGTGGTTAGACATTATCGCTAAGATAGAAACTCAAGATGAAGCTTACAAAGTTGCTCTTGAGTTATTTGAGTTAGCAAAAGAGAAAAAAGAAAAAGAGCAACAGGCTCAAAAAGAGTCAGAAGAGGAGATGCAAGAAGATGGAGAAGATGATGATAATTTCAGCTTTGCTGACGGTGACATGGATTATGACGATTATGATATCGATGAAGATGGAGACGATAGTTCTGAAGATGGCTCTAGCGAAGGCGAAAGCGAAGACTCAGATTTAGAAGAAACTGAAGAAGAACTAAAAGGTTCTGGTGAGAAGAGCGACTCTGAAGATAAAGAAGAAGAAGTAGAAACACCAGTTCAACAAGTTTCACATTCAAAAGTCGGTGGTGAGTCACCTGAGCCTCTAAATCCTAATCTACCTATTGCAGAAACTGACGCTTTGTTAGAAGATAACATAAAGTCTTTAAGTCCTACAAATGGTAAAGCAGTTATCAATGTGACACTTGATATGAACTTAAAGACATATCAAGATAGAATTTTTAGTTACAAGAAAATACTTTCTGATAAAGATACTGGCGGTGCGATACATGCTGGTTCTGGTATGTACAAAGATTTTCAAGTCAACAATAAAAAAGCTATCAACTACATGGTAAAAGAATTTGAAATGAAGAAAAAAGCTTCTGAGTATAAGAGAGCAACAGTTTCTAAAACTGGTGTTCTTGATACACTCAAGATGAACAACTACAAATTCTCTGATGATATCTTCAAGAAAATGACAATCGTTCCTGATGGTAAAAATCACGGACTAGTAATGTTCATAGATTGGAGTGGTTCTATGGCAAGCAATCTTTCTAACACTGTTGATCAGTTGATTAATTTAGTTAGCTTTTGCCGACAAGTTCAGATACCTTTTCAAGTTTATGCTTTCAGCGATAACAGTACACTAGCTTATGATATGTTTGGTAATAGAGAAGCTAAAGAAAAAATGAGAGTCAATACAAAAGGTTATACTACTCTACAAGATGATTTTCACCTACTTGAGTTCTTCAACAATAAAATGTCAAGAACTGAGTTTCAGAAAATGTGTGCTTTTGTACTAGCAGTTGGTAAGTATTGGGAAAATAGATACAGACTCGATAGTAAGTATGGCGAATATTGGGTTCCAAGAAAGTTCTGGTTGTCAGGTACTCCTTTGAATGATGCAATACTTTCTGCTCATGCAATAGTAAAAGCTTTTCAAAAGACTAATAGAATTGACATAGTGAATACAGTATTCCTAACTGACGGTGCTAGTAACTATTCTTACTACAATAGAGATTATGCTACTAGAGCAAACATTGCACCATGGAATGAGACTTGGATATTCACGAATGAAGTTACTAAAAAGTCTTTACGATTAACTCAAAGCGGTACAAATAGACTTGGTATCAATACAACTCCGACACTTCTAAAGTCTCTAGCTGACTACACAAATTCGAATGTGATTGGATTTCACATTCTACCTAAAAACAAGAGAACTGCACTAAATGATATGGGACACGATTTAAAGCACCACCAAAAAGAGAGTATGTGGGCTAGATTACTTCACGATTCATTTGTAGTGAATACCACAAATGGTTATACTAAGCAGTTTCTAGTTCAAAGTTCAAAGCTTGCAACATCTAATGGTGCTATCGAAGTTGACGATGGTGCTACAAAAGGAAAGATTAGACAAGCTTTCAAAAAAGCTACTACTGGTTCTAGAACTAGTCGAGTGATGTTATCACAATTTATTGAATTAGTAGCTTGACAAACCCACCAGGTTTGCTATCCTAATAATGTAAGTGATTCGTTTGATAATTAAATAGAGAGGTTATATTATGTATTTATCACCACGTAAAAAGCTTTTTGTCGATACCGCCACCAGCAAGTTTGGTGTCGGTGCGATTTTAAATCGACAAGAAGTTCAAAGTGCCGCCGATGATGCAAACATTCCATTTCCATGGTGGTTCTGGAAAACTGCTAAAGTCGGTTACAATCAGTTTCAACTACCTTCAGTAGGTGGTCCTGAAACAGTTACTGCAACTATGACAGGTGTTGCACCTGTCGCATCTAGTGATGCACAGGTTAATTTACAACCTGCACCTAAAGTTTCTCTTTCAGTAGAGACTACTGCTTTTACAGAAAATCTAGTACCAGCAGTTGATCCTTTATTTGTTCCTTTTGGTAACTTCACCAAGATAAAGCAGATAATATCTTCAAAGATGTTCTATCCTGTTTACGTTACTGGTTTGTCAGGTAACGGAAAAACTTTCGGTATTGAGCAAGCATGTGCCCAAGCCCGAAGAGAAGTTATTCGAATTAACTTCACTGTAGAAACTGATGAAGATGATCTTATCGGTGGTTTTAGACTCATCGATGGCGATACTAAGTTCTTCAAAGGTCCTATCATCAATGCGATGGAGAAAGGCGCAGTTGCTTTACTTGACGAGTTAGACTTAGCTAACCCTGCCAAAGTAATGTGCTTACAATCAATTCTTGAAGGCAAAGGTTACTTCATTAAAAAGACAGGTGAGTTTATCAAGCCTGCTCCTGGTTTCACCGTGATTGCTACTGCGAACACAAAAGGTAAAGGTTCTGACGATGGTAGATTCATCGGTACTAACGTGATGAATGAAGCTTTCTTAGAAAGATTTCCTATCACTGTTGAGCAAGAGTATCCACCAGTTGCTACTGAAAAGAAAATACTTGGTAAAGTATTTACTGACTTGGGTATCTCTGACGATGGTTTTGTTGCCAAGCTTGTTGATTGGGCTGACATTATCAGAAAAACTTTCTATGATGGTGGTGTCGATGAAATCATTTCAACCCGAAGATTAGTTCACATAGCGAAAGCTTTCTCAATCTTCAACGATAAAATGACAGCCATCGATATGTGCATCAATCGATTTGACGAGGACACCAAGTTGTCATTCAAAGACTTGTACACCAAAATCGATGTAGAAGTTTCAGAAACACCTGACACTGCTATTGAGAATGAAGAAGAGATTCCATTCTGATAAAAAAAATATATAACCTTGAAAAGCCTGTCTTGACAAAGATGGGCTTTTTAGTATATACTCATAACAATATATTATGAAAAGGAATATAACTTGGAAATACAAATTGAATTAGCTGAATTACGTAAGAAAAAAATATTCGTAGCTACGCCAATGTATGGTGGTATGTGTCACGGTATGTACACTAAAGCATCATGCGACTTAGCAAAAATAACACAAGCGTATGAGATGGATGTTAAGATGTTCTATCTCTTTAATGAGTCTCTAATTACCAGAGCAAGAAATTATTGTGTTGACGAATTTCTACGTAGCGATTATACTCATATGATGTTTATAGATTCTGATATTGGTTTTGATCCTAACGATGTATTATCTTTAGCTATTATTGCTGATGAAGGTAATAGAGATATCGTATGTGGTCCATATCCAAAGAAAACTATAGCTTGGGAAAAAATTAAAAAAGCAGTTGAGATGGGATTCGGAGATAAAAATCCTAATGAACTAGAAAACTTTGGTGGAGATTACGTATTTAATCCAGCTAGTGATGCTTTAGAAATGAGACTAGATGAACCTATCGAAGTGTTAGAGGGTGGTACAGGTTTCATGATGATAACTAGAAACGCTTTTAAGAAATTTGATGAAGCATATCCAGATTTGAGATATTTTCCCGATCATGTTAGAACAAAACACTTTGATGGTAGTAGAGATATCGGTATGTATTTTCAAGCACTAATAGATCCAGAGTCAAAAAGATATCTTTCAGAAGATTATATGTTTTGTCAGTGGATGAAAAAAGCTGGAGTACCAACATGGTATTGTCCTTGGATGAAATTATCCCACACAGGTAGTTATGTATTTGGTGGTAGTTTATTAGATTTAGCACAATTAGGTGTATCAGCAACTGCCGATCCAGTAGAAATTGAAAAAACTAAAAAGAAGGAACCAAAAGGCATACAACTTAACTTAGGAGAAATTGAATGAGTGAGAAAGTAAACTTTAAATTTGGTGAAGATAAAATTCTTAAAGAGTTGTATGATTATGTATCTGCAACTTATAGAGGACACTATTCGACAAACCAGTTTCAATCAACCGAGTTTATCATAGATTGTGGACACGGAGAAGGTTTCATGCTTGGTAATATAATCAAGTATGCACAGAGATATGGTAAGAAGAATGGCAAGAACAGAGCGGACTTGCTGAAAGTTGCTCACTATGCTATAATGGCGTTACATATAGATTCAAATCAAGCAGGAGAAAATGATGATGCAAATAAGTGATGATACAATTGAAGTACTAAAAAACTTCTCAACAATAAATCCATCTTTGTCGTTCAAAGCTGGTAATACTATTCGTACTGTTTCTGAACAGAAGAATATTCTAGCACAAGCAGTGATAGGAGAAAGCTTGCCTATGAATTTTGCAATCTATGAACTTAATCAATTTTTAGGTTTAGCAAGTTTGTATGATAAACCGGACTTTGCTTTTGGTGAGAAAGAAGTTGTGATTAGTGAAGGCAGTAGTAAATCAAAGTATACATACACTGATCCATCTATGGTGACTTCTGCTCCTGATAAAAATCTTGAGTTAGACAATGCTGATGTTTCTGTAAAAATATCTGCTGACGATATGAAAAGAGTTCTATCTGCCGCCAACCAACTGGGTTTACCTGAAGTTGTAGTTAGAGGTGAAGAAGGTAGTATTGCTATAGTAGCAACAGATACAAAGAACCCTACATCAAATGAGCATAGTGTTTCTCTTGGTTCTACCAATGATAACTTCTCTATGGTTTTTAAAACAGAGAACTTGCAGAAGCTTGGTACTAGTGACTATGACGTAGCCATATCTAAAGCAGGTATAGCACACTTCAAATCTACTTCAAAAAATATTCAATATTGGATTGCAACAGAGACTAATTCAAGTTATAATTAAGAAATTGAAATTTATATTATGGTGATTCATGCGAGAAGATTTTTTGTGGGTAGAGAAGTATCGCCCAAAGACTATAAAAGATACTGTACTAAGTCCTGAGTTAAAGACTCTATTTCAAACTTTCGTTGATAATAACAATGTGCCCAATCTTCTTCTAACAGGCTCACAAGGCATAGGTAAAACTACTGTTGCTAAAGCTATGTTAGAAGAACTAGGTGCTGACTATATTGTTATCAATGGTTCTGATGAAGGTAGATTGATTGATACACTCAGAACTAAGATTAAAAACTTTGCCTCATCTGTATCTCTAGCAGGTGGGCGTAAGTATGTAATTCTTGATGAAGCAGATTATTGTAATGCTGAAACTGTTCAGCCTGCTCTCAGAAACTTTATGGAAGAATTTAGTAAGAACTGTGGTTTTATAATGACATGTAACTTTGTCAATAAGATTATACAACCACTTCATAGTCGATGTTCAGTTGTAGAATTTAAGATAGCAAACAAAGATAAGCCTGCTATGGCTAAAGAATTGTATGCTAGAATACTAGACATTCTCAAACAAGAAAATATAAGCTTTGAAGAGAAAGTAATTCTAGAAGTTCTTGCGAAGCATTTTCCCGATAATCGTAGAATACTAAATGAGTTACAAAGATATTCTGCAACAGGACATATTGATAGTGGTATACTTGCTAATCTATCAGAGACAAGCATTAAAGAACTTATGCAACTTTTGAAAGACAAAGAGTTCACTTCAGTTCGTAAATGGGTAGGTAAAAATATTGATGGTGATGTTGCACCAATGTTTCGTAAAATATATGATACTATAACTCAGTATGTAAAACCTACAAGTATTCCTCAAGTTGTTGTTACTCTTGCTGACTATCAATACAAATCTGCGTTTGTAGCTGATCAAGAAGTTAACTTCATGGCTTTTCTCACAGAGTTGATGGTAGAAACAGAATGGCAGTAAAGACTAATCCTTTTGACTATATCACTGCTATCAATGTATCAAAGAAAAATCTCATGCGAGGTAGTAACAACGATACGATAGCAGAGAAAGATTATAGTTCTTTTCTAACTAATCGTTCACTATCTTATTTCGCAGATACGATAGGTTATGCTAACGAAATGAATCAGAGACATCACACAGATAATCTTCCTCAATTCGAATATTTACTAAATATTGTCAGAGCCAAGAAACGGTTCTCAAAATGGGTGAAAAAAGAAAATGATAGGGATATATCTCTTGTGAAAGATTATTATGGATATAATAACACAAAAGCTATACAAGCACTGTCAATTCTAACTCCCGAACAAATGAAATTTATTAGAGAGAAGTTAAATAAAGGTGGAGTATGATTGAGATAAGTAGTTTAGTAGAAGTAAAGTTGAAAGAAGACGAAGACTTCCTAAAGATAAGAGAAACACTTACACGTATAGGTGTAGCTAGTAGAAAAGATAAGACATTGTTCCAGAGTTGTCATATACTTCATAAGCAAGGAAAGTATTATATTACACACTTCAAAGAACTTTTTTCTATGGACGGAAAACCCAGTAATTTTACAGAAGATGATATATCACGTAGAAATTCTATAGCTAATTTACTAGCAGAATGGGGATTAGTAGAATTAGTTGATCCCGATAAATCAAAAGAACCAGTGTCACCACTTTCACAAATAAAAGTTTTACCACATAAGGAAAAAGATGAGTGGAACTTGGCGGCAAAATATAACATAGGAAAGAAAAGATAATGGGGAGAAGAATGAGATATACTACCAACTTTGATAAAGTAGAAGATTTTATGAGAGCATTTGGACAAGATGTAAAAGATAACCCTACTATGTTAGATGAAAAAACTTTACAACTAAGATTAGAACTTATAGAAGAAGAACTGAGAGAGTTATATCTTGGTGTTGAAAGAAAGAACATGTTAGAGATTGCTGATGCTCTTACTGACTTACTGTACGTTACATACGGCATGGGTGCCGCCATGGGTATAGAACTAGACTATTGTTTCGATGAAGTTCATAGAAGTAACATGTCGAAGTTAGGTGAAGACGGTAAACCAATCTATAGAGAAGATGGTAAAGTGTTAAAAGGTCCCAACTACAAACCACCAAACATGTATGATACAGTATATCATGAAGAAGTATTAGCAAAGCTAAACAAAATAGAAGAAAATTCTCCTAATGTTGATAGGGATCAATTAGCACAATTAAGTTTATTTGACGATGACTCTGCCGTCACAGGTAAGTGACTTGACAAAAGTATAAATTTTTGTTATTATAAATACAGTTGAAGTATGCCTATTAAGGGTGCTTCTTAATTTTAATATTCTAGCTTAATAAAGGAGAATAGCAATGAATAACCTTACCACATTTGACATCAATAAATTCACTCCCTATGCTGTAGGATTCGATAGAGTATTGGATCAACTTATGAATCATACTCATAATATGGCAACTTCAACGGGTTTTCCTCCATACAATATCGTAAAACACGATGAGTATGAATTTACAATTGAGATGGCGTTAGCAGGATTCTCAAAAGAGGATATAGAAGTCGTTGTAGAAGACGGCACTATTACAGTTAAATCAGTATACGATGATAAAGTCGAGAACGCTGAAGTACTTCATAGAGGTATCTCGCAGAAAAAATTTACACGTAAATTTACTATCGCTGACGATATCGAAGTAAAAGGTGCAGAACTCATAAATGGATTGTTAGAGATTCAGTTAGAGAGAATTGTACCGGAGCATAAAAAGCCAAAGGTTATAAAAATCAAATAAAGCCAATTAGTCTTTTTAGCATTTATAAATAAGGGTTGAAGTAAAATTCAGCCCTTATTTTTTTTGGAGAGGTTAAATGTTTGGACTATTTAAGAAGACGGGTTTAAAAAAGCAAGCTAAAACTGCTACTAAACCTAAGACAGAAACAAAAGCGAAAAAGGACAATGGTATGGCGAAATCAAATTATGATAAGTGTTTAAAAATAATTCTACATCATGAAGGTGGATATGTAAATCACCCAAAAGATCCTGGTGGAGAAACTAACCTCGGAGTTACTAAGAGAGTATATGAAGAGTGGGGTGGTAAAAAGAATATGAAAGATTTGAAAGTTGCTGACGTTGCACCAATATATGAAAAGAACTATTGGGGACGTTGTAAATGTGATAGCTTACCAGCTGGTTTAGATTTATGCGTCTTTGATTTTGGTGTTAACGCTGGAACAAAAAGGGCAGGCATCTATCTACAAAAAATGGTTGGTGCAACTCCTGACGGAGCAGTTGGACCTAATACACTAAAACAAGTTGACGCTTGGATAAAAGAACATGGTGTAGAACACGCTGTCAAATCTTATCAAGAAGCACGACAAGGATATTATGAAAGACTTTCTACTTTTAAAACTTTCGGTAGAGGTTGGACAAGAAGAGTTACAGAGACTACGGAAACAGCTTTAAAGATGATCTAAAATGGTTTACAGAAACAAAACATTCGCTAACAATGTAGTCGTTGGTTTGAGTTCTGGAAAAGTTGAGTTAAGTGCTGACAGTGGAGATTTAAAAATCAAATCTGGTGGCTCAACAGCAACAGTTCGTCCAGGACTAGGCATAGTAGAACAACAGTCATTTGCAATTGTTGCTAACAAGGCGGCACTACCATTACCTCCCACAGGTATAAATAACGGAGCTTTATACTTTACTACTGCATCTAGTGAATTGTTTATGAAATCAGGTGGTGGTTGGTATAGAGTATCGATGGTGAATACAAGTCCATCAATAACTCTAAACAAAACTACAGCAACAATAGATGCAAGCAATTTAACTTTAGATGTAAACTATACAACAGTAGAACCAGAAGGTACACCAGTCACTGTTGCTTTAGCTAATTCAGGTATTGCTGATACAAATGTAGCTACTATTACACACACAACTTCAAACAATAATATACGAGTAGTATTCGATGGTTCTACCGATTTGACAGATGCAACAATCACTGCAACTGTCACAGATGGTGTAAATACAGGTGTAGGAACAATTACATTTACCACTGCATACTCTATAAAGCAGTCTAGAGATACTCTTGTATTATTAAAAGCTAATTCAGAAGGCGGACATAATTATTCATTCAGTGATCAATCTGATAGTAATCATACTGTTACACCTACAGGACATGCAAGAACATCATCACATAGTCCTTATCGTCCTAATGGATATTCAATAAGATTAAATGGTGGTGGATATATCGATGTTGCCGCCTCTTCTGATTTTGAATTTACAGGACAGTGGACAATAGAATTTTGGTTTTGGGGTGATGAACAACAAAGTAGTTCAGGAGTATCAGGCTGGCATGATATGTTTTCGTATGGAAGTAGTACATCACCAGCTTATATGGAAATAAACAATGATGGTTACGTTGCAACAAGTAGTGGTATGTTTGGTTCTGTTGGTAGTAATCAGAGTGGAGAAACACACCCGATAAAATGGAATCGCTGGAATCATATAGCTTTTAGTAGAGATGGTAGTAATGTTGTACGTCATTATGTAAACGGAAGATATATGGCAAAAGCTACAGTATCAGGAACAGTAGGCTCTTCAAGCACTAATCCAAGAATTGGTGATACTGGTGAGGCGGCTGATTGTCATTTATATGATTATAGAATATCAAACACAGCTAGATATACTTCTGAATATGGTTTCGATTTACCTGATGCACCTCATGAAAGTGATGCAAATACAATGCTTCTTATCTGTAAAAATAATATGTTAAAAGATTACAGTTCAAGAGGACACGCAATAACTATCGGAGATCATAACTATGGCTCACGTTACAAATATTTAGGACATACACCTTTTGATAAAGGTGGTTATAATGCAAGTAAACATGGTAACTCTGCTATTCTAACAAATGCACGTTCAGCGTCTTACTTAAAGCTACCTCGCTCTGCCGATCTGTATGATTGGAATCCTTCAAGTGATCATTATACTCTAGAGTTTTGGTTATATCAAAGAGCCTTTAGAAAAGGTAGTCCTAATAATTCACCAAATATTTTTTCTCATGCAACAGGTACAAATAATACTTTTTATTGGGGTTTAGGTGCTAATCCAGAGGCTTCACCAGGAGGTGGTAAATTAAGTTTTTATTACTATAATGGTAGTGCCCAACTTTTAACTGGAAGCACATTGATGTATGAAAATACATGGTATCATGTTGCTTTTCATAAAGACAATTCCGGTAATATAAAAATATATCTAAATGGTGTACAAGATATAAGTTCTAGTGTTTCTGGAACACCTCAAACAAATTCTGGTACTGATGTGTGGATAGGTAGAGCCCAAAATAGTACAGTTGCTAATTGTAATATAGCTGATGTTAGAATTGTAAGAGGTGAAGCAGTTTATACTGGAGCATTCACACCACCAACTGGCCCTCTTACAAAAACTGGTGGTACATACTCATCAACAACAAATGTCAATACAGCTATAACTGCATCAAATACTAAATTACTTTTAAACTTTCCTACGGGAATAGAAGATTTAGCACAATGTTCAGATCAGATAGAGTTTTATAAAACAAATAATTCGGATGTAGAGGGTGATACAGATGTAGTAAAATATACAGGTAAACCTACAATAAAAACTAACTATAGTACTGGTTTTCTTAATATACATGCACCCTTACATGAGTTATATAATTCACCGTGGACAATTGAAATGTGGGTACGACTAACTCAAAGTGGACAGGCAAGTATATTTTTTGACTCTGATTCAGGTACTTATGGTGGTAATCTTAATGCTCGAATGGATTATGCGGATAGTAGTAGAACTTTCTATATGGACTTAGCACTTAGCTTAACTAAAGCATACACTTCATCTGAAATAACATTTTTAAATACTTGGAATCATTTGGCTTTTCAGAGAAATCCCAGAAATTTTCAAGATAGTGATAACGGTATATTATCAGTATTTGCAAATGGTACTATATTAGCAAGTATGAACACACTTACAAATTATGCAAGTGCAAGTGCTGATGGTAATGTTTGGAGTGCTTTGAGACTTCTAGGTTCTCAAGGACCAGCTGGAGGTTATCAAGCGTTTACTGGTAACTCGCAAGATGTTAGAGTTTCGTCTATAGCAAGATATCCATTCATACCGATAAAAAATACTTTAACAACTACAAATTCAGAAAGAACTGGTGTAAGTGTAAGTTCGGCATCTAATACAAAATTTCTTGCATTCACTACAACTACAACCACAACAGATGCAACATCTGGACATACAATAACATCTCACGGAGGACCTACTGGTGTCAACTGGGGTCCTGCTCCTGGTATGAAATCTGTTTACTTTGATGGTAGTGGAGATTATTTTACAGTGCCAACAAGCGATGCTTTGAATTTTGGCACAGGACACTATACAATGGAATTTTGGATTAACACACGACAATCTGGAGCTTGGATTTGGTATAATGCACAAGGCGATACTGGTATTAGAATGTCAATAGGATATAATGGTTCTTCTAGTCCTCGTCCAGGACAAATAGAAATAAATGAACAAGTAAGTAATAATGATAATCATTATTATTCTCATTGTAGAATAGACGATGGCGTTTGGCATCACGTAGCATTTTGTAGAGGTACTTCAAGAAGAATTTTCATAGATGGTAAATTACAGTGGAGAGGTGGAGCGATAAATAGAAATATGAATAACTCTAACACTAATTATATTGGTAGAAGAAATACTGGTGCTGGACAGTTTAAAGGTTATCTATCTAATTTTAGAATAATAAAAGGAGAAGCATTGTACGCAGAAAATTTTACACCACCATCTGCACTACTTGCGGGTTAACTAAATAGATAAAAAAGAGAATAATTATGGTAACAAAACTATCTTATACGGCAAATAGTATCACACTAGGCACAGGTACAAGTAAAGTTGTTTTAGGTGCAGACAGTGGCAATCTGATAGTAAAAGACTCACAGGCAAATACATCTATTCTTGAACCGGGACTTGGCGTACAAGGTGCTAGTGCTGTTGCAACTTATGCGAATCCTGCCGCCTTACCATTTAATCCTATATCATCTGCTGGTAGTTTAGCATATACGACATCAACTGGTGCATTATATATGTCAAATGGTTCTGGTTGGTATAAGATAACATTAGTAAATACTGCACCATCTATTTCTTTATCATCAACAACTGCTAGTCCTACAGCTACAAATCTTACTTTAGATTTCACATACACTGTAACAGAACCAGAAGGCACTCCAACTAATGTTAGTATAGCTAACTCTGGTATTGCAACTACAGGTAATGTTGCTGTAACACATACAACAAGCAACAATCATGTGAGATTAGTATTCGATGGTACTACGAAATATAGTGGAGATGCTTCTGTTACATTAACTGTAACAGATGGTGTCAATACAGGCACTGGAACTATAACAATCTCTACTGCTTATTATTCCGGTACAAATACTTCCGAAACTGTTACATTATTAAAAGCTACAGGCACAGGAAATAATGACAATTGGGACGATAAGTCTCCAAGCAATCACACTATTCTTGACTACGGAGCGATTGAACAAGTAGCTTTTAGTCCTTATCGTGACAATGGGTATTCAATATATTTTGATGGTAATGGAGATTATCTGACAATTCCTGATAGTTCTGATTTTGATTTTACTACAGGCAATGGTGACTTTACCATAGAATCTTGGATATATAAAACAAATGCTTCTGAATCTGCGTGGTATACTCAAAGAGATAGTTCAACAGCAGAACTTATGATTTTTTTAGATCATAATATATCTGGATATTCAGCAGGATCAGTTTCAATAGAGTATGATTCAGCACAATATACATTTAATGCTGGTATACAACAAAATAAATGGCAACATATTGCTTTAGTAAGAACTGGTACAACTGTTAAATGGTTTACAGATGGTATAGAAAGAGATAGTAGAAGTGAACCAGCTTCACTAGCAAATTATGCACATGAAATCTATATAGGCAGTTGGAGAACTTTATCAAGATATTATGAAGGTTACATAAGTGATTTAAGAGTAGTTAAAGGAACTGCGGTTTATACAGGAAACTTTACAACACCAACTAGTAGACTGACAAATGTAACAAATACAAAACTATTGATAGGCGGTAATAGTCTTAGTGATAATAAGCCTGCAACTACAGCAACGCAAAAATCATTATACTTTGGAACAAATAGTAATAATTACCTTCTCAATTATGGTGATGAGTCTGCCTTAGAATTTGGTACAAACAGTTGGACAATTGAAGCTTGGATATATTCTACGGGAACTATGTCTAATGCTGGTATTTTCAGTAGAGGTGCTAACGGATCTTTTTGGCATTCTTTACATATGACTAGTGCATCAACCATTAAATATGTTTTAAGTAATGGTGCTGGACAAGAATGGAACTTTACTAGTAGTGGTAGTCAGATACCAACAAATACGTGGACTCACGTAGCACTTGTAAGAAGATTTGGTACTGATATAAAACTATATGTAAACGGAACTGCAATTAAAACTGACACATCTTCTGCTTCTACAACACTAGGTGATAGCACTGGAGATTTCAAAATAGGATTTGAAAGATTCCAAGGAAGTGGTGGTGGTTTCAACGGGTATATTTCTAACTTTAGATTTGTAAACGGCACTGCGGTTTATACAGGAAACTTTACAACACCATCAAGTCCATTGACTAATATTACAAACACAGTAATATTACATCATGGATTAACAAATGAAGTTAGTGGTGGTGTAGGAAATCCAACAAACACCAGTGTGACTGTAAATAATCTTAGTCCTTTCAATACTATTCACACAATTACACCTAATGGTGATGTTTTTATGGCGGCATATTCTCCTTATGATAGAGAAAATGCATATACAACTGCAACAGGTGGTGGATCTGCTCGTCTACGTCCTCAAGGAGGTAATGATTATTTTGGAGCAACATCTTCTTCAGATTTTGCTATGGGAACAGGAGACTTTACTTTAGAAGTATGGGTTTATCCAGAAAACTTATCAGTTCATCAAATGATTTTGGATACTATTACTCCAGGAGTTTCAGGTAGTCAAGCTGGTAGATTTGTTGCTTATTTAAATCCTAACAAACTAGCTTATTATCGTCCAGGAACAGGAACTACTACATCAAGCGGATCGCAAACTGTAAAACTGTTTTCATGGAATCATCTCGCATGGGTTAGAAATAGTGGTACTCTAAAAATGTACTTAAATGGAGAAGAAACACATAGCGTTGCAGAAACATATAATTTTTCACTAACAAATTTAAGCTTAGGAAGAGATGCCGCCAGTGGTGGTGCAGGACAGGCAAGATCCTACTGGAGTGATCTTCGTTTAGTGAAAGGCACTGCCGTATACACAAGTGAGTTTACTCCACCAACTGCACCTCTTGGAACTATATCAGGAACTGTTCTTCATTTACCATTCACAGATTTTAGAATCTTTGATAAATCTCAAAGCTATCTACCACCTCAGTCAGTAAGCACAGATCGTCTTGGTATAAATGGTAGCGTTGTCGCATCATCTACACAACAACACTTTTCAGAAAACACTGTATATTTTGATGGTAGTAGTGATTATATCGATATTACAAATCCTATATCTGGACTTGAAGATCATACACATGAAGCATGGGTATATCCTACTGGTGGTGATTCTACTTATGGAGGTTTTTGGTCCTCAATCACAACAAATGGTGCTACAGGTATTAATGTATCAAGGGACTTAGCAGGAGGACCTTCCAATAGCTCGGCGGCTATAGCTACGTTTAGTGGAGGAGTACCAGCTGATGAATGGAGCCATGTCATGTTACAGAGACAAAGTGGTGTTCATTCTCTTTACAAAAATGGAGAATTTCAAGGATCTTCAACTGTAGCCGCAAGTTTCACTTCAACAGTTTTAAGATTAGGATCTAGATATAATAATAATACAACTTGGAGTTTTGGTGGTTATATGCACGATTTTAGAGTGAGTAAAGGTTTATCTCGTTATCCCTATATTTCATCAAAAGTAACACTTACTCAAACTAATTCTGGTATGATAAAACCTGACGGCACGACACCTACCGCTACAGCATCAAATACTAAACTTCTTGCATGTCATCATTCTACAAAAACTACAGAAGGTTCTGCTACTGGACATACTATTACTTCAGCAGGCTCTACTGCTTCTGGTACAATTGTTCCTAAGTATGGAATGAACTCAGTTCATTTTCCCAATGGTGATAGTGATTACTTTCAAATTGCGGCTTCTGCTGAACATCAGATTTACGGTGGTGATTATACAGTAGAAGCGTGGTTATATCCAACTGCATTTAATACCAATTATAATTATTTTGTCACTAAAGGTGGTAATAGTACAAGAGAGTGGGGATTTAGTATTAGTGCATCAAATATAATAGCTTACTGGAGTACAAATGGTAGTAGTAGTGGTGATTCAACTGTTACTAAAACAGTAACTAATAAATTAAATGAGTGGATGCACGTAGCTTTTGTAAAAAATGGTACTGATATTGCAATATTTAAAAATGGTAGTTTCATAGGTAACGGAACTTTTAATTCAATCTACAGCGGTAATGGTGTAACTACAATAGGAAGACTATGGCAATATACTGGTATTTCACATCAATACAGCGGATATATTTCTAATCTTAGAATTGTTAAAGGACAGGCATTATATGCTAAAAACTTTACACCTTCAACTGAAGCACTTATAAGTTAGGAGTTAACATGCAAATAGGTAACGTAACTAATCAATATATCAATACATATATCAATGAGGGTACACAAGTTGCTAATCAACAGTATGCTCAGAACCAACAGAGAGTAGAAGAGTATAATCAAGCACAGTGGCAAAGAGAGCAAGAGAAAAGACAGTATCAGTGGATGGCGTACATAATGATGATGCAGTTTTTCGCAAAGAACAATATGTGGAACATGCTAAACGATATGCGGATTCAAAGAACATTGGATATAATGGCATGAACAAAGAAGTATTTCTTACACATTTCTCTATGCTAGTTATTGGTATAGTTACTGGTTACGCAATATATAATTATCTGTAAAGTTTCATAAAACCTTCATACTTACATTTCATAAGAAAAACTAAATAAAAAAATAGAGAACCATGGTAGTGATTCTCTATTAAGTTCAACAGATTTTAAAGAAAGGAAATTCTATGAATAAATCAGTTGTAATACTATTTAGTATAATTATTTCTCTATTTTCAGCAAACTTTGCATTTTCTAGAGAATACGTAACGTCAGTAGGTTCTTCTACTGTATATCCATTTACAACTTTAGCCGCCGAAAAATTCGCAAAATTAGGCAATGCATCACCCGTTGTAGAGTCAACAGGAACTGGTGGAGGAATGAAATTATTTTGTGCCGGTATTGGACTTAACACACCAGATTTGACTGGTGCATCAAGAGCCATCAAAAGTTCCGAAGTAGAACTTTGTGAAAAAAATGGTGTAACACCATTAGAAAATCTTATAGGTTATGATGGTATTACATTCTCAAACTCAAAGAAAGCTAAACAACTCTCTGTAACAAAAGAAGAAATATATAAAGCGGTTTCTCTTAAAATCGAAGGTAAAGATAATCCTTACATTTATTGGAGTGATATAAATCCAGAACTACCTAAAATGAAAATAGATGTCTTAGTACCACCACCATCATCAGGTACAAGAGATGCTTTCGTAGAACTTGTACTACATTCTGTATGTAAGAAAATATACAAAATGCCTAAGAAAGGTGTAGATGGATATAAGCAGAATTGTTCTGCATTAAGAGAAGATGGACTAGTTACTGAAACAGGTGAAAATGATAATCTTGTTGTAGAGAAACTAACCTCAGATATAAATCGATTTGGTGTATTCGGATTTTCTTTCTTAGATCAAAATAAAGACAAAGTTCAAGGTTCTATCGTAGATGGTGTTGCTCCTACATTTGATACTATTGCAGATGGTTCTTACAAAGTATCACGTCCTTTATTCTTCTATGCAAAGAAAGAACACCTTGGTATTATTCCAGGACTTCAAGAATTTGTTGATTTCTATAATTCAGATGTAATCATAGGACAAGATGGTGTTGCCTCATCTAGAGGACTTATACCTCTTGCAAAGTAAAACTTGACTCATCTCATAGCATCTGTTATTATGATGCTATGAGATTCTACACAAACGCTTTTGTTCGTGGTAACTACG